CTGACCGTGAAGGCTGTGGCGCTTTGCTCAGTGATGCTGGCCTGGATGATGTACTTGGGGGAGTCCGCCGAAGTGTTGCGCACCACGGCGATAATTGTGTCCGGGTCCACCGCGAACGCGACCGGGAAGATCACCTCCAGTTCAGTGGCGCTATTGGGGATGGTTTCGACTCCGGATTGGAACATAGGTCAGGACTTAAAGGGTTGGGGTGGCGGGGCTTCGCCGCTTAACGCAGACAGGTCGGGCACCACCACCTGGCTGAACGGCACACCAAAGGTCTTCGAATAGTTCTGGGCCACCGTCGGCTCTTCCGTGAGGGTCACGAGCTTCAGGGAGTGCTTGCCAAGATCCGGCAGGAGCAGCAACGCGACAGCGCCTTCCTGGTCCAGCACCTCGACTGCACAAGAGGTTGGGACCAGTACCACTGTACCGTCAGTGAGAGAGCGAAGGCGAATCATGTGGGCTGTGGTTTATTGCACGCCTGCCTGCGCCATCATGTGCTGCGAGGCTGGGTCAGCTTGTTGGAGCATCGGTTGGAGCTGCTGCTCAAGTGCCTGCTGGGACAGCTGCTGCTGCATGAGGGCCTTCTGGTGGGCCTGCTCCTGTTGGGCGAGCTGCTGCTGCATATCCTGCAGCATGTCGGGCATGACCTTCGACGAGTCGTCGATGGCCTTCTGCATCGCCTTGAGCTGCATTTCCTGCTGCATTGATTTCTGCTCGAAGGCCTGCGTCTTCTGCGCCAGGGCCTCGAACATCTGCTGCTGTTGCTGCGCCGTCTGCGCCAGCTGCTCGATGCCCTGCAGCATCTCACCAACCTGCTGCTGAAGCTGCTGCAGCAACTGCATGGGATCAACACCCTGCTGGGACGGATCACCCTGGGGAGGCGGGGCGCCCTGCTGGGACGGATCACCTTGAGGTGGCGGCGGGGCGCCTTGGGGAGGTGGTGCGCCCTGGGGAGGCGGGGCACCCTGCTGAGACGGATCACCTGGAGGTGGTGCCCCTTGTGGTGGAGGCGCGGCACCTTGCTGAGGTGGTCCACCAATGAAGGCGAGCTTCTGGGAAAGCTGACGGAAGTCAGCAGCAAGTTGAGCGGGTGTTGTCATGAGGCAGGAGTGAGAGGGGTTATGGAGGGCTTGGCGGGGGCGGCGTGCTCGAATGCGACCTGCGGACGCCCCGGGCCAATTGGCATCTTGATCTTCGGCTTTGCGAGCCCACCCTGAGGTTCAAGGCCGGTGGGGGTGTGCATGATCGCACTGGCGAACTTGGAACACTGGAGCGCGAAGTGGAGGGCACCAGATTTGACTGGCGGCAGGACTGCTCGATAAGCATCAATGAGCGCATTTGTTGTCCTGTACTGCTCAGGTTTCACTTCTGGGAATTGCTTCTTCAGGTGATCCCAATCACTCCCTGGCCAGTTGTTGAGGAGACGGAATTCCGTGTTACCTTGGTTCCTCAATATGTTCGCCGCATCCTGCTGTCCTTGTGTGGGAGGCATAGGGCCAGACTCCCAACCGAGTGTACCGCTGTCACTTGGTTTTAGCTTGGGAGCTGAAGCATTTGGGGGCGGCGTAGCGGCTTCCCATCCGAGTGAATCATCTACCTTCGGTGTTGCTGGAGCAGCAGGCTTTGGAGTGACAACGGCTGGGGGTGATGCAGGCTTGGCCGCAGCTACTGGTGATGCAGGCTTGGCCGGAAGCTCCCGAATCAGCGGTCCCGACGTGTCCAGGTTAAGCAAGGAATTCGGATCATCCAAAGGAGAAACAGTATTACTCTGTTTCTTCAGAAGCTTCGGCTCTACTGGATTCGCTGCCCAGTCCTTGGTGGCCGCCGCGTCTGATTCAAATCCTGTCAGCTTTCTCCCTGAATGCGAAGGCTGTCCATGGACGTTCGCACCAAACGGGTCGCCTTCCCGCATCGCCGCTAATGCTGGATCATAACTACCTGGCCTGTTTGATGAAATAAATGTATTCCGAGATGGATCAAAGGTACTAGGAACCTTGAACTGCGGATTCACAGGCATTGACGTATAGGGCTCTGCGGCGGGCTGGCCTCCAGGTTTGCCTCCAGGTTTGCCTCCAGCCAACAACTGCTGTGGAGCAGGCACACGCGCGGGTAGGTTCAAAGAACCAAGATCATTGATGTACTGTTGGCGTCCTTCCGAGATGCCGATCGCGGGGTTCACGCGATCTGGATCCGTGAGGGACTGATAAGGCGAATCTCCAATACGGGAACCCGCCATGGTTTGGTTACGCAGGTTTGGCACATCCGGATAGGCCGGTCCACGTGGGTCTGCCATTGCAGGTCCTTTGAACAAGTACCCAGGGTTGGCCTTGTCGACCTCCGCGACAGCTTGTGTCTTGGCCGCCTCCTGCTGCTTCGCCACGATCGGTTCCAGATGGTCACGGAAGGCATTGGGGCCTGTGTAGGTCTTACCATCAATGACGGTCTTGCGGTCTGGGGCCGTGGCCCAGTTTGAGGGATTGTTGAATGTCACACTCCCAGTTCCGTACTGGGAGTTCAGGACACGCTTGTTGGGATCCCCACCTTTACGAAGGGAACTCTCTGGATCAATAGTGGCGCTGACATGTGTCCCTCCAGGATTCCCTGGTGTCGGGCTGTACAGATCCGCACTGCCCATTTGCTGAACTGGTGTGCCCACTGTTCCTGGCGCACGGTCCGTGTAGGCCCGCCCACCCCAGCCTTTGTAAAAATTCGCGAGATCTGGTCGCGACATGGCCTTGAAATCCGCAGGGTCGCCAACCGGAACTGCCAGACCTCCGTTGCCCGGCTCCCAAGTGGAGACGTTGGGACGTGTGCCAGCATTACCTGCAAAAGCGGCGTTGCCAACCGGAGCCGAAGTGGGAGCACCGTTGTTTGGTGCGGTGGTAGTTGGCGTGGTGGTTGGCGTGGTGGTTGCGGTGGTAGTTGGCGTGGTGGTTGTCGTTGTCGTCGGCGCAGGAGCGGGCAGTCTTGTGACGATCTCATTGGGATCATCCGTGCCTGGTGTCACCACAGGACTTGGCATTCCCTTAGCCGGATCATAGCTTGCCGTGTTGTCGACAGTGGCAAGCTTCAGTAATGTACGTGGTAAAAAGGTCATGGGGTCAGGCTAGTCCGGAATTTCAATGTCGTCCTCCAACTTTACAGCGCCGCTCTGCATACCCGCAAGCGCTTCCTGTCCTGAAGCGAAGCTGTGCAGCTTCGTAGGCGGACGTTTGTTGGCATTCCAGATGCCTAAAATTTGCTCATGCTTAGGCACCGGGACCACGTCGTCCTGGTTCTTGATGGAGAACAGCATCTTGCTGGCCATCAACTTCTCCTTGGTCTCCTTGATGGATTCTGGCAGGACCGGCAGGGAGACGTTGATCTGGTCCCCGTCGAAGTCGGCGTTCTGACCGGCCGTGATATAGGGGTTGATGGCAATGTGCGGACCGTCGTGGATCCGGGCATACTGCCCGACGGCGTTGAACTTGTGCCAGGCTGGAGCGCGGGAAAGGATGAAGGGTGTGTCCTTCAGCTCAAGCTCCAGGGTGCGGCTGGCAAAGGCGTCACGGTCCTTCACGGCTTTGATGGTCTGGGCGGGACTCATGCCCATCATGGCCAGCCGCCGCTGTACCTTGGAACCGGCGAGCGTCCAGGCCATCTCACGGGGGATCGAGACTTCATCGAGGCCCAGGTCTGGATCGACCGTGATGACACTGCGGCCCACGTTGTCGATGGGCTTGGAAAGGAGCCGGCGTTGAACGAAGGAGTTACCACTGACGACGGCGGCACCGTTGCGGCGCACCACAAGCAGCCCGTTAGGTACAGCGACACAATAAATGTGACCGTTGTACTGCACATCCTGAACTGTCCCGTTCGACTCGGTTTGAACGAACCAGCGCCCAATGAGCACACCATTGTACTTCTCAGCATGGTGCTCTGGATACAGATGCGGGTGCTCTTTTCTACGGCGGATACAAATACCAAGTTTGAAGCCTACTTCCATCAGGTCATCGAACAGCTTTGGACTTGTGGTAATGAAAGCATGATGTGAATCTGTAAGAGCATCACGGAACCGGTAGTTGTCGGACGCGTTTGCACGCTTCTGCCATGGAACGCGCTTAGCGCCATCCCCCTTCAGGTAGGTGTCGAACAGCAACCCCAACAGGGTCTGATTCCAATCACGTGCTAGAGCAGGTATGCGCTTGAAATTGGAACCTTTGCCGCAATGCTGTTCCAACCATGCAACCAACGGTCTACATCCCTTGATGCTCCAACCGTAACCGCTGAAGCGAGGCTCCTCCCGGTGCATGTTCACTTTGGACACCTCTTGTACATTGCTGATGTCTCGGAACAAAGCGTCTAGTTCCAAGCAGTAATCGGGGTTTGCTTCGGTCTGCCAGATTGTAGCGATCGTACCACATTCGTGTGTGCTTCCTTCTGAAATGTACCAACCGATAAAACGTGCAAACAGTTCAGCGGGCCAGTGGCGTGCACACTCTGGCAGTTCGACCGAGCCCTCCCAACCACCTGCGCCCACCATAGCGAAGTGACGTACTTTGTGCGCGACCAACTCGTCGGCCCGCATCGCATACCAACCAGTGCGCAAATTGTCGTCCGTCATCTTATTCTTCTTGTCGCGCTTTTTGGTCCACATCCGGTGATTGGGTGTGACCAAAAGGTCCATGCGCTTGCCTGTACGCCCACCAACTACGAACCGCTTCATGGTACCGCTGTATTCTGAATCGATGTACTCCGTAGGGGTCTGCCATTCGAATGCCAGGGTCTTGGGATTTATGGTGGCCACCTGCGCCCCACGCTCCAGTTCAGAGAACTTCACCCACCCTTGACCCCGCGTCAGGATTTCTGTGTCTGCAGAGTAGCAGTGCTTTGGCCCTTCGTTGAGGATCTGGTCCAAGTAGCCCGAGGGTCCACGCTCCTTGAGCTTCGGGGACACGGGGTCTCCGTAACCGTACAGGGCCCTCGTGGCATTCAGGAGATTCATGCGCGTCAGGGCTGCGCCGCCTTCCCCCAGGGTCGAGAGCGTCTCGTCATGGATAGCCCGGTGCTTGAAGAGGTCCTGGTACAGTTCATTGGCGTCACCGGGAATGTAGGTGGTGCCCAGGAACGAGAAGGGCCTGAAGGCCGGTGGCAGTACTGGCACCCGCTTGATCATGAGCTCCTCGGGCTTGATGTCATTACGGCGCAGACCCTCAAGGGCATTGAGCATCTTGACCCCACGGTCACGCTTGGTGATCTTCCCGGAGGCAATGTCAGCACGGGCTTGCTTCTCGAGGTCATCGAGGTTCAGGGCCTTGAGGGCTTCCAGGATTCCATGCGGGCCAGTACGGCCTGCGATCTGTACTGAGGCGGACTTCTCTTGGGCTTGGTCCCAGGAAGCCTGCTTCTTACGTTCAGCATCGACATCGAAGCTGTGACCGCAGTCACGACACTCCGCGTTCGAGTGGGTCTTGAAGAACTCGAAGTCCTTGGGCTTGCCACCGCATTCGGGACATTGACCCCGACGTACCCACAGGTTCCGGAGCTTGTCCCCGGCGGCCTGCTTCTCCTCTCCTCGCCCTGGAACGGAAACGTTCTCCGGCGAGGTGGAGGCCTTCTTGGCCCGCCGTGCAGCCAGGATAGCCCGCTTCTTCTCCCGCTGCTGGTACAGGATCTCCTTCATGGATTCCCCGCCGAAGCCCTGGTAGTTCTCAATTCTCTCGTCGGACATCTCCGGGTCATCCACGATCCCTTGGCAGTTGGGACACAGCTGGTCAGCGTCCATGGGCTCAATGCCTTCCCGCTCGGCCTGTTCGAAGTCAGGACGCGGGTAGCCCTTCTCGGTAAACTTGTGGTCACAGTGTGGGCAGTGGTCATCCTGAACTTCCACCATCCTGGTCTTCCGAACCATCTCGGCCGCGACCTTGGTCAGAAGCTCGCCCTTGTCTGGCACGACCCCGATGGCCCGGTCATCGTAGAAGCGGGTTATCGTTGGATCCTTGATGTTCGTGATCTTCATCTTCTCTAACCCGTGATCATCGAGCCACTTCCGCACCGTGCTGTGCATCTTGGGATCCTTGGAACTGGCGCGGGCCGTGAAGCACAAGGTGCGCTTCCCATCCCGGATGGCCTTCAGGGCCAGGTCCAAGATTGCCTCCACGGGTTCCCCTACCGAGTACGGATTGAAGGGCTCCTGGCGTAGGGCCAGTGTTCCATCAAGGTCAAAGGCGATTACATCTGGTCTAGTCTTGTCGGCCATACCCTAGTGTGGCATGGACGTGACCGGGGAGCAAGTTTACTTCATGGGAGCAGCAGCGCCATGGGGCGTACGGGCGGGTAACAACTGTTTCAATTTTTCCACCCCACCACGCAAGTACTCCTGAATTCTAAACCATTCACTACCTAATCTTGACTCAAAACCCTGCCGCCCCATAAACTGCTCCATCCCCTGCGGGATACGTGAGGCCCACGATCCCTTGTACACAGGGGACGTGATATTACGCAGTATGTGCTGCCATTGTTTATTTGCCGGTACGCGAAGCAGTTTACCGTCATGTACAAATGCCCAATTGCGGAAATTGTTGATACCCGATTGTAGTTTGGTCTCATACCAAGGTACCCAGCTGTCAGCCGGCTCCAGTCCCTTGCCGGTCACCAACTCTCTTGGGTCAGCTAGCTTGAGTTGGTGGCGCGCCCATAAATTCTTGTTCGTGCGGGCTAAGCCGAATGCATCGCCACGCAAATTCGGTGGTTGACGCAGCGCGGAAACAACACTGTCCCAAGTACGCCCCATTTGCTTGGTGACGTCCATGTCCTGTAAAAAGTCAGCGCTGTAGCGATTAAGTGGGCTTGCCTGGTATTCAGCAACCAACGCGGGAGCTGAACGATTCGGTCCGTACTTGGCGGCCAGAGCAGGGGACGGAGTTCCATGGACCCAGCTACCTGCTTCAATGTTGGGAGTTAAGGTTCTCATTCCACGAAACAGTGAACCCGGAGTTTGCTTATTCTGAAGCATGTTTGCGCCGAGTGTCTCTAGCGGTGTCACGTCGTCCAATTTGTTTACCTGCTTCAGCAGCCCTGACATCTCTTGCGCTGGTGCGTAAGGGTTCGAGCTCATATGTGACTTGGCTATTTGCAGCTGAGTCAGGCGGGTCGGATCTCCCCACTTGGGTGGATGTATATTAGACGTTATTGCCGGTGTTGGTGGGCGGCGCATGAAAGCCGCCAACGCCTTTGCAGTACGCCACCTAGCCAATCCCTGCTTCACCATGTATGAACTGACTTGGATGTGCGTCGGTTTCATAAATTAGCCTCGTGCTGCCGCGATCCCGGCAGGAGCTTTGATCTTGAAGTCAGGCGCTGTTGGCTGGGTCGGCTGCACAGCGGTCGGTGCAGCGGGTGGTTGGAACATCTTAGGCGCTTGCTTCAAATGCCCTCCGAGTCCCGGCTGCTGTCCAGCTACGGACTTTGCTGCTCCGAGGGTCGCGCGCTTGAGCAAGTACGAGCTGACGCGGATGTGGGAAGCTTGCTTGTGTCCGAAGACCTGATTGATCTGCGCTTGGTACGGGACCAACATTGTTGACAGATCGACCGCGCGCGACTGTAACCACTGCCCGAATGATGGTAGACCCTGCCGCACCTCCGCAGGAACCGGCACGGGTGGGAGTTCCTGTTTGGGAGGTGCCCAACCTGCCGGAGCTGGTTGTCCTGAGCGTGTCAGGATGGGTGATGCAAGCGTAGGGGCTTGCGGGGTTGGCGGAACCGGCAACGCGTACTGCTTACCAGGCGGCAAGGCTGCTACGGTTTTGTCCGTCTTGGATGTTGGAGGGATCGGAACGGGCAGGTCGTACTGTTTACCTTCCGGTGGGGGAGGGGTCGCGCCTGCGCGTTTGACGTGAGAGAGAAGTTGAAACGGCGTTGCCATCCTCAACTGTCGCAACAAGCGGGACACTCTGCAAGTTTTGTCAGAAACCGTGCGGAAGTGTTTTTGCCTCTGGCTTCATCGTGTCTTAGGTTGGTTGAGCTGGTCCGTCAGGCTCTTGAGCTTTAGACCCAAACCACCTGCCGTTGCCAGTCCGCCGACAATAGGGGCTGCAGTCAGGAGTTGGTACGGCAGGGCCGCCGCGCGGGCACCCAACCGTTTGAAGTCTCGTGCATAGGACGGTGCGGTCTCCCACAACTTCAATGCTCCTCTGACAGGAGCCATCAGGCCTTTGGTCTCTCCAGTGCGGGCACCGAACTCAGCCAGGATGCTGCGTAGGCCTGACTTGAAGCTATTACCCGGCTGAGATATGCCGGCCTGCACAGTTCTGTCCAGCCAGGTGTGTGGTGCCTTGATTTGGGCCATGTGGGTAAGCTCGTGCCGCAGTGATTGTCGTGCTACAGTCGGCGAAAGCCCACCGCGCACTAGCAGTAGGTCATCCTTGGGACGGTACTGGCCCCAAGTGTCAGGACCTGGAAACGAGCTGGCGCGAGCATTGGGGATCACGATCGTCTTGCGGCGCGCAGCCATCAAGGCAGGGTAGCGTTCGAAGGACCCCAACCCCTTCGCGGCAGGCGCTGCACGCCCAAGCAACTTGCCAAGCAACTGTACTGGTCCTGCCTGTTTGTACATCATGGGGGTGTAGTTGAACTTGCGCTTGGTGTGACGGTCACGTGCAGTCCATCGATCTTGCTGACCAGTTGTGTAATTCGCTCCTGCTGGATATCGAGTCGCTTCACGAGGTTCTCATCCGCGAGCCAGGCTGCATCCTTGTTGGTCTTCAGGGCAGCCTCAATAGCCGAGATCCTGACTTCGATCATGACCTTTGCTTCGACCCTACTCTCGATACGGTGCTCCAACCACGTGTACATGGTCAGGCTGCCGGTTAACAACCCCATGACCGTGCCACCGATCATGGCAATCCAGCTGGGAGGTTTGGAGGCGTCAGGCATACTGGAATGTCCCGGCCCTGCGAGTACTAGTCAATACCAAGCTGCTTTCTTGACCGCACCAGGAACCGGTTTGGGTTCAGGATCCTTGGCTGGCTTCGCCGGGGGTTTGGCTGGAGCCTGCTTGGGCAGAGCCCTCAGGAACTTCGGGTTCAGGATCACCGGCCCCACGGGAGGCTTGGTGGAGGACACGGCAGCCACGGAAGGTACTGCTGCCGCACGTTTGAGAATATGGGTGCTGACCTGGATGTGGGCCACCTTGTTGCGCGGGTCGTCCGGATGTGGGTTGGCTGCTGCAAACGTTGGGTTGTCTTTCCGGTACTTGTCATTGATGGCAGTAGCGCGCGCCATCACGTCCTCGGGTTTCATGGAAGTAGCACTGCCGTTGAAGCCAGTTCCGGCTGTCAAATTCCCAACAGCGTTGTCCATCTGTTGTTGGTCCATCTGCTGGGGAGCTGTTGGACCTGCGACGAGGCCGCGATCCTGCAGGACACCAGGCCGAGTTCGTTCCGCGATCCCTTCCGGGCTGTCTGCTGGAAATGCCGTTTTGGCGTCCGGTCCTGGGGCGCCCGGTATCGTGGAAAACTCGTGACCAGAAGGAACCTGGGAGGGTGGAGGTGTTCCACCCGGAGCCGGAGGAGATGCGGCAGGCGGGACAGATGAGGTGTCACCCCCCAAGGCGGGGGCTGGTGGCGGCATTGTGGTCTTGGTTGGGTCGCCCAAAGCAGCAGGATATGAAGGTGACGGTGTACCTCCAGAGTCTCCAGCTCCCAGGGTTGACGGCGGGAGTGAACCCACAGGTGCCGCCGGCGGTGGTGTGCTGGTTGGAGTTCCACCGCCCCACGGGTCAGGAAGTGGAGCACCAGCACCTAATGGGGGAGGGGGTAAAGGGGGCAACGCACCCAAAGGAGCCTGTGGTGCCGGAGGTGGAGCCGAACCCAAAGGAGTCGCTGCTGGGGGTTTACTTGCACCCGGTGTCGCCGCTGGTGTCGTCGGCGCCGTCGCTGGATTTGAAGCCGCTGGGGCTGCCGCCGCAGTGGGGGCCTTGAAGGCACTCTCACCAACGCCAGCTTGTTTGTGGAACCAGGGGGCTAGACTCATATGCGACTACGTTGCCATTACTGTGCTGGGTACGTCAACCGGAGTTCCCACATAACCCAGGACAGCAACCCAGGGTCTGGTTGGATCATCGAGCCCCTGCCGTTCAAATGCCTCCCGACAATCCTGCGCGTTGTGGAGCATGTAGGTGGCCTGCGCTTCCTCACAGTAATGCTGTAGCGGAAAGCACCAGCACCCACCATGGGCCCAGTGGAAAGGTTCAGCCCCACCGACTGGTATGCGGTGCATCGCAGGAGATGTGGGTGATTGGCTGGCTTCCATGTTGGATAGGGTCACCATGCCTCCCTGTGTGCGCAACCAGAATTCAGGGCGCCGACCCAGCCAGTTCAGTCGCGTGCGCCATGTGGTTCTGCCACGCTTCAAAGCAGTGGCTGATATCCAGCTCACCGGGCTTGTCGGCGGCAGAGAACCGTATACACAATCCGGTCATGTATCTGCCGCCCCCGTAGACCGCTCCACCTGCTCTCAGGAAGTACACGATGCCGTCCGTGCCCACCACCCGGAACACCGCCTGGTAAGAGCTTCGCGTCATGATCGCCCGCTGTAACGCTGCCATAACCATCGGCACATCCTCCTTGTACAGAGTCGAGACAAACTTGGCGGCCGGCTCGTCTGTCGCAGATCCGCGCCATTCCCAAATGCCGTCCACGTTCTCCCAGCCTGCCTTGCTGCAATGGAACAACTCGAACATGCGGTCATCCCATCTGAGGATGTTTTTTTCAATGTCCCAATACCACTGTCCCGCGCCTGCCCCACGCACAGCAGTTCTGAACTGCGCCGCGAGATGTTCTGAACGCTGCTGTTCGTAGAAGAACAGAATGGCCGCGCCCAGTGCCACAAATATCAGAGTGGCGTGAAGCAGTGACGCAAGGGAGTGCCGGCGGTTTGACATGCGATCGAGAATGCTCATTGGCCTTTTTTGGAGAGGAATTTGTTAACGAAGCTGGAGACGGCCATGCTGATCATGGCCAGGAGATCGAAGGCCTTGTAGCCCGCGAAGATCCCGATCCCACACAGAAAATAATTGAAGCCGTATTGTTCCACAAGCACCAATACGACACCACCAGCAGCGAGGCCGCCTGAAAGTAGGTAGGCCATCACGACGCGCGGTGTCAGAGGGCTCTCAGATCCCAGGAGAGCCGCCATAGCCGAGAGCGCCCCGAACGTCATTGCGACGGCCAGGTAACCAAGATGCTGCGCATCAATATCAGTAGCAGAAGGAACAGAAGGGGGTAGGTCCATGATGAGTACTGTTACGCAGAGATGGTGAGCGGGTCAATGTTTGGCGTGCAACATCGTACTCTACCATTCCCGTACAGCTTGCTGGGCAGAGCGGAACAGATCCCCGTAGGCGCTAGGTGGCGCGTGTGGGATATTAGGCAGTACACTTCGGACACCCTGGACAGCAGGTGCTACAGCAGGTGCATAGGCGTGCCGAAGCCAAGTCCCTGGGCCCGTTGCCGCTGGAGCGCGACCAAGATTGTTCCACCAGTCAGCCACCCCGTTCCGACCAGCAATGTAAGTAGCGTTGCCGAGCAGCGCACGCTGCCCAGCTGGAACTGTTTCGGGGAGACCCATGATGGCTGTCCTGAGTGTGGTCCAGATTGGGGACTCGGCCAGGTCCTGTGTGTACTGTTTCAACGGTTGAAGTTTCTCATGCGGTGGGAGCAATTGGTTGGCATTCAGGGCCAAGTCCTTGACAGCTTCACGACCCTGCACAACACTAGCACCCAGACCATAGACGCCCGCACCTTGTGCTATCCGCTTCGGTACGTTCCACCAACCCTTGACTTGCGGGTTAAAACCGAGCTTCAGTACACGACGCGCGGCAGTACCGATCGAAGGTGCGAAGGTTTCACCTGCCGGGACTCCTGCCCCGAAGCGAGCGCCTTGCTGGAGCGTCTTACCTGTTTGGGTCAAGACCTTCGAGACTCCATTTAGTGCCTTACCTAGAAGAGCTGTTGAGACCTTGATGTGTGAGACTTTGCTCATGGCGCCAGTTTCGGTATCCATTTATTGATCGCAGCGGCGTTCAAAGCATCTTCGATGGCGGTGTCGGCACCGTTACCGCTCAGCATCCGCCAGTAGGTCCTCAAACCATCTGATAGCGGCACGGTGCCAATGGCACGCCCCATTGGGGAAGCATTCCAGCCCTGGCGTGGTGCGTCGGCGGCAGCCAGGACACCAAGCAACCCACCTGCTACCCCACCCCAACCAACTCCAGCACCAACAGAAGGTCGACGTTTCTTATCGCGCACACCGTGCCCGCGCAGCATCTGGATCAATCCACCAGCGGCTCCACCAAGTGCGGCACCGCCAAGCGGCATCGCAACGGCACGTTCGACTGTGGGAACAGCCCATGCTGCATGCACAGCCGCTCTAGGATCTGAGCTTTGCGAAAGTACAGCAAGTTCCTTGAGAGCCGCCACAGTATCTGGTGTGGCGGCTTCGGAGTTTACGCCGAACAGTTTCAGAGCGTCTGGTAATGAAGTCTCCAGATTGGCCTGCTTGGTCACCTTGTTGTACAGATCTGCTGCCGTACCTTTTGCTGTTTGCCAACCACCCTGGAGACGGCGAAGCGTATCCGGGAGAGTGTTCTGGTCGGCCGATCCGAGTCCTGCACCTGCAGCGCCGCCGAGCAGTGTGAGCAGGATACGATTGCGCTTCTGTCTTTTGGCCTCCTCGGCAGAGACCCGCTTCTCGTCCTCGAAGTACTGGCCTACCATATTGCCCAGGAATGCACCACCAATGCCCCCAACATACGGGCGGCCTCCAGCAATCAACTTAGAGCCTGAGTCCATCAGCTTGCCGCCCAGCTCCTTGGAAGAATTCTCCAACTTCTCGAACGGCTCCTTGAAGTTCTTGGCAATACTGTTCTCAGCCTTGTCCATCTTGGAATCGAGCTTGGTCGCGGTGCTGGTGAGTTTGCCTGTACCGGCTCGCAGGTTGTCAAGAGTACCAAACAGTTTATCACCACCAAGCAGCAGGGATGTCTTGCCGATGAGGCCTGTACTGGCACCCATTAAGGCCTTCGGGTTGTACCCAATGTTCCGGAGACCAGTAGCAGGATCCGTGAACACCTTTTTGAGCATACGTTGCCGCGCGATTGGGTTGCCTGCCAACAGACCTAAGGCCGTATTGGCAATCAGGTTGTTCTTCTGCATGTCCGGTCCCATGTCCGTGAAACTGTTTTCAGCGAGACCAAGCCCCGCACCAGCTCCACCACCGATCAGCGTCTGTGCTACCTGATTACCAACACCCCCCTGAAACGCGCCAGGAATAGGACCAGTGCCGATCATCCGCCGAACGTCAGCCAGATTCACGGCATCACGGATGCGAGGGAACTCAGCCATGAGCTCCGGGTGCTGCAGGGCAACGCGCTCGTACTCCCCTGGTCGCAGGTTGCCTCCGCCAGCTAGGAAGCTTCGGAGCTTCTCCGCGGCCGGCGCTGCAGTAGCCCCCTCAGTCGCACCGACCGCACCTGGTGTGCGGCTGAACATGCCCTTGAGAGCAGGAAGGACCCCCTTGAGATTGATGGCTTGCTTGGTCCAGGGGGCGGGTGTGAGGCTAGTGTGCATGATGGAAATATCTGAGCTTGGTAGAATGTTGACCAGCGAATTTGTGGCCTGCTTGTGGAAATCCTGGAACTGCTGCCCGGCCAGTGGCTTGGTCATGTCCCCTTTCTTTAGCCATGACTTGAACTGGGGTAGCGTCATGGGTGTGATGTCCCGGAAGCCGGTCCAGCCTTCCGAGTAGTTCTTGATGTACAGCTCCTTCGCTTCAGCAACAGTACGGCAGCCTACGACGCACTTGTGTTCATCGAAGGTCTTGGTCTTCTGCTTGTTCTGGTCCACCACAAACACGATCTCGCTCTCGGGATGTGGACCCATGAAGACATCCATCTGGTCACCGGGTTCTGCGCTGGTGGTGCCCTTGATGTACCCGTAGGCATTCTTGAGCTTCACGGACCACTCCGTCCCATCCTTATCGACCCCACGCCGCACTGCACCAGGGGCAGACTCGATCGTGATACCGAGACCCTTCCAGGAGAAGTGACCCTTCTGGTACTGACCGTGCTCGATGGCCTTCAGGTCAGGGATTGTGACCTGCTTGTACGCAGCTGCGATACGGCTCCGAAGATCCTGGTCGTTGCTGGCATCCTTGTGCATCTCCCGAAACATGGTCGACAGTGCTTTACCACCCAGCGTGGCCACCGCGATGGGGGCAGTCCGGAGTGCACTGTTCCAGCGGTGAGGATCCTGGTCCCGGTGCCACTGCGAAGGTTTGAAATTGGGACCGAACCCACGGGTCAAGAGGCGTCCTAGTGCTTCAGCACCCAGACCTGTCCCGGTCCCGACTAGCCCACCGGCTGCCGAGAGCTGTGCCAGCCTACCAATGTCGGCATTATTCCGGTACATCTTGGGAGCCATGATGGCAGCCAGCACCCACGGCACACTCAAACCGAGCCCACCACCTAGCATGGCAGATGTACTGAAAGGTTGGTCCTGGTAGTGCCGCACCCTTGCTTCATCCACCAAAGCCTCCCGGTGCCTCTTGGATTCAGGACGGGCCGTCGCGGGGGCCTTCTCGAGCGGAGCAGGGTCCACGGCATCCTGGATCTTGCCTGCCGCCCGTTCGAGAACCGGGAGGGCACTCGAGGACTTGACGATGGGTGGGGCGAGCAGGGACAACATATGCCCAAAACCTACCCACAGTCCCCCGCCCCTGCAACCTCGACGAGTGATAGCTAACGAAATCCAACCCCCGAAGGGGCTGGATCCGTTTCAGACTGACTTACCGTAGGCGTGCCACGGCGCGTGCGTGATTCAGGCTCAACTGCCAGCACAACTTGTAATGTTCAGCGCGCAAATACTGCCAGTAGGCAAACAACAACAGGGTCAGGAACACCAGGGGGACTATGACGCAGAACAGGACCACGTTGATGGTCACGTAGTCCGTGCCGAATTGGGCGGCGAGCCAGTGGAGCCAGTCCACACAGGAATCGAAGATGCGTTGGATCATTTCGGGGGTAGTCCGGCAATCTGCCGAAGGGTAGCATCACACCTTTTGAGGATACCGAGGTTCGGACCCGCTCCACCATTGTCGAGCAAGCAGCGCACCTCCGCTGCAAGCTGGGACTGTGCATCAAGCAGACTTAGCAGCGCATCGTCAGATGTCTCTGGATGCGCCTTCAGGTAGTCCATGACCTGCGCGTACACGGAGGCTCGAGCTCCACCATTGATCCGCTGGGGTAACTCGACCAAGTCCACATTCAAGAGCTCCCAGCGCCGCCGAGCATACAACCACCTGAACGTCTCCGTGTCAGGATACCCGGAGGCGCCGAAGCCCTCCAGGAGCTGCTCTTTCGTGAACTTGGATTCAGTAGCCATAGTTGCGTCTCAGGAGTGACCTGATCTCGCGCTGCACTGACTCACGGTTACGCCCACCCAGATCCTTCTCGTCTGGACCGCGTAGTTGTAACCGTACTGCCTCCTCGTCTTGGCTGTTCCGACACAGGGCCTGCATGATCGATGCCGCCAGGGTGTCTAAACTCTGTGCCTTTTGCTTCATCCGCTCCTTCGCGTTGATGATATCCTTCTGCTGTTGCGTCAGGACTCGCTTGGGTTTGGTCAGGTTAGGCATCTTTTTGAAGGTCTCTTCAGTGTCCATTTTGCGCTTTATCGAGTAGTGTCCGGATCTGCATATATGTTTCCTCTACCAACACCGTGTGGTTCCCGTAGCCTTGGTTGCCCCGGTACTCCACAGTCGTTCCCTCATGCCTGTGTCCAGACGCCGATACCGCACCAGCCTTGAAGGACATCAGATAGCGGGTGTTGACGACGAACTTCTTGCCAGGTTGGCGAAGACCTTTGTCGTCATAACACAACCGGGTTAGTTCAATGAAGACAAGGTTCATGCCGAGAGCCCGATCTGGGCGTCAATGACACCATGCAGAGATCTCGTCCGTTTCGGCAGATCCTGCATGTTCGTGTCTTTCAGGACCTCAGTGTGGGCGTTGAAAAGACTCCAAGCAGTACGGGGCGCGAAAGCCTCGTGGCTGGGATGGCGCCACTCCTGCAAGACATGCTTCACATCCTGTCCACAAATCACCTTGGCATCCAGAGCCCGGATGATCGTGTCATGGGCGAGCGTGTCTGTGATCTCCCGGTCCTTGTACTGTTGGATACGATTGTCCATACCGATCCAGCTGGCATTCAGGTCGCCAGCAGCACGGGTAATCAGACGGGGCAGGTCCAGCGCAGCGTGCCGGGTGTGCTTGCGGGCAATCATGATCTCGCCCGAGAAGGCAAGGTTGTCGCAAGTGAAGACCCGAGACCCAAAGGCCAGGCCGGCCGAGAAGGCACGGTCATTGGCGTTCCGAAGAGCCACCATCCACTCGTAGTCCTGATGGACCTGCGCGCGCGGGTTCCGTACCGCCATGATCCCGAAGTACCGGTCCCCATCACGCGTGAGAGCGTGTACTTCATCCACGATCTCGATCCCGTCTGTGGTCAGACAGCGGCGGGTGTTCTCGACCAGTTCATGGTGCGGCAGCGGGTACCAGGTCTTGGTGTTCTCCGGCGTCTTGACGTTCCTAAGTTCCTGTACATCAACCTTGACGGCCCCGCAGTGGAGGATCAATGGGAGCGGCTTGCGCTCGGGTGCTTTAATGAGGGTGTCCATATTTCAACAGTTGCTGACTCTAAACCGTGATGTGTCTTTCTGGAGTGTGTCACACCAGAGCTGGCGCTGTGCGGCACGCACCCGCTGACGATCGACGTACTTTTCCAACACTTTGAAACCGTGGCGCATATCCACCGCATGCTCCCACCAACCTGCTGTGATGTACACGTGGTCGTCCGGCGTGCCTGGGCACGCCGCGCGTGCTACCACGACGGCGTGCCAGGTATTGCGCATATGCCGAACGTCGCTGCTGTCCGCTGAGGAGCAGACGCTGTCGCCGATTTCAAACTTGGGTTTCTTCGTCTTTGCCATTGTCGTCTTCAGTTGGTTCGCCCTCATCATAGCTGTAGTCACGGGCGATCCTGGCGCACAGCTCCAGCAGTTTGTCCCGGGCCTCGCTCTCTTCCTTGGTTTCCGTACGTTGATTCATATGCTCCTCACAGTCTCGCAGGTCCACGAGAGTGTTCTGGAATCGGCAGTATGACATGTTAGCCATTGTTGCGTTCCAGTTCTCTGACCTCCTGTGGGGTTGCACGGCGCAGGGGCTTGCTCTCATCCAGCACCTTGCAGAGCCCCTCGAAGGTCATGATTTTCGCGAACCGGCTCACTTGGAGAAGCTCATGTACTACATTGTGGCGGCGACACAAGAAGATCACGACATTGTCCCAAGCGTCCTCGATAGTACGATCACGCGTCTCCCACTCCAAGGTGTTCATGGTGTTGGTGACCGTGTCCTGGAACAGAAATGTGAGCTGTTTTGGTGACCGCATGGTGTTCATGGTGCCTTCAACCAGGAAAGGAACTCCACGAGAATTGAAACGAGGAACACCATCTGGGCGATCTCATGCACCAGGTTAGACTGTACCTTGTTCCGCATGACCTGTACTTGAAAGCTCATCCAGCCTGCATACGCCGCGACGTCCCTGAGAACGACGAGCCCTGTTGAAAATTCGGGATGTGTCATAATTCATGCATGAGCACCGCTTGGGTGTTCACAAACTGCTTGAGAGTCTTGGGACGGAATCCCATGGCCCTTGACTTACAGGTCTTATCCGTCAGCTGGAAGCGCGCCGGGCAGAACGTCTTGTCGAAGATCGAGCCTGACTTGCTGGAAACCTGGACACGCTGGACATACCGTCCCGTGACTGCGTAGGTCCACTTGGCCAGGATGCTGTACTGGAGGCCCTGACTGTGCTGGATGAAACCACCCTTGATCTCCAGCAGACTCTTCCCTTTGTCATCCAGTACTGTGAAGGGTGCTGGCCTGAGCCCTTTCGCGGTTGTCGGGTGCAGACCCGGACGCTCGTAGAAGATCCCACAGGCGCGGGGATGCCAGGTGACCTCGAAGTCCGGTGTGTACTTGGCGTCCTGCATGAGGATCCTGGACACTGGTTTGTCTGGTCCCTTCTTCATCGGCTTCACGTACCAGACTGGTACATTCTCGGACAACGTGATCGTCTCGGCCCTGCTCCACTTGGTGATGTAGTCAGCTTCCATGAGTTCCTCCAGGTACCAGATAAAGTACTCTTCCTCCTTGGAGTCTGTGGTGTTGTCGGTCGTTTTGGCTTTGGTCATGGGGTCAACTTTAAGCTCTGCAACCATTTGTCCAGCCGCAAGAACTCACCTGCAATAGGGAGTCCGTAGATGCGTCCGAACTCCTGCCGTTCCGTTTCATGTAGGACAAGTACATCCGGGCAATCAGGACCGACCCAGCCCTGATCGTTGCTCCAAAAGAGCTTGAGGGGTTTCCTCGTGACGGGATCTGGAACCCAATCACTGTGCTCAATAACGTACAGATCTGCGAAGGTCATTCGCCGTCCTCCTCATCGCAGACCAGCTTGGGGTCACCCTCAAGAAGATCCAGCGTTTCCTGGAGCGTCTCCTTCAGATGCTCAATCGCATACCGGCATGCGACCGGGAGTGCGTCAGTGACGTCCAGGCGGAGGCTGTGCCCGTGAATGTTCATGTGCATGCAGGTCACGTACCACCCTGGCGGCCGATGATACGGATTGGCATGCGGCGGCGCATACCGCAGCTTGATAAGCAGCGGTCCCGACTTGGTACACCAACCATTCACTCCGGACTGTTGCCAGGTGAACCCAGCAGCATTGATGCTCGTGTTTACTGGCAGGTCACTCATCGGTTTCATCGAAGTCGCCGCAGCCTACCAACCTGCGTCTCGCGCGTGCTTCATTGGGGCAGCTGTTCTCGTGACAGGGAACACCCTGAATCACCATCGAGGCGCAGCGCGAACAACCCACCCGTACTGCACCATCCTCAGTCTTGTAAGACCGGTCAAACCCTAGGACTTCAAGTTGTTCGAGTGTCATGTTCCCAGGTTTTACTTCAGGGGCAGCTGCCCTTTGAGATGGGCCTGCACGGCTTTCAGGTCACCCTCCAGGCGGGTGACCGTCGCTGACAGTGCCTCGAATTCCTGGCGGGTGACCTTTCCGGTCTTGGCCTTGTCTTCCTTGACCGCCGCGTGCTTACGGATTCCCAGGGCGTTCCTGAGACCCATGACGTTGGAGGCGGTGACGACGAATCCCACACCTTCCGAGATCGCCGCAGCCGCAGCGGCGTCGGTCGTGTTTTGCAGGAACGTTTCTTTATCGGCGCGCGCGTCCACCCATGCCTTGACGGCTAGGGTTCGATTCAAAGGTAACATGTTTTTCGTAGCCATATTTTGTCTTGTACTTTCAAACAATCTTACAAAGCTGGAGCAGCCGCTCCACCAGCAAGTACCAGGCCCATGCCGGACACACGCAGGCGAACAGCACAGACCAGAACCCCTTGGCGATGACGATGCCAGCCAACCACCCGATTAAAAACAGGACCGCAATGAGATCACGCATAACGACAGAGAGTGCTCTCATGACAGCTCAATCTTGTATCCAGCCTGCCGGAGGGTCTCTACGATCTCGTAAAACATCTGACAGGATGGACAGGCGTCCTCGCCCGCCCAGCAGCGCGCCTGCTTCCTGGGCGGACTCTCGCAGGGAAAGTACACGGAGTGGGCCTCCAGCATCTCCACCAGGTGCTTGGCCATGGTAGGAGCCTGCCGGACGAACCGGCCGTTTTCTTCGCCATGACCTGCAGGCCGGGAAAGAGGCACGAATAGAATCGTGTTATCCTCCTGATCCAGGATGTCATGTACACCCGCCTTGGCCTGGATAGGCGCAGGATATTGATGCCAGCCTTCGCTGATATCAGGTGCTGTAATCTTGATGTCTAGCATGGTAGGGGCTGTCACCAGACCTCGGCAAGCTGGCTTCGACGTTGTTCATCATTACCCTCGGCAATGTTTTTGAACTCCCTGATGGCTTTCTCCACGGTGTTGAGACGGTACTTCAGCACCCAGGCAATGACTTCATCCTTTGACCAACACTCGCAGATGACGTCCCAGCCTGATGTGTTGTAGTTGGCTTCCGCGTGGGCAATGACAGCCTTGGCAATCTCCTGGGGTGTGAGTTTCTTATCAATCTTCATCGTCCAAGGCTTCGTGGGATGTGAGACCCATACGCTTCCGGTACTCCTGATCCTCATCGTGTCCCCAGGTCCTGGCCCGCTCCGCCACATCATGGGGGGAGCGAGGATAGGAGGCCGTGGGGGTTCGATTCAAACCCTGGAGGGAACACCAACCACACTTGTTGCAGCCCCAGCACGAGCAGTCGTCCCAGGTGGATTTGGAACCGCAGTTAGGACAGGCCATCGTGCACTCTGGTTGGTCTATAACCTTTCTTCTCCAGCTCTTTGACGAAGGTGTCCAGCTTTCTTGCAGTTCTGCATATGTGGATGTCATAGAAGGGACTTCCATCCGGGTGTTGTTTAACCCCGTCGTGATACGTCACGACGTGCCTGGCACGTCCAATCTCGGAGTGCGTGTGGTAGTTCGGGCTCATGCTGCTTGTGTGGGTTGGGCGTCTCCGCGAACAGGCGGGAACTGAATCCAGCGCTTCACCCGCAGGATCGACAGACCCACAACATCCCGGTTGTGTCTGAGGTTGGATTTGACCTGCATGACTTCCTTGTTGGTCGCAGTCGCGAGTGGTAACAACGTAAACCGCATACCCTGCGAGCTGGCCAGCTCCTCAACCCAGTACACGTCGCCCATCCGTTGGTTTTCGTAGAGATGGTAACACTCAACATAGCCACCCTTGTGGGGGCGCGGTACACGCGCGCATTGGCAGAAGAAGTCCTGCATGCGTCCCCAGTTGTCTGCACTAAGATCGCGCGGTACGTTCACAAGAGCACCCACACCATGTGAATACAGCAGGTACAGGAAGACCGGCACAGCCGCGGGGGTTGTGTCTACTGTTGGGGCTTGAGGTGCCTCAGATGTCTCAGGATTCATACAGATCGGTCAATAGCATCACACCCAGCACAACCACCGGGCAGTTCGTCCAGAGCATCCTCGGGTGAGAACTGTTCCAGGAAGTCGTGCCAGTTCAGGATGTCCTCCCCGTTCGCGAAGGCCTGGATGGTGTCCACGATCTCCTGAGGTGCGCGGCCCTGCAGCGTCTTGATCTCATCTGCAGGCAGGAGGTTGTGATCGCGGATGTAGTCCGTCATCATGGCCGGCCGAGTCTTGGTGGCACTACGCCACAGCCCGGCCGTCCCGGAACCTGCCAGGCGCCGCTTGGGTCTGGTCTTCAGAAACGCCTCAAAGGCGTCCATGTCCGCAAACGCAGGCGGCAGAAACACCGAAGTACGAGCAAGGTCCAGGATGTCTCGTGCCAGCGCGTAATCCGCTTCCGCTTTCGCGAACCACTTGTCTTCACGCTCACGCCATTCCTGGTCGAGCAACTCCTGGGTCTTGCACCCGTCGAGGCGGGGCTTGGCCCTGGCCTCCATGATGACAATGTTTCGCAGGTATTCCTTGCGGTGCTCGTGCAATTCCGCCGGCTGAGTCGCAGGACAGAAGTAGCAGGCACTCTTGGGTGGCACCGGGAGTCCCGCTGACCGGATCAATTCCTTGCAGCCTTCGCGGTCCAGACCCCAGTCGATCAGGGGATACCAGTAGTCGTACTTGGGATCCTCAACCCCCACGGCGTGGCTGTACCGCTTCCGGTCCTTGGCGCCGTTGTCGTACCCGATCATCTTCCGGACGCGACCACCGGCGGCCCAGCAGTCGATGGCGGGCTGCCATTCGTCCGTCCATGCATTCTGGGGTTGCACCTTCCACTTGAGCGAGCACGACTTGAACCCAAAGGCCAAGCTCGGCAGTGTCCCATTGGTCAGGCAGTTCTCGCCCAGCCCTCGATACGGGGGCCAGTGCTTGAAGTTCTTGACCCGGTATTCCACGACCGTCACAGGTGGGAAGTCCACCTTCTTCAACCACTCCTGGATGACGGGCAGGTACGCGTAAGTTTCGCGCTTCTCCGATTTCGTGTCGGCAAACAGGATCGCGTCGGGGCGGATGCCCTGTTGCTGTAGTCCGACTAGGACGGCCGTCGAATCCACGCCAAGCCCGTAGGCGAGCATTAAAGGCGACGGAGCTTCCGGCGCGGGTATGATGATCGTTTCACTCACGGTCTTCACTCTCTTGTTTGTGCTTACGCCACTCAACCAGTCCTAGCACGGTGTCACCATTGGCAACCTCGTACTGCCAGTCCCGTACCAGGGACTGGGTAGCATCTTCATCCGGTGTCACAGGCATGACTTCCTCAGGCCAGGGTTCGCAGTACTCAGCCGGGATGTTCAGCCCGCAGTGGGTCAGGTCATGGGCCAGAATGGAGTTTGGGTATCCCGTCACCAGCTTTGCAAACTCATTAGTACCCTGCAGGAACCGGTACGCGTCATTGTTCCCGCCGGCTGTCTTGTTCGCGACCGTGGAACCAACCGGAATGAGTAAATCCCACCCATTGTAGTTCACCCGGTACTCCCGGATGGTCTTTGCTATCTTGTACTTTGTACTGTTGATCATGCTGCTTTCTTTGTCACTGGTACTGGTTCTTGGATGTACGCTAGCTCAGCCAACACGACCGCTTCTGACTCGATGAATAACTGATCCTGTATCTGCTTGGGCAGTTTTCTAAGCCGTGAGTTCATGTACTTCCGATACAGCTGGTACCCCCAGCGCGCCCAGACAGGTACCCGCCGGGTAAGCTCATGGTAGTCCTCATAGAACTGTGGTGTGTGATTGTGCGTGTCAGTGTCCTGACCGTCGTGACACATCTCGTGGGCGAGCAGCAGAGTCAACGCATGCCAATCCCGCTCGTAGCCCAGGCGCAGACCCTTCAGCCAGGTCCTGGATATCGCCACATAGGTGGCGCCGTCCGTCCAACCCTCAGCATTCGCCTTGTTTCCCAGACAGAGCTTGCGGTTCCTGACACCGAGCGTTCGTGCCATGTTACCCAGAATGTGTGCCGACGAACTGATGATATCCTGCTCCTGTGGTGTCAGCTTGTTCTGCTGGACCAGCTCATAGTCACCCGAGCTGTCCTCTACCAGGGTTTGATAAGCCACCCAGGTCAAGATCTTGGTTCCGCCACCCTGGATGATGTCCAGAGCCGCCGCGCCGCATTCTGCCGCGCTAAGCTGGTCGGACAACCCCAAGTACTGGAACAACACCGCATCCAGCACGAGCGCTTTACCATTCTGGATGACGCGGTCCCCGTCTCGACAATTCCTGGGCCCGAACCCCACTGGGATATGCCCCAGCGCATTCGCGTACACGGGACTCGTAGAGGACTTGGAACGCGACAACTTGTCCAGCTGATCCATCGACCACATGCGCCCCCGTACATCCGGCAGGCACTGAACATTCCTGAATGTCTGGTAATCGATATCCTTGCTGACGAAGTTCTGGATGAAGCTGCGGGCCTTATGCACGTCCAGCTTGACCTTCTGGACGGCATCCTTGGTGCCTGTGTCACGAAGCAACGCGGCAATCTTCTTCCAGCGCTTGCAGCTGCGGATGACCTGGTTGCGGGCAAAGTTCACCTGCACGGCCTGCTTGATCACAATCGTCCCCTCCAGGCCATACTCGGATGCCGGGATGGTCTCCACAAACACCCCCTGCTGGTACACATCCAGGCCGGAACCGTAACGCCAGCGGGATTCGCTGACCTTCTTGCTGATGTAGGCGTCGTCGGTGACGACGTCCCACTTCATGCCTGCCGGATCCCTGGCGATGTTGACACCGTTGACGGTCAGGGTGGGGATGACATAACGACACAGCTTCGTCACCTCGTCGGTGGTTTGCTGGACGTCCCGCATGGACAGCTTTTCGTAAAGCTGCACCGTGATCTCGCACCCGAGCCGCGGGGACTGTCCGACTGACAGGTCATACGCCAACCCCAGACCATTGATGTCCGTCGTCATTTTGAACGTGTTGGACTTCCACTCGTTCACCCCAAAGGCAAACAGCTGCCCACGCCCGATCCGGTACGTGCCGAACTTGGCATCGACCGAGATACCTTCCTCGTTCATCTCATGTGGGGAGCCGAACACCTCAAAGACATCCTTGATGTGATCCGCCGAATCGAAGCCCTTGCCATTGTCAGTGATGATCAATCGGTCTGGCTTGAGCTGAATCTGGATGGTGGTCGCACCGGCATCGATGGCATTCATGACACCCTCCATGACGGCCTTGGCCAACGTTCCAGCCTGTCGTTTGATTACCTGCAGGATCAAATCCGCGTGAGCCTTGAGGCTACGCCGTTCTGTGGTGTTTGTTTTACTCATGCACTGGCGGGTCAACCAAGATTTCTTTCAGGATGGCTTCATAGTCAGGAGGACAACCACGACGTTTACCTGTACTGCTCTCGCGATGCTCACGCAGGGGTAGTCCACAGTTGTAGCAACCTGGATGCCGTTGCCCATCTTCGACAGACCTGTACACAGGACCCTGATGTTCGTCACCAGCGTCCAATAGCCAGTAACGCCCACGCGGTTCCACGTATGGTTTCAGCTCGATGTTCAACACCGACGGGTCAAAGACCCACTGGTTGTCCGCTGCGTCCTGTAGAACCGTACGCAGACAAGTAACATGGCTATTCTTACCTGGAACCACCTCGGAGCTGAGAATCTTGAACGGCAGAACTGGAACAACCTCACTCATCATCGCCTTCGGGATCCGCGTCATCGAAGTCCAGGTCTTCACGCTCCGTGGGTAACAACCACACCCAGGCTGGCAGTCGCTCCGCTTGCGCCTCCGTCAGGCGCGTCTGCGCCATGACACAGGGAGCATCGGGCCCAATTTCCACCAGCATGTCGATCGTCATCTCTGTCAGGTTTTCGCGGGTCGCAAAATAGAACCAACGCTCATCCCACTGCATCAGCAGCAACCAGGCAGGTGCGGTGTCCTGCCCGCCGTTGATGACCCGAAGATCCAAGATGGCTGACTCAACGGCAGCGATATCAAGCAGCAGCCGCTGCTTGTCTCCCTTGAGCCTGCGCGCCTCATGGTTCGGAAGCCTCACCCGCAGCGCGCGGTTGATAGCCGACACCTGTGTCTCCAACTGCTGCTTGTAACGGCTCAACTCTGCGTGGCTACGCTTGTTCAAAGGCATTTTTTCGTGCGCGTCGTTCATAGGAGGTCAGACAACAGGTCGATCAAAGGTGGGATAAATTCGGCGACCGTGTTGGCTCTGCCGTCGGGACCAAATGGCTGTCTGAAGTCATTACATTGGATTATAAATCCACCCGCAGGGAATACATGACACGCGTAGCTATTGACGTACTGCGGTCTGTGAAGTGCGAAGCTGATCGGTATGTGCAATTTATCAACCCCATGAATGGTGATCTTGTACGGGTACTCCTGCTTGAAGGCCGCCAGGATATCCAGGATGGGTTCCCAGAGCTTCAGCCGTGTTGCCAATGCGGCCTCGTCCTGAGCCTGCTTGGTCACGCGTTCCTGTTCTTCCTTTTGCTTTCGCGCTTCTGCCCGATCCTTGATGATCTCAAGGGCCTTGGTGCTGGATAGTGTTGGTTCTGCCACGACTGGATTGAGCTGCGTTTCCCCATACTGCGTTGGCGCACTCCCAACTGGTTTGCTGGGCCGGCGCCAAGCCTCCATCATCCAAAACCACTTGGGGGTAGCTGATATGTGCATACTCACTCCAGGTCCGAACCGCCGAGTGCCGTATTCAAAGCAGACCAGGTAAGCCTGCGCATCTCAGCGTCGCTGGGTGACTCGTCGGGCACGTTATTCTGCAGGTATCTGAGGAGCCAGTCTGCTGTGTCCTCGTCCATCGTCAGATGTACGGTCGTCTTGGTCGTTGTTGTTGCCTCGATCATGCTTTCTTTACACAACGTGGTTCGATCTGGATCTCAAACCCGTAGTCCCGGAGGATCTCAATTTCTTCGGCGGCGTGGCGGCAAATGCGTTGGTGTCCCGGGCCGAATCGCTCGGTCTTGCCGGCTTCCCGCCATTCTAGCGCGGCCTTGGTCAGCTGGGACCACTCGTGGGTGTCACGGCGGCAGGGTGGCTGCCGGCCCAGAATCTTGTGACCATTGATGTGTGTCGCACCGTCGCGGCGTGCTTCCGCGGCTGGGTCTGGAACTGGAGGAGGTGGGGCGGGTCTAGGCGTCATCTTCTTCCTGGGTTGATGTCAGGCGCTTCGCAATCTCATAGGCATCATGTAGGCGAAGATGACTCGGACCTCCATGAAACTTTGCTTCACTGAATAAGGGGGACAACAGTTCCTTGCCAGGAAAGGCGTCAGCCAACCACTGCATGAACGCGTCTTCAAAGTCCTGTGTCTGGATCGATTCCTTGAACTTTTCCCAGGCTGCGAACCAACGGCGCATATCCTCCACAGCGCTGCCGGTTTTGCCTTCAGGCTTCCACCAGCCTGCGCAGTTCTCCCAGGATTCGTCCGCGAGTCCAATTGCGTACTGGATCTTGCGCTGTCCAGCTTGGCACAGGTCCTGGAATTTCATCGGTTCAGGGGCACCAGTTCACCATTCCCCACTTCAACGGAATCCTTCCATTCCTCGGACTCTTCCAGCATTTCGGCAAAGCGCTCAGCCCGGAAGCCCAGCTCCTGCTTCACAGAGGAGTGCGGATCGTCCGGGTTGCGTAGTTCCTGGAGGAGGACCAGGATGTCGAACTCGGCTCCTGCCATCTTGATCTCCGCATCGTCATTGACGACGAAGTTGGGATTGGAGCGTCCAGATCTTACTGCCCTGATCGTGTACACGCTGTCCTTCTTGGGGAGTGCTTTGTACAGATCAAATACCCACGCCGCGAACTGATCCGAAATACATACAACCTTCTGACCTACAGAGAACATGGGATGCTAAAGCTGTATAGACCACAAATCAAATACCCACTATTGAAAGTCAACAACCGCAGCGTAAGTTTACGCCATATGAGCAAGCTTATAGATTTCACAAACATAGAGATTGGGCATTCCACTGTACTGAAACACATCGGCAATCACGTATGGAATTGCCGATGTGTCTGCGGTAAAACATTCACACGTACAAACGTGCAGCTAATTCAGACTAGGCAGCTAGGCCTGCATGGCAGTTGTGGCTGTAGAAAAAGGTCCACAGGTGCGGATATGCTCGGCAAAGTATTCGGACGACTGACCGTTATCGCAGCAGCTGATAGCCAACCGGAAGGAAAGAACAAACCCAAAGCGCGTCGTTGGGTTTGCTCCTGCAGTTGCGGAAAGACCGTTACGAAATTCGGAACCAAGCTACGTTCGACACTTCAGCCTGTACGCAGCTGCGGTTGTCTAATGATTGAGAGTACGAAACGAACGCAAGAAAAAACAGCAAAGCGAAGACGCAAAAATCGAGACGTACCGGTATTGGCCGGTAACATCCTGTTGCATCGCTATAAAGGCAACGCTGTACGTCGGGGATTACCATTCGATTTAGACAAGACGACATTCATGAAACTAGTACAAGCACCATGCGCGTACTGCGGCTGGTTGCCTGGTTGTGCCTCCGGCAAAATCATAGATGACCCCTCACTAGCCCATGGTTACTATAATGGCGTAGACCGACGCGACAATGCGAATGGCTACAACGTAGAAAATGCGGTGACCTGCTGTCGCACGTGCAACGTGGCTAAAGCCAGCCTGTCTGTAGCAGACTTCCTGGATTGGTTACGCCGAGCCTATGCTCATTCCTGCGCTTGAGAGTCCTTCTTGGAACATGTTTTGTACTCTTTCCAGACTTTGACGGCACTCTCGATTGATTCCGTGTGGACACCCCAGCGCACCGGATCTGCATACGGGTCCTCCTGGACCCACCCATCCTCAACACCGGCACGTTTCAGCAGAGCCAGGGCGTGGTCACGTGCCAAGTAGTCAATGTACATCCAGTACGAGACCGTGATTGGCTTGAAGCAACTCCACGGAATACTGGTCCACTCAATACCTGCTGATTCCCCGTCAATCTTCAGGTGTGCTCGGTCGTGGCGACGGTCCGTGTAGTACGGTTCAGTCACAACCTCGCAACCCTCTACGGTTCCTTTGCAGATCCGCTCAGCCTGGGTGTCCTTCAGCTCTTTGACGAATGTCTTGTGCTTACGCATGAACTCAGGAGCACCACCGGGAAACAGTGAGTGGAGGATGCTCATGCAGTCCTGAGGGTGACCCAGTTCCGTGGGTTAGGCAGGTCAGGGAAGCACAGTGACGGCCACGTTCTTCTGACCGGCGGCGGTCCATGGTCCCGGCGCTGCAGGTAGCAGTCCACGCATTCCCCATCATGACAGAAGAGAAACAGAGCATGGGCTTTGGTCATCGGTTGACCATCGGGTCCAGTGCGCCGGCTGAGTGGCGGCACGAGTTCCTGCGGGTTCAGGCAGGACTTGCAGGTATAGAGGGCACTCATGTTTCAAAGAAATAAAAACCTTCATCCTCAGGCAGGATTGCCTGATTGCTCCCAACCGCAAACGGGACGGTATCCCCGTAGGGCCCATCGGCAAAGTTGTGGTCATCCGAGATCTCAACCAGCTTGTCCGCGATCTTGTCTTCACCCTGATAGGTGCGCAGTACGGCCGTCATGTCAGTACAGGTCCGCGTTTCTTGCATGCTTCCAAGGTCTCCTTGGCCTCCTGTTCCGCGTAGTCTCGACCGTAGCAGCCCCCGCAGGACTCCACGGTTTCCCAGTCAGCATCGTCGATGTCGCTTGGTGGTTGCCCGTCCTCGGTCTCGCAGGATTCCACGCACCACCAGTACACCTCCCCGGAGATGAACTGGTCGTAGGTCTCGACCTCCTGTTTGAGACACAGCTCAGCACGCTCCTCGAGTGTCATGGTCTTGCCATCGTATTCGACCATGGCCTTGAAACCTCGCTTGTCCCCGACTGTCCCGAACTCCTTCTGGGCCGTCTCCAAGGAGCAGTAGATGAACCCCACCTGGCCTGAATCCCAAGGACACGAGAAGCCTGTGGTGTTCATGGTAATGCCCGAGTGGTCATAGAGATAAAGGGGCAACCGGGCGTAGTGGCTGCTGAGGATCCCAGGGCTGCGAAGCCTGCGCAGATTTGCTGGGAACTTCGGGTCCACACATTTGTCAAACAACCCCTCCACGTATTCCTCTGGAGTGCAGGAGGGCTGCTCGTCCCCCAGCTGGTAGCGGTGGTGCCAGCAGACCATGGTCCCCACATTGTCGAAAGCCTTGCGAGGACTCTCGGCGTCTCCATCGACTTCAATTCGGTACCGGTAGTGTATCATGCGTAGTCCTCCGGCGCGTTCACCCGTAACCACCTTGCGAAGTCCTGTGGGGTGCTTGTAATACTGAACTGGTAGGTGGGGATCTCGACACCGAATTCTTCCTCGAAGGCCATCTCCAGTTCAACGACGTCCAGCGAGTCAGCCCCCAGATCCTTGACTGGTGTGTCCCCCAGTACAACGTCGAGTGCCAGCTGCTCTGCAATGATCGCGTAGACTCTTTCCCGCAGGTTCGGTATCCGCGCGGACGCCATGCGATCAGCAAGGGCACCATTCAGAGCGTCACCGATTCGCCACGTTATTGCCCGCTCAAGACTGTGCGGAGAAAATGGGACATCCACGAAAGGGCCATGTGCCACACGCGTGCAAGTCAGTCTCTTGCCTTCGATCTCGATATTGGTGATCAGGCTGGCGACCTGCTCAAACGTCAGCCCTGCGGCGTAGAACGGCCGCAGATGTAACCGTAATGTGTAGAGTGTCGTGGTCTCGAGCGTCATGATCTGGCAGTATCCTCCTGGTCAATTTCCTGCTCAAATTCCAGGCAGATGTCCATGTCGTCTTCACTGATGATCTGCCCCACAACCGCCGTAACGGCCTCCAGCGGAGTTGCATGTACACCGGAGCGTTCATACATCAGTTCCCAGTTGGTCACCACTGCCTGGTACCCAACCTGCCGGCGGTTCCACCACCAGCCCTTGTAGACAACCTGTACAACCTGCAGTTCGAGCAGCCCGTGCCAGTTACCACGGCGTAGTAACTTGTTTGCAATTTTTTCCTCAATGCTTGTCATGGTTCTAATCTTCAAGATCAACCAACTGGCGCTTGAGCACAGCCTGTGTCAGCCCCTTAGGCCAGTTCAGGATTTGGCCTGTCTTGACATCAATGTCGAACATCAAGTAATCCCCGTAGTGTTCCCCCGGGAAGAAGTCTGGCACGTAACCACTGTATTCCGTGATTACCTTCCCGTCCTGTGTCTTCGCCTGGATGCTACACATGTCTGAGGTCTTGCCGCAGATGGAGAGGATTTTGATGGGTTGGTGCATTACTGATACTGCCCATTGTGGTTCTTTTCATACCATGCGGCGGCTTGGTCGTAGAACCCCAGTGCCTTCATGCGTCCCACTACCCATTTCGGCGGTGCCTTGCTGGCCCGCAACACCTCCAAGAGTTCCTGGTCGAGAGCGTCCCGTTGCAGCTGGTCCTCTACTTCTTCTGCGCTTTTCGGGCACGCGCGTGTGACCCGCATTGCGCTAAAGTTCGGTACCCATTCTTGTACGTAACCACACTTGAATATCTGCGCTTCAAACCACTGACCATTACAATGCTGGTTCTCCTGAGTCTCGCCAGTCACCCGCGCCCCACAAGAGGGACACGCTGTATCTTTAAGATGCTGTAGCTTCATGTGAAGGTTTGCGGTAGTCCACGTACGCGACCGGATACTGGAACCGGCTCGGAACATCCCCAAGCCGTGCACCCTCCTTCAGGCAATCCGCGAGCGTGTAGGAGTTGCTGGGACCTACCACCAAGGCTGCGCGTTTGCCGAACTGACTGGAATCCATCTGTTGATTCTCAAAGCAGACAACCGCCTCACAATCAGGGTACCTGGAGGCGGAAGCCAGAATGGCGTTGTGGATCCCCGGGTCGAACAGATCCAGGAACTCCGTTTCTTTTAGCTGTCTCATCGCTCTCCGGGAAGGTAGATGGTCATGCCGAATTCGTTGGGCTCGCACCACAGCTCAATTGTGGGCAAGGGGAAACTTGTGTACTCGATGACGTCATGGAAGACCTCATTGTGGTTACCGTCTTCACAGGAGATGCGCGCCGTGTGCATATCCAGGTCGACGACCAGCTTCCACACCTGGAACTCCTCAGCTTTGATCTTCGGGAATTCACTCGAACGACAGCGCAGGCCGATGTACTCCAGCAACCAGAAAGCTCCTGCCTCCTTGGCCAAGTACAGACCACCCTCGGTGGTGTAGATGTTCCGACAGATCAACGGATCGAATTCATGGAACTGATCACTGCCGTGGAAATTCTCCAGGGCCGCCTGCAAAGCTTCACGGCGTTGCTCGGGTGTAAGGGTTGGGGTCCCGCTCATGCTTGTTTTGGTTCCTTGTTGATGCTCACAAGCACCCACTCGTCCACGACTTCAAACCGTACCTTGTGGTTCGGGAACGCAGCCTCGAGGATCTTGGATAACTTCAGTCCGGCCTGGATGTCTTCCTCTCCTGCTTCCTCATCTCCTACGCTCCCATTGTCCCGGGTATCGTAGAGGAAGTAATCTCCTTCATCCTGTAGGGTAAAATAAGTACGACCTACGGCTCCTCGGACTTGTGATTCAGTAATGGCACTCATGCGGGTACAGGTATTCCCAGCTTCTCCAATGCAGCAACGAGGTTCATGACCGGCTCAGATATGGTCGTCATGATGTTGCATACACCCTGACAGTACAGGAGCTCTTCGAGGCTGGCTGGCGTGCGGGACTTTGCACCATTACTGAGCTCCACCGGGATGTTGGCCTGGATGATCTTGCCCTCCAGCAACTGCACCATCATGTCGCGACTCTCATCAATGTACAGGACGCCGTCGTCGGTCTGCTCAGGTGTGTCACCTGATTGGTCCGAAATGACAATGCGATTACTATCCGGAGCACGCCAAAAGGTGTGCCCATTTCTGAACTGCTTCAGTTTGATATGCGGTGACTTCATGCCTTGTAGTAGTGCCAGGTTCCTCTGACCTGTCTCCGAAACAGCAGGGGGTTTGAACACCCGCCGAGTCCATGCCATTCAACGCCGGATATCCTGTGGGGATGGGACGGCAGTTTCATTGTACCGCGGCGGTCACACGAATCTCGACAGGGTGGGCGTCATCCCAGGAGGTGTTGATTGCGGATTGAAGCGACATCAAAGCGGCCTCGATGCTGTCATGGTTGGCGCTGATCGTGATGTAGTCTTCCCAGCCTTCCACTCGGATGGTGTTGCCGGTATCCCAATGGGTGCCGCCTTTGTTGCTGATCCAGAGGCGAGAACCCGATTGGCGACCTTCTGCGGCATTGGCGATCTCTAAGATTTCGTCGGCGGTCATCTCACAGCCCCACCACCCGTCTTTGGCGATCTCTTCAGCGAGGTCGTTTTTGTCGGGTGTTTCGTCGTGATCTTCTGCCCACTCTTTCGCGGCGGCAATGGCTTCGTCGATGTCGGCGTAGAGTGTATTATCGCAATCATCGCTGCCACCAGCGTCGTCTGTGGTGCGGATAAAGTAGCGCCCATTCCATTCGCCCACTTGGACCTCGACAGTGACGAGGTCTTCACCGTCCCCAGTCGAGCAGAGCACTCCATAGGTGGCCTCGGTGGACCAGTTGCCAGCCTCAGACTTGTCAGGATTTTCAATCGCTTCGGTGATTTCGTCGATGTCGTCTTGATCGATGCCATAGCTAGCAGCATCCCCCTTGATCGCCTGCCACTCGGCAGGGTTGTCCAGAGCCTCTTCCACCGTCGGCAGCTCGATTTCCACCACACTCTCATCCGCCCACACCAAGTCGCCATCTTCGTCCAGCGTAGCCTCGCGACCATCGCTGCTATCGATGTAGCTTCCCGCCCCATAGCCATCATCCAGAGCACGGCGAGCAAAGTCGCTCACATCGTGCTGCTTGCTCCAGCCAGACCCAGGGCCGCTGGTGGAAAATGACGATCCAATCACGCCAGAGGCGATGTTGTCATGCTCAGCCGCGATGGCCTCGATAGCGGCGGCGATGGTGGTGACGTTGAGCTTAGCTAGAGTCTTGATGCTGATTTTCATGTTTGTGATTTTCATGTTTGTGAGTCCCAGATTAACGAGGCGGCATCAAGCCCGCCCATTTTGTGCCTGATCCTTATCGTTCTCAGGCTCCTGAATGCGCTTCGCGATCTCATCCGGGATCTCAATCCGCAGCCTGATGACTGGCAGAACATTCCCAGGGTGTGCTGAAGTGGTGTCGGACGACACCAAGGCTGCCTTCACGGTGATGGCTTGGAAGAACTCCGCGATCTCCTTCGCGAGAGCCGCGTGGTGTTTAGCCTTCATCTGATCTACGTACTTTTGTATGACTTTCTCAAGCACGAACGGCCCCACGGTATTCAGCTGCTGATCGACGTACCTCAGGGTATCTACGTCAATTTCGAAGATCATGGTCCTTGTTCTCCTCGTTTGCAGCGAATCTGTCTCGCCAGCTCCAGTAACTGCTCGCTCAATTCCAGCATCTCGGACTCGGTCAGGTATCCGCAGGCAAAACGTCCATCCGATTGCCGGATCTGAATCAACCCCTGCCAAGAGCCATCATCTTCATCAACGGGGCTGGCACTCAACATCACTTCACCGCACTTCACACAGAAGTCTCCGGGACAGTCTGGATCGACAATCTCCCAACACCATTGCTGAGCGCCGATCGGGTACACCAGCAGGGTCCCCTCATTCACCTGGATGAATTGTCCCACTTCGCGACACTCTGCTGATTCCGTCATCCCATCATCCAGGCTGTGATGGTAGAAGGCGTCCTCCGTGAGATTAAAGCCCCACGTGAATTTCATGGTACCACAGTCATGATCTGCAGCGCCCATCTTCTCCAGCACGGAACGTGCAGTCTTATAGTCAAAAACGGGGCAGGCCCACCCATTCCAAACCTGCCCGCAGGTGTAGCCGCGGAATCTGCCGACACCAGCCAGCTCAAACATCGCCGGCTGCCATGTCGGTTTCATTTCCTCAGCCGTCACAACGCGGAAGCGTTCCAGGAAGTCTGGACCGGCGCGATAGACTGGACCACCACCCATGGGGTAGAAGGTCTGGGTCTTGGCATTGAAGACGACTGCGCCTTCCGGATACTTTCCGCCAACCTTCGCGATGTAGGTGGCTATCCCGTCTGATTCGCTGTTCTTGCTGCTCATGGTCCAGGATTCAGTCCCGCTCGCGCTACGTTGTGGAGGCGTCTGTTCGCCACATCAAAGCTCGCACAGTTGTCCTCGTTGAAGTCACATTCCGATATCTGCACCAACGCTGCCTCCATCGCTACAGCCCGACGAATGAGTTGTTCGATATGCCCTTCCACTACGCGGTGCTCCCCACGAAGTTTGACTGCGATTTCATTGATGCTTTCTGGCATAGTATTTCTTCAGTGCTTCGCGGGCACGCTCAGGTGTCATGCGGTTCTCCTCGACTTCCCGTTGTAGACCCTCCCGGAACACGAACTCGTCGTAGGTCATCTCCTGTTTGTGATGTCTCTCCCACCGGGCACGCCGGACCTCTTCCCGGAGTCTGGCTCTCTCCAGAGCAGCATGCCAACCAGGGCCTAGCTTAGGTAAGTCAGTGAGCTTCATGCTCCAGGTGCAGATGTTCACCACACAAGTACACACCACGCTGCCGACCAGCCGCGACATCCGGTTTACCACAGACCCGACAGGGCCCGCGGCGGTACCGCTTCGGGCTCGAGGAACCACCCCCAAAGGGATCGCAGGGCCCGAAGCCTGGGTAGTACATGTGTGCCCCCATCATTGCCGCGATTCCCAGCATACTTGACATCCCTGAGAGTCTGGGGCGTCTCGCGGGTTCTGGTGGTAACACCACCCCCGAATCAGTCTCCAGGGGTGCTTGTTCGGGTTCTACATACGCCATTTTTCTGTGTCCTCTTTGGGTTTCTCGCCGGCCAACATAGCCTCCTGGATCAACCGTATCGGTTTGTTGTGCTGGAAATCATGCCCGATCTCCCGCTCCAAGTCCACGTACTCTTGCAACATGTCCGGTCGCAAGTACGCGGCAGTCAGGAGTGCATTGCGGGGTGCGAAGATGCAGTACGTACAGCTCAGCCGCTTCATACCCTGATCGTACACTGTATGATAAGGGACGCCAGAAGTTTTTATATCCTGCCAGACCTGCTCCTCAGTCCAGTCATGGATGGGCAGGTAATCCCAGACCTGCCGGGTATTCGTCGAGTGGCGGGTGTTGAGAGAGAAGCGCTGCCGCTTGGCCCGCGCCGCAGACTCCTCGGCCCGGAACCCGAAGACACTCAGGATCTTGCACGGTCCTTGCACTTCACGTGCCAGCTTGGTCAGGACACGACCACCAGGGCCGCGCTTGAACTCGCTGGTGCAGAATCGCTGCTTGCTGGAGGGCCACTTGCCCCGCTTCCGAACGTAGTCCAGGAGCGTGGGGGCTGCACCGTCCTTGTCCCGGTAGGAAGCCACCTCGACCCGCAGTCCGTAGTGGGCTGCCTGGCGCCGCACCAGATCCAGCGTCCCGGGCCACTCTTGGGCACCGAGACACTGGTGGTTCACGACGATCCTGGATCGGTCCACACTCTGCCGGTCCGCCGCCCGGACAATGCCCTCCAGGGCCGTCTGGCTGTCCTTGCCCCCGCTGCTGTTTACCACGATCCAGTCATAGCAGGCCAGGTCAGGCATGTGGTCAATCATGACGTATCCGGTATCCCCTGGATTCCAGCAGGTTGATCATCCCCACTTCGCTTCTACGCACCTCAATAGGTGTGTGTTCATCTACTTCGCGGGGCGTGGGTTGGTGGACAATCGGACGCGGGTCGATTGGTCGTTCCATGCGCCCCATGGGGATGCCCCTGTGCTGTGGACGTTTATTCTCCCGGCTCATCTGTCTCCTTGGTTACTTCCTGTAAGAGCTTGCACATGTAAAGACATGTAATCAGGCTCGGACATGTCGTACAGGGTTCATTGCTGTTTGGAACGTAAGTGCAGCCTGACTCAACTTTTACCGTACTCATGCCGCTTCAGGATGGAGGGTGTTACCATTCTCAGCATAGAGAGCAATGTGACCAGGCCCATTGTTTTCGGGGTCCCGCCAGATGATTGCAGATGTCCCGTCCGTGAACTCAAGCACAGGCAGTACAAACTCATCTGAAACGTCAAAATAGGTTCTGGCTACCGTCTTACCTTCAAACTGGGCAAGATGTTGGATCTCAAATGGTGTGGGGCGGCTCATGGTTATGATGCTCCTCGTGTACTTGATGGCGGCGGCCTGCAGTTGGTGTTGGTTCGCCGCCTTGTAGTCTTTGGCCGACGCAGCCTGCATGCCCGCCAGTACCTCAGAGGCGAAGCAGGCATCGATATGCTTCAACGTCACTGACGGTTCCGGGCGTGTAAGGGGTATTTCATCCTCCGCATCAGGTTTCAAATCTGCATCGTCGATCCCTCGCATCTGCGCCTCCAACGCATTTATGCGGTTGATCATCCCAATGCGTTGACACTCCGTTTCTTTGTCACCGTTGTCCAGCATGTACTGATACGTCAAATCCCGTACTGCCTCGGTGTGGCTGTACATGATCTCATACAATTTGTCAGCTGTCATGATCTTGCTCATACTTGACCTCCAGTGAATACCTGACCTTTACACGCCGCAGTAGTCCCAACAGAGCCTTGAGGCTATCCGGTCCGTCTTCCCAGGTGATGATGTGTGGTGCTTCTCCTTTGCGCCACGGATCCAGCTGGTAGTAGAACCGGCAGATACAGGCATGTGTGGCTTTCTTGAGCGGTGTCTCGATCCACAATGTGATCGCAGTCACGTTGTTGAGTCCTTGAAGGACGCACTGCATATTCGCTCTGGTCATACCTTGAACCTCAGGGTCACGAGCGTCAGAGGTCCAGAACCCTTCACGTTGTCCGCGTCCACAGGTTCCCCGTCGCTGTTGAAGTCACAGGTCGGGTTATCCCCTTCAATGACGTAGTCCTTCTGGTCCTCCTCGGTGATCAGGAGTGACTCGTCGTTGTCCAGATAGCTCTCATGAGCGTCTTCAAAGCTGGAACCGAACTGCACGTACAGGGGTGGGTCGAAGCAGTCAGCGCAGCAGAACACGAAGGCCTTGTCACACCAGCTCGATCCCGACGACTCCAAGAGCCCGGATATCCGGACATGATCCGGGAACTCGGTCAGGAACGCCAAGGTGTCCAGACCCGGTGCCCAAGTGTGCAGTCTGCCATTCAACATCCAAGTGATGCTTGTGATTTTCTCCAACCAGTGCTCGGCATATTCGCCCGGCACACCATTTGTGATGCTTTTCATGCTCATGGGACTTCGCGTAGTACAATGTAGTTCTGACAAAACCTGATCTTCACATGTTCCGGGTTCTCGGCAGTAGCGGGTTCCACGGTGGCGAAACGGCTGCACACCGTGAACGGATGTTTGTCCGCTCTAGCGGCATTGAACATCAGACGCTGCAGCGCCGTCACTTGAAAGTACTCGTCTTCTATTTGGCGTACAAAAGGTTCACCTATTCGGTCCTGCAGTGCCTCGGTCTGTGACGTGACACTTTGCAGCTCGTAGCGCTTACCACGCTGCACTTGATACCAGGGTATGGGTTTTTGTTTCATGGTAGTCTCAATTTACGAGTCAAGTCTGTGGGGCGGTGCCGCCGCCATACAGTACGTCCTGATGGAGTGCGGTAGTAATTATCAAAAGCGCCAGGCGTGCCAACAGTACACCACAGCTCGGTTTCATGGTACCTGTGTGTGTCGCCGATCCGCAGGTACTCAAAGCCAATCTGCATCTCAAGGCTCGTTACTTCCCTGAGGTAGCGTCGGCACCACACGCTGCCGGGTGTCGCTTGCGGACACCGGATTTCCTCCACATCCCACGCAAGCGGTAGAGCATCCAAGTACACAGTGTCAGTAACGCGTGTACTCAGCAGCCTAGGTAGATACTTGCGTAATCTATCACGTAACCATTTTGGTGTTCTCATGTGAGATCAACGCCCTCCGCTGTTACTTCCAAGTTCAGCTCAGCTGGGTAGCACTTGGACAGACTTGTGAACATATCACCGTAAACCGGCCAGTCGCCATCCCAGAAACCGTCACCTTCCCCTTGGCTGGTGCACCAGAAGTGCCGCCCTGCGCGGTTGACCTGATGTTTGTCGACTGGCTTCTCGTGGTCAAGGTAGTACCACATCCTGGACCAGAAGCTCAACGCATGGGCACGCAGGATCAGATGTGCGCGCTCTGTCAGGTCCTTGAAGTCAAAACCACAGGCCTGCAGGGAGCGGTCCCTCGCCATACCAAGACCGATATTGTAGTGCTCGTCTGTGCTGGTGTACAGCGCCGCTTCCACCATGGCCTCGTAGAAGGTTTCAAAATCATCAAAGGTTATTGGGTCCATTGTCTAATTGCCGGGAATCCGGCTGCATCTAGCATGCGCCTCCATTGTTCACCTTGCTCACGCACGGCCACCCGGCCTGAACACTCAGGACCTTCCGGATTTGATCTTGGTTCAGCTGCATGGTGGAGGTCAAACGTGCGATGCTCATGTGACCACACACCATCTCGGTAAGAGATGGATCGACGACACGCACGACACACTCCGTCGAGCTCCGTACTGTTGTGTTTGCTTTTTGCACTCATCCTGCGTGTACCATCTCGGGAGCGTTGCTGCGCACAAGCGCCTCCGCGACCGGAGGGCACACAGCGTTACCACACATCCGGATCTGCTCTTCCTTGGTCAGCTCCCGGACGACCGTCATACCTGTTGTGGGTTCCCGGTAGATCGCCTGGTTGATAATGTACCCCTCGGGAAAACCAGATGCACGGAAGAGCTCGCGGGGTGTAAACATCCTGAGTCCGATATCCACGATGGCCAGACCTTGGACAGTCGCGAACTCACCCTCGAACTCAACCCCGTAGGACCGGAGGAACTTGGCTACCCGAAGCGCGTCCCGGCGGGTCGCTTCAGTCATGGTCGGCACCAACTCGCTGTTGACCAACCCCATCCTGGATTTGGTCGTGACGGTGCGGGCGGGATCATTGACATGTTGCCCGTCGGCTTCGGTGCCGTAGTAGGCCATCACGGAGGCAGCCACGAGGGTTTGCTGGCTGCCGGTGGTGTTGATGGTAGATACCGGGCTGTCCAGCGGCTTCCCGTCCACGACATTGAAGCCACCGTTGTGCTGGGCCACGTAGGCGGCTACGAGAGCATGCTTGCCGCCGCCAGCTACCACGGTCCCCAGTGGCTTCTCGATGTCCAGAGCACGAGGCTCCTGCCCTTCCCGCTCACCGTAGCCAGTCTGGACCAGGGAGGCCGCCACGAGTCCGTGATGGGTGCCCCCGGCGCTGGCGGTGTGCATGGGGGTGTCCACGGCGTCGCCGGTGTTGGTACCCCTCAGTTTGACCATACTGGTTGCAACGAGGGCATGATGCCCGCCAGTGGCGATTGTGGGTAACGGTGCTTGGGCATCCGCACCGCTGTGCCCTGTCGTGTTTGTCATCACGCTGGCAGTTACCAGGGCGAAGTGTCCGCCCTTGACATGCGCACAGGCTGTCCGCATTGGCTCATCTACGGGCATGTTCCGCTTTGAGCTGGCATTGGCACACTCGGTCACGACTGCACTCACGAGAGCCTTCTCGCCCCGGTGCGCTGCCGTGATGGTGTTTGCCGGGAGGTCGATGCTCTCGACCCTGTCACCACCCTGGTGGGTCAGCGAGACAATGAATGGTCTGGTATTGTTCAGCACGTACTTGTCGATCCCGCGGGCAATGCGGGCCAGTGTCGCGTCCGCAAGAGGGCGCTTGCACCGTGCCTTCTTGGCCGCCTGTCCGCGCAGGAAGATGGAAGGACAGGGACGCTCCCAGTCGACGCATTCGGCCATGGTATGCCACGGCCTGCGGGTGTCCCCAGGCTGTAGGGTTGCAGGGTCCGCATGCGTGGGGTTGGGCCACACGATTGGGCGCCCGTCATTCCGGAACACAGCGTAAAGACGCTTACGGATCGTGGGGGTTCCGTAGTCACAAGCCCTCAACTCACGGGCCTCGAACTTGTACCCGAAGCCCTTGATCATCTCGTCGACATGCACCTGCCCAGCCAGCACCTCCGCGAAGAACGGTAAGTCAGGATGGTCGGGTGATATCCCGTCCCCCATGCAGTCCAGGAAAGCCTGCCAGGTGCGCCCGCGTGCCTGCGGGTCCGGATACCATCCGGGAATCTTGTTCTTAACCATCTTGACCAAGGGTCCCCAGGTTCGGATCTCCTCGACGTTCTCCATGAACATCAACCGCGTACCCGCCTTGGCCCAGCGCAGCATCACGAGCGTCAGCCCACGAATGCGGGCATCCAGGGGCTGACCACCCTTGGCCTTGCTGAAGTGCGTACAGGATGGACTGAACCATGCCAACCCCACAGGCCCGTCCTGTTGGATGATCGGCGCCGGATCCACATCAAAGACATCCTCGATGTGGTGTCGCGTGCCGGGATGGTTGGCCCGGTGCATCCCCAGCGCGGCGCTGTCGTGATTGACGGCATGGTTGGGGGAGCGCCCCAATGCATTCGCGATTCCAGTACAGGAACCCCCACCGCCGGCAAAGTGTACGACGACCTGTTCACGACGCCGAGTCGTGACACCTGGGTGAATGTAATTAGTCTTCATGGTCTGTGGTGCAGTACACACGCGAACAGCGCATCCGGGGAATCAGCTACCTTGGCGGGGTGCTGTGTCTCACGGCGGTGGTCGTGATCATCGTAGAGTTTCCAGACTCGCGTCTTGGCTTCTTCCTCCGATTCAGCCTCAACGGCAAACCTGGCGACTCTTCTGGGGTGATCGTTCGCACCCCATATGTACCAGTGCAGATTTGTGCTCATGGCTTCGGAGGTTGGCTGTAGTGGTCCAAGAGATACTGGGTTTTGCCCAGATGCCGCTGCACCTCCGTGACATCTTCAGGCGCTACCCCGAATATCTTCGCGGCCTTGTCCAGGTAGGGATCACGCCCATCAATGATCCGTTCCACGTCTGCCTCTCCACCGGGGTTGTCGTGGTAGTCTGACTCGACGATACAGTTATCAAGGAAGCTGTAGAGTCCAGGCTGCTCCCAGAACTTCAAAGCCGGGTGGCTACCTGTCCGGTAGTTCGCCGGGTTCTTGGCCCACTTCTTCCGGATGCGCCGGCGCTTACTCCTAGGGAACCTGAACTGGTGCCGCATTGAGGCTGCGATGCTCTGTACGGTTGCTGAGAACTTTCGGGAGATCTCATCTTTAAGAGCATTCGTGACCTGCTGATGGAGTAGTGGAGCACCGGCAGCCCGCACGAGCGCATCGGCTTCCGCCAGCTCCGTGTTTGCGATCCACGATCTAGGCAGTCCCGTGGACTCCTGCGCGGTCTGCATAAACTGCTCCATGAGCAGCGTCGGCTGACTGCGCCGAGGCGGACACATCAGGATATTCATGTCCAGTTTGAGGATACCATCCCCACCAGGCACGCCGTGTTCCTTGCCTAATCTTTCCTGCAGGGCTTCATCAAGCCTGCGTGATAGATCATCCATCTTTTGTTCCGGGGTCATTGTAGTGCAACTGTGTTCTCCAATCCGCAGCTCTTCGGGAAGCACAAGGCTCCGCATTCAGGACATTCCTTGTCCGTGTAGATCCCGCCTGGGGTCAGCCGTTGCCAGAGGTCCTTTGCTTCTGGTAGATCGTCCGCGGCAGCCGTGTACCCGCAGTTGTCGCAGACATAGGGATTCACAGGTTCCTGCTTGTCCTCGGGTTCCTCTTCTTCCTTGAAGGACATCGAGGCATCCCCGCGGACTTCGACAAGCAACTCATCCTCCCCGCCGCCTAGCCCCACAACCTTGTAGGTGATGTCCATCAGGAGCGAATCATCCACCAGTGCTTCGCTGAGCAGGTCCAGCCAACCCTCAAGGTCGTTGTCGACGGCATCACTGAGGTGGACGGAAACAATGCCTGAGACCCACCCATCCTCATCCATGTCTCGCCGGGTCAATGGCTTCGTGATGGGCGTGGGGCTCTTGCTGGTCAGCACCTCTAGCTTGGCTTCTGCAATCTCAGCACGACGGCACCACACCGATACCGCGCAAGGTATACTCTGTTTGAAATCGACTGGCATCCAGGCATGTGCGGCATTGAAGCTGCCACACTTCCAACCACGCCAACCACGAACCCAACCTGGGTCCAGCTCTGCCCCACAACCAGGACAAGGCCCCAGGTACGGTGTGCCTTTGACGGGTACGTTCATGCTCTTGCTGGTACCTCCAGCGTAGCCTCTGCCTCTGCTTTCGCAGCGGCAGCCCTGTCCATCTGAGCTACGAAATCCTTGATCATCTCGATGGCCTTAATGCAATCCTGGCGTTTGGGTTCTTGACCTTTGTTAACCTCAATGTGCTCATAGATCATCTTGGCATCACAGGTGCTGGGCAGGTTGGTGTTCCAATCCGCTGCTTCCTTCTGGAACCCAATGCCAATCTGCATGAACTTCGGGAACCCGACGATTGCCTGGTCCTCCGATACCGCCACGCGAAATAGCCAGAAGTCCTCATTGAGGGGTGGTGTGATCGAGAAGCCACGATCCGCTAGTGCCCGGCCAGTGTCATTGATGGCCTTGTCGTTGATCTGTAGTACAAGTTTCATTTTCTGGTTTTCTTGGTGGTTGGTCCTAACAGACGTTCCAAGGCTGTGATCTCACTTTCGAGTCTCCACTTTCGCTCCTCAAATGCGACCTTCTCATCCTCCAGACGCAAACGTGCGCGCACTATGCAGGCACGTAGCAGATTCTTCCTGCCAGCTTGGGTCTTGGGTTGTACCCACTTAGCCGAGACATGTACGGCCTCATTATCCCCACGAATCTTCACTTTATAGAAATCGGCGCCGGGGCTGATGACGAAGCTGCGGTCACGGTGACGTGCCGGATGGTACCAGGCAATATGTCCGCATTCGAGCTGGAGTGTGTTCCAAACAAACCAAACCGCCCGTCCTTTGCGGATCGGGTACTTGTCTGCCGGCCATTCATTGTAGATGGACACAGGCTGACGCGGGTTAAACTTCTTTTTCATTCCGGAAAGTTGTGATGTACACCAGATCAGCCCCGCGATGGGCCAGTACGTCCACCCATTTGCCCGCCGCGGATTGTACAAGCGTCACACGCTCGGCCGCTTCATAGACCACACGCCGGAACGTCGGGGTGTTTGCTGGTAGAGGCTGAATGCCTGTCATGCTGTTGTTTCGCTTTTGTCGACAATGTTCCACGTCGGGTAGAACCCACTCGTACATCCAGTACGCATCAGCCGTAACACTTCGGCGACGATCGTTTCGTCGTCATGCTCCTCACCTTCATTGGTGTTGTTCTCCAGCTGGATTGTCAGGACGCGGTTACTCATCAGCATCCCGGCAGGCTTCTTCCTCAATGATCTCTAGCTCGCTGGCTAGAACCTCACTGGTCCAACCGTCTTCCAGGGACAGCAGTACAAGGTGATCAGCAACCTGTACGGTCTTGATGATACCCTCCTTGTGACAGGCATTCTCGATACCATCCATGACGTCAGGGTCATACCACTTGACCCGAACTCCAGGTTTCAACCGTGCTATGACCCGCTCGTCCCGTTGGTCAGCTGCGGGTAATTCACTCTCCAGCGAATACCAGGTTATCCCATATGACGCGTCCTGGTTGTGATTAGCACGCTCCAGGATGTACCCGATCTCCTCGTCATCGAGGGTTGGCTGCAGGCGTTCACCACGATCAGCTTGCGTATCACGGTGCTGTCGCATCACCGTCACGACATCCGGGGGCGTCCACAGGGCCCACGCACAGGCCATGTCATCAGGGTAGGAGCTGAGATGCTCCCGCAGTTCTTTAATGGATGGCATCTTGCTTGGTGGTTTCGTCAACCTGACAGAATGTGGAAGCCGCATAGGCGCGTAGCATTTCACATTCTAGCTTACCGTGATCTGTAAAGCCCTCAGCGTTCCAATACGATTTCGTGTCGTGCAGACACTGCAGCCGATCCCAGAACTCCGTCTTTCTGGCAAGATGCTCCACCTCAGGTCGCAGCCGCCCACTACCGTGCAGATTGTCTGAGGCTTGCCTGCCCTCCCTGAGTGCTTCCACCTCATCCTCTGCCACGAAGATCGCAAAGGCACAGCGTCTACCCTCTGGTCCACGGTAGAGACATCTTGTTTCATGCTCTTGGCCTGTGTAGTGCGGATTCAGGGATCTCCTGGAAGGGTCGCTCCCAAAGTATTCAACCACGAAATCGACCACGTCGACGGCGCTCATTTTCGGTTTAGGTAATGGTATCATTGTTGCTTGTGGTTGAGGCTTCCATCCAAGCCTTGGTGGCCTTCAGTTCCGCGAGCATCGGTGCAGTGTTACCTTTGTACATGGCTACATGCCAGGGAGATTTTAGCGAGTCAGGCGTGCCCTGCTTGTCTTCATAACAAGGAACATCATCACGGAACTGGTACAGGGGACAACCCACACAGTTGTGACCCTTGGTTGGCGGCCAAACCGCCAGACACAGCGCACAGTTGGCTCCGCTGATTTGCATGACCTCCTCCCCTTCCTTTGTCATGATGTCCGTCATCTGCAACTCCAACCCATACTTGGCCAGTGCCTCTGGTTGGAGTCCTTCCCATTTCAAGATGGAGTGATCTATGTAGTGCATGTGATCACTGCTGCGCCGCAGCAATTCATCAGCCGTTTCCGGATAGTACTCAAGGCACCACCCTTCGAAGTCACTTTTTGTTTCGACCATGCTTGTTGTCCTTTACGTCGCCTGCCAGCCCGCTCAACAGCTTCTCACGATGGCGGAAGAAACCACGCAGGAAGAAATGTAATGGCACCTCCTCGACCTCTGGAACATCAGCACTGGTCACAATCACGGTGGGGGTAATGAAAACCCGTTCAGGTTCGAAGTCAGCTGGCATGTATCACCAACCCGCCTTGATTTCTGCTTCCACGGACCGGTACGCATTGAGCACAATTTCACGATGCGGTATATCCGGCGACCAACAGCGTCCATTGTAGCTAATCCGCGCTACCTTACGGTCGCCGTCCTGTACATAGACTTCTGGCATGTCGCGAGCTCCGAGACCGTTTGCGTCACGGTACCAACACCAAGCGGCAGACGCTTCTTCCAGGTTAGCCACGGTACGGCTCACCTCTGATCCTATGTGTAGTACAAGACTCATGTAGTTTGTTCCACTGCCTCGGTCCAAAGGACACGCGCCAACACCTCCAGCCGCAACTGCAGCGGTACATCAAGTCCGCAACTGCAGTTGTGGACGTAATAGATATCCTCCAGGACGTCTCCTCCCTGATGGATCTCAGCACGCAGGTGTCCTTGCTCGTTTTCGAGGCGCCAGCACTTGCGACCGTCTGACCTGTCCGACTTTGCCCACCTAACACGCCACTGCTCTGCGTTACCCTCATTCAAGGCCAGCAAGGCTGCGCTTAATTCAGCGGACATGGTTAGGGTTTAATTTGGTGTGCATACTCGGGATGTTGGGCCAGCCACTGAAGCATGTCATGCGCACCACGTTGCGCTTCTCCTACGCAGGTATCACACAACCCAGGCTTCTGGTCGTCAAACAGCTCTGCGCCGCAACGCACGCAGAACCGGTCCTCATGCTTGACTGCTCCTCGTGGTGCTTCGGGTCCATCCCGTTTCGAGTCCCAGGTGTGTAGATTATTGAGACCATCGTGGAACCGCCAGATGATCAGGATTTCACCCAGGAAATCCATGACCAGATTACCATCCAGATGGGACACGACCCCCAACGTCTTGCCGGTCTCCTTGTTGCGAATCACCTCACCGTGTTTGGGTGCGTACCCGATCCAGTTGAGGTTGGGTGTTGGGTTTCCCTGTGTGATATGTCCTTGTCCCATGAACTCTCGTATGTCCTCAATGAAGATCTCCGTGTAGGCATTGGTACCTGTGGGGGATTCACGATTCGAGAGAATCTCACACAGGGGTGCCTGGAAGAGCGTGGTCAGGAAGGTCTTGCGCATGTGCCGCCACTCTCCAGCTCGCACAAACTGAATCCCCTTCCACCAGGTCCAGTGGTTCTTGTCCCACCCACGCGGCAGGATGACAGGCTCGATCCTGCTTGGTTCCATGTTCCAGAATCGCCGGGCAATCACATCCAAGAGTGCATGGGGGAGTGATTCTCCCTCGTGGTCCTCCCCGGTCAGGAACAGCGTCGATGGATAGAAGGCACCACAGCCAAGGTCACTCCCGTGGGTAATGATGTGCTCCTGTTTCTTCGCATCGTACTTCTCCACCCCGAGACACCGGTACTCAGCGCCGTCACTGGTCTCCCTGGCGTACTCGCCCATGTGGTGTCCAACCTCATGGTGCTCCCGATCATGCAGATCGTATCGGGTCAGCAGGGCCGCGTGCGGGGCAAACTCGAATACCAACGTGGCTGTCTGAGGCTCACTGATCATAGAACACCTCCGCGGGCATCAGACGCTTCAACCCCTCTTCCCCACATGCGTGCAGGGCGTGGGCAAATTTTAGCGCATCCGCCTCATATTTGAACGCAGCGGTGGCTGAGAAACCAAGATCCATATTCTCATATTGGTCCAAGTCGTCATTGACCATTTCCAGCTCAACCCAAACCTTGAAGTACGTGCCGGGAGTTGGTCCGTCGGAGTCCGGTGGTCGGTACTCTTTGAGGATTTCACCGTCCGCCAACCAGGTGACTTGCTCGCCGGCCGCACGTCCGCCGCCCTCCTTGGACTGCGCTTCGTATTCCTTGAATGTGATAAGTGCCTGGTCTGCCGAGTCGCCCGTATAGGCGCGACCGATGTTACTGACTATGACTTCATGCGTCATTTGGTTGCTCTGGGTGCAGTTTGAAAAAATCCGCACGGGTCACAGGTTGGACAATTTTGTCATCCCAGTAACTCATGGTTCGCGGCTCCTGCAGTGCAACAAGCGGGCGTGCGCCCGCCATGAAGCACAAGGCTACAGCCTGCCCTTTGCGATCACGTACCAGGAAATAGTTCATGAGCTGCTCGTGCGGTCACCATTCAAGAAACCATCCCGCAGGTGATCCAGGGGCAGGTACCCGACACCGCAGAAGCGCAAGGTTTTGTCCTCGGCACCCCAATCATAGTCGAAGCGCAGTACGATCTCCCCTTCTTTGCCGGTCCTGAAGTTGTGAAACTCATGGAACCCCGTGATGTGCTGCTTTAGGATCTCGGCGATCCGGGCAAGCTGTGGTGCCTTGGCTTCGCGTACAGCGCATCCGATGTACTCGTAACCCCTGTTCTGTAGTCGTAACTCCGGATTATCCTCGAAGAGCCGCTTGAGCTCGTCGTGTGTTTGCTGATCAATGCGTGTTATTTGCATATGCAGTCCTGGGCCCACTTCACGAAGCGTGTGTGGTGTATTTTGAAAACATAGAACAAAGTATCCCACCACACCTCATCCTTCCCAGTGCTGGTCCGGCCGCGAAACGGCCCACACTCAGGACCGCGTGGCGCGGAGTCTGCTTTGTAGTTTCCTCAACTGTCCTTCAACCTCAATCAACTTGGTCAACAGCCCTTGGGTGCGCTCCATCAGGCGTGCGTTTAATTCCACCTTGATGGCTTCGGCTAACTCACGGGCATCGTCACGCTCACAGATCAACCGGTACTTGCACCCTGGTGCATGGTAGACAACCTCCGGTGTTTTTGTGCCGCAGTTACAGGCACCCACGATTGTGTCCCGCCTGAGATCGTCCTGATCCCTTGTACACATCCAGGATGGTGGTACCCACTGAGGTTGAGGTATGTCACTCATTGCGTTCCATGATTTGTAGCCGGGGCTGCTCATGTTCACCCAGGACTGGTGGATTTCCTGCCGCATAGTAGCGCTCTAGCGCCGCATCCGCACACTCGGCTGCGTCTGCCAGGTCCTCCCACTCAGGATCACCGACGGGGCGCACACAGCCGGATTCAAGTCTGATCAACCCACCAGTCGCACTAATGGTCGACACAAGTTTCTCGCAAGCCACGACCAGCGCACTGATCAGCGGACCTTGCTCGGTCTGGTCACACTCTTCATCGGTCTTCATGAACTTGGGGCACTCCTTGCAATAATTGTCCAGGTCAAACAAACCAGGCCAGCCGATTGAACAGCGGGACAGCATACCTGGAGCATAGTCAAGGTGCTGACAGGCGCGGCACAGATCATCGTCACTGATGGACAGAGCCCCCAGATAGCCTGCAAAGGCTGCTGTTAATTTTGTGCGAGCTTCACTCATTTTTTCCGGGCCTTGTGTTTGTCCTGCTCGCGCTTCCATTGCGCTACCAGGTGCTTTTTGTCGTCACTGGTCAGCTGTGCCCACTCAGGCTTGCCGTCGCGGTGTGCCCACCAGGTTTTGACCTGGTGGAGCAGTTGATCATTCCGCATAGGGCTCATTGGTCACCTCTCCACGCTGGCCAGAATCCGCTCCACGTAGTCCCGCGCGGCCACCTCGGCGCTCTGGGTAACCCTGAATTTGAATGACGCTTTTTCATTTGCGTAATTCTTCACCTCCACAGTGTCGTAGGCTGGGTAGCTTGCAAGGACATGCCGCCCGCATTCGAAATGACCTTCAACGTGATATGACAAGAAACACATGACAGAGCCGGAAGCTTCGTGGTTTACATGGGTAAACTGTTCCTTGACGGCAAGCCCATGTGAACGCAGCTCCAGCAACTTGCGCACCACAGCATCACAGAACTGGTCCGCAGCTGCCTTGGCCTGGGCATACAGCATCTCGTTGCGCTTGGTATTGGTCTCGAGGATTGCCGCTCGCCGCTCCGCCGCCGCTGCCAGGGCTTTGACGCGCTGAACCATATCCTGAGGGACGGATGCGGAAGTGTCAGGCTGTACTTCAATGGTGTCCACCGTATCCTGCCTGTAGAACTCATCACTGTCGCACTGAATCGTGAAGCCCTGGTGGGCCTGCTCCTCCGCAGCCTGCTGGTTGTCTGCTTCCACACGGACTGCCTTGCGGACCGTGGCCTGAATCGTTACGTCGTAGACGGGCATGCTGCTCTTTGTTTTAACATCTGGTTGTACTGAACGAAACTGCGGTGCGCATGGGGGTAGTGAAAGGCTATCACGACCCTGCCTGCTCCTGGCTTTGTGCCCCAATACCTGCTTGGTCGATCACACCAAGCGAGCTGCACCCACTGTCCCCGCTGATAGCACTGCAGGTGCAGCACATCATGGATGACAGGGGTGCGGACGAAATGCTTATGCTGATGCATCAATGGTACGGATCATGAGACGGGGCGGAGGTTCCATGATGGAACCCCGCAGCCCGCGTTCGTAATTCTGGCGCCGGTACATGAATGATTCCTGCAACCCGAACCGGCAGAGGGCGGCGCTGAAGCGCTGACCTGCCGGGGTATTGTTCATAGTCCAATACCAGTTGAGCTGCTGTGGACCCAGCACCCGCCAGGCCCATCGGGTAAACACCTCCCAGTACTCCTGGTGTAGCCTGTCCCGTCGGTCGGTTGTTTGACTTGTCATGGCACCTTGAAAGTGACTCTCCACGTCGTCCCTAGCCGCTCCACAATGGGCTCCGCCTTCAAGGTCATGACAGCCCCCTTCGCGGTGCTGGGACCCTCAGGACCAAACGTGAGCGTCATCCAGGTGTTATCTGTGACAATCAACAACGGCGCTGTTCCTGGGAGTGACAACTCCTTGAGGGTATCTAGGGTTGCTGTAAATGGAGCGTCTTGAACTGGCATTGCTGGTTTCTTAGGCTCAGGACTGTCTGCGGACTTAACCCACAGCAAAGCCGCGATGATCAAACCACCCGCCACCATGCAGGCAATGATGTCCTCGGATAGATCGGATTTCATGACACTTTATCCAGGGCGGTATCGCGAAAGCTGACCCACTTCCAACCCTGCACATAGGCGCCGTTTTCTTCACCCTCAGACACCTTCGCGTCCGGGTCGAACTCGAGCTCACCATCTTTCTGATGGTATTGCCTGGCCAGCTCCCTGATAGCCTCATGCCGCCCCCGCTCCATCTCAACATCGGCGACAACCTCTGCAGCGGTTTTGATCCAACGCTTGTCGTCCGGGGTCAACTCGGCTGCCTTGGGAACGTCCGGGAATCCCGGCAGGTCCAATGTTGGAATGATCTTGAGCACCTCATGCCTGACTTCCTGCATGATCCGCACAGTATTGTCGACCTGCACCCTCAGCCCCTTCAGGTACGAGTCCCAGGTTCTGTGAGCATTTTCAGAGGATTCACGATCCGCCTTGTCGCATGACTGTTCCAACCCAACAATGTAGTTGAGCTCGAACTGCAGCATCTCGACCCAGCTGAGCCACCACGTTCTAAACACTTTCTCAGTGCACGGATGTGCATTTGAGTCCCAGACGCGATTAAAATGTGACCGGAACTCCCGCGTGTTACCATTCAGACCTGCGTACAGCTGGTCTGTCACCACGTACACGTCAGACTCAGCATAGTGGGCCTGTACACCCTGTAGGATGCAGTTCATCTCCTGCACGCGGCGCATTAGAGAAGCACTGTCGTGCTCATCTTCTGCAGAACATACTTGGATCAGCGTGACGGCTTTCATGCGTCGTAGTCGGGCAGGAACGTTTCCTTGATGCCACCTTTGTAGCCGCGCTGTACATGCACAGCCCCAAGACAGAACCCAGCCTGGGGCCAGGGAGTCTTGGGCGGTGGGGTCTTCACGTACGCGATCTCCTTGATACCGAAGCCAGCATTCCGGATGGCGTTGCGTTTGGCCTTCTGGAACACGTTGGGGACCAGACACAAGTACACAACATTGTCGGCCAGCTCCATCCCACGAATCCACCAGTTCAGGAGTTTCTCCCAAGGCGGGTTGGTGATGATGAAACTGAACTTGTCTACATGGTCCAGCTTGGTGTCCTTGAGGGTGTCGCGTTTCATCACACAACCCCACCAGTTCTTGGTGTCGAAGAAATCGATCCCGGCGTCCACTTCAGCCCACTTCAAACTGGTTACAGCACATCGCGTCTTCAATGCCTCCAGGAATGCGCCCTGTCCGCGAGCCGGGTCAAGAATGTATCCGCCGGTCATCTGCGCAGCAAAATGATCCACGAGCTGCTGGGCCAATGGCGCGGGTGTCATGACCCGGTTCTCACCGTTGGACGGTACGAGCCCGCGCCGTTTAACCTTTTGTACTTCGTCCACCACCCCAGCTGGTTGTTGGGGTATTTCGGTTTTCTTTTTTTTAGCTGTCATAGGTCATTTGATCCCTGTATTCCGAAGCTCATACCGGAGGTTCTTGATGAGTTCTCATTGGATATTGTCATGTACGATATGGGGAATACCGCGCTGGTCATCTTCCTTGGAGAAGAACAGACCACAATTCAGACAGTCATACAACCCCTCGGAATCGGGAGGCTCTGCGCAGACGAAGCCGCAACCAACAAGGTCACCCTCAAACCGCGGCTCGTCCGGACACTGAACACAGGACACCAACCGGTACGCCCGGATGTTCCGCACAAAACCACTGGCTACCGGAGGAAAGTCCGGGGCTAGCTCAATGATACGCAGCTCAACCAGCGTCTCCACTATTCCCTCGTTCTCGCTCCAGTGCTTGGCATAGAAGACATCGGAAGGCAGGTGATCTGTCTCAGGCAGGCGTACACTGACATGACAATACGGCTCGTACTGCCCAGGTGCTTCCTCCATTTCGGTGGTGAGGGACACAGCCAGCCCACCCAGAGCGTAAGTGGTCACAGACAACCGCCCTGACAACGTCGTGTCGAAGTGCTTAAACTTGAATTTAACCGTTGGATTCGTCATAGGGAACGAGCTTGCAAAACACCCCAGCCTGCTTGGCTTTGCGGCTGGAGAAACGCTGGTACAGGTTTTTGTGAAAGTCATCTTGACGCTGCTTGCCCATGTTGCTGGTCGTGAACTTTGGACACGCGGCAGACTGCTTTTCAGCCCACTCTATTCCCCACCCCCACAACTCCAAAAACTTACCATCGCCGACACGCTGCAGCACTTTGGGCACTTTGGGCAGCGGGACTCTGCTTCCGTGTCTGGCGCTCATACCTTGTTCGGGTACTGCATGACCGGACACTCTAGCAGTCCCTCGATATTCTCCGGACCAAGCATGCGCAGCATAGACGTGCGCAAGACATCATAGCTGGGAGCTTCGCAGATGAACTCCCATTCACCTGAGCTCTCCAGCGAGCCATACAGGGCAAACAGGACGGGGTGATCGTTGTCAGCCGCGTGGCGCTCCTGCGCATCCTCGACGGTGTAGTGTTCCATCGCCCAGCCGTCCTCACTGTGCCGCACTGTGCGCACCTGGTAACGCTGATAACGTCCCTGCTGCGCGGGCGCGGCAGCCCACTCCACGTTCATGCTGCAGTTGGGTGTGTTTTGGATACGCACTGGCAACCGCAGTTTGGTCGCCAGAGACAGGAGTTCATCTTCACCCCAACGCACCGGGATCTCACAGTTCTGCTCCCAGAACATGGATTCTACCGCAGGTCCTACGTGGTCTTCCAAATAGTACGGCCAAACATCCTGCATGGCGTTGAAGTCCACATGGTCACAACTCCATGCCTCGAACAGCCGGCCGAGGTGTGCGCACCTTCGCATGAATTCATCCGCGCCGTTGTAGATCTCGGAGATGTCGTAGCTCTGCTTGTTTGCAAAGTAGTCGTACAGACCTTTGGCAATTGCAAATTCCGCTGCAGCATCTGGCGCCTCAGCCGGTTGTTCTGGAGTTTTGAGCGCCTGCTCCAGCCTGTATTTGCTCATGTCGTACCGCTGCCGCACAGCCAGGTTCCAGGCGTCGTTCCATAATGCCGCATCCTGTGCGTTGTCCGGATCAAATATCTTCTGCAACATCACAGCATCCCATGCGGCAGCCATCAGCACATTTGCATCACAATAATCATTCGCACCGAGCCCGTCTTTGCCGCTGATCAAAGCGCACAGCTGCGCATCATTTAACCCCAACCTCAGAGCAGTGCAGAACCCGCAGGCCAACCCGTACAAGATATTCTCACGATACGGATCAGTCTCGGACATACCGGTCCTCCAAGGGCATGCCTGGTTCTGATCTCACAAACTCGCGCTGACGAATGACCCTGTAACAGGTGTTCTCTTGGAGCCAAAGCGGCGCGTGCTCCTGGTGTGTCAACTGCGTCGGCTTATTGACGATCAACAGACGGTTGATGGTGTTCTGCAACATCAGGCAATCATTCACAGATACGGTATGGGCGTGTCCAGTGGCTTCCCCGTGCGCGAGCACAAACCGACCGGCTTCGCTTCTGCTTCGTTTCATCTTCTTCTGAGCTGCCGCTTCGGGCATCTCGACTGGCACAAGCAGGACATCGCCCTGCCTGACAATTGCTGGGATTGCGGTGGTGTTCATGATTCAAAGGTGGGGTTGTAGTGATCTGCTCGCAGACCAAACGTCCAGGCCACGGCTTCTTTCGAAGAGCTTATATGCGGCGGCACCTGCAGGTAGTAGTCCTTGAAGGTACCGTCCGGTTCAGCCGTAGAGTTCACGACTTTGACGAACAACGTCAGACTGTGCTTGGTGGCGCCGAAGCGCCGCACGGTGTCGCAAGTACGCCGGTATTCAATTTCACCAAGCCGCGGCTGGCTCAGGTCATACGCATCGGCTGGCAGCCCGGCCACAAACAATGTTCCGAAGTCGTCACGATGGAGCACCTTCAGGATTCCACTGGCCTCCAGAATCTCCGGCGCCAGCAGCTCGATCATGATGCGCCGAACTTCCTGGTTATCCTCTTCCAGGATATCCTCGGGTGCGTACTCGCGCCGCATCACGTTTTCAGGCACGCGCACACCCTTATAGCTGTACCCGAGGATACGCCAACAGGAGGGCAGCATTCGTGCATGATGCGGCATGTCCTTGAGGGGGCGCTTAGAGATCGGCACGGCTGTGATCTTGTCTGGTACATCGAACCCCCAGTTCTCATAGAAGCCTGGATACTCCTTGGAGGCTACGCAGAACAGACCACGTGGGTGTGCCACCCCCACAGCTGCCTTGCGCCAGTTGGCAGGCATCTTGAATGCGAAGCACTTACCACCACGCTGTACGGTTGTGAGGACCACGCGTCCCCGGATAAGCTGCACCCCAGCAGCGCCGGGAGTGGAGCGCCAACGCCCTCGGTTGAATTGGGAGTGACCAGTAACACCCATGCCCACGCGGATCTGACTCTGGTTATGCAGGGCATAAACGGACTTGTCGAATCGGTGCGCTACATGGAGCAGGAACTTATTGAGGGGCTCGAGCCGTTTCCTGGCCGCTGCATCTCGCTTGGCGCGCGCGATCTCACGTTTCTGGTTCAACTGCGATCTTAGTGTCGCCAGGTAGAGTGAGCTTGGACGTGGGGTGGGGGCGACCCAGCCGCGACCTGGGCGGCGCTTCTGCGCGGCATACCTCAGTGCTTGAAGGCGCTTGGTCAGAGTCGCGTACACGACCCGATCAAACCCTGTAGGGTATTTGCCATGACGTACAATGACGTCCCACTGCCGCGCCGTCATGCTCTTGCGCACGTCACCCATCGTGGCGTCTTTGATCCGCTTGCGGACAACTGCATCCAGGACCTCTACGGTCTGCATGGTACGATCACGCATGCGCAGCAGCTCTACTGCGAAAGCTTGGTCCTCCTTGAACCTGATACAGATGTTCCGCAACTCCTGCTCGGCCTCATTGACTTTGTGCCATGCCAGCCATTCCACCTCCGTGACAGGAACGCGCTCCTCCACGATTCTGTTTGAAAAGTCAGCATACGCGCGCAGATGCCATCCGCCGCTCTGCTGATACAGGGTGTACTTGCGCCCCTCATCCACCATGACAGCAATGCTGCCTGTAGCGGTGTGGCCTATCAGCATAGCAGTTCTCCCTTGTAGACCAGGTTGCGGATCGCACCTTCACAGACCAGAAGCAAATATGGGTCCTCCGTTGCTTCAGGTACTAAGTGTTGGGCCACCGCCATTTGACTACGTGCCAACGCCACAGCCTGGATGGGATTGATGGCCTGCACGGTGGTCAAGAACGTGTCCTGCCCATACGTGTCCGCCAGGTAGTCGGGATACAGCAACAGCACCGAGTAGGGACGACTCGCCTCCTCGACTTCCCATTCATCACCTTGCTCCATCTGGATATCGAACAACTGATCAGCGACGCGGGCCTGATCAAAGTCAAAGATCCGCGCATGTGTGTTCTCTGGGTGCCAGCTCGCTCCTACACCCTGCTTACCATCTGGATGGCACATGTACATCCCTTGAGGATTCCTGAGCCACACCTTCTTACCTGCGAACAGCCTCTCCAGTTCGCGTCGGCGTCCGAGCGCCTTGATTTCATTCTGGTTCATGAATTCTCTGGATTAGATTAAAGACCGGAGGCGCCGCAGGTTCCTCATTTGCTTCCAGGTAGACCGTCAGTACATCAACGGCGCCCTTGTCCTTAATGTCGAACCCGAAGAACTTCGCCGCAATGTAAGCTACCAGCCGGCTAGGTACTATTTTGGTACCGACCTCTTCGATGACACTCAGTGAAAGGTGTCGACATAATCCGCAGGGTTGGTACTCGTGGGTGAACACACAGCGTATCACGCCTCCCATGATAATCTGCCTAGCCGGGTCCGCACCAGCGGGAGGATCGAAGCCTGTTTGAATACGCTTCATGTCCTGATGGGACAGCACGTACGTTTCAGCATGTTCTACCAGCTTGGCAGCAGCCTTATAATCATCCTCTGTCAGGATTACTGGGACGAAACCGAGGTCTCCTAATCCCATTGGCATATGTCGTCTTCGAGGTTTGTCATGTCCTCTACATCCGGGATGGAATCAAGGTCCCCAACGCAGACGTACACCTTGCGGTTGGCATGACAGAACTGGAGCGGGAAGGATTGTTCCCAACCCCAATCCTCTTTGCCGGAATGCGTCAAGGACACGAGAGCCTCCGTGGGTTTCTCTTTCCTGCCTATGGTTGAAATCGGGAGCTCCTGGAACAACGGCAAGACTGCCTCCCAGGTGATTTCGTCTTCTTCCTCATTGAACTCCAATACAGCGGTGTGCAGGTGCAGCTGGGTGTCTGCTATTGCCGGCCTGTCCTGGTCACAACGATAGACCTGCACGGTCAGGAGACCCAACCGCAACCCGAACAAGCTCACCGGCATGGTGTTATACGCGGCGCTCTTGTGTGAGCTGTGCAGAGGGTCAAGCTTGGTGTTCTCGCTCAGGTATATGGACACTTTGCGCTTCCCACTGAGAACCTTGATCTGACTGATATCCACGTCCCAGACTACACCGTCGTCTACTTCGACGGCAGCGTAGCATTCCGGACCACGCAAGATGTACGAGATCTCACCGCGAATCACGCCGAACCAGGCGTCGTCGGCACGCGCTGCAGCTTCCACGAAATCCCCCACGGCCAGCCCGGTCGGTTGCCAGGGCGTCACAATCCAGTCAACAGCAGTTAGAGTTGTACTCATGATTCGTCAATGATCTCGTAATCCAGGAACTCTCCAAACTCAGGCGCAGGCACCGGGAAGTCGGGATTGTATTTGATGTGAGGATGCCCCAGAGGAACCTTGGCTTCACACTCCATTCGATAAACCACACGCACTTTGCGTACCATCTGCACAACCACCCGCGTCGATGACTCTTGCGGATATGCAGGGTCACTGTACAGCACGTTGAATTGAAAGTGCACCCCGTGTATGTCGGGTAGCTCCAGATAGGGGATATGCTTGGCTACCTCCAGGAGCCTGGCCGTGGTCGTCATGGGATTGAAACCATTGAACCCCATGACGTAGTACTGAATGAGATCGTCCCAGGCTACATCAATAGCCTCACCTCGCTGATGTCGCAGAGATTCAAATATCTGCGTGATATCCTGACGGAATTGCTTACGTGACTGGATCAGGTCCATGGTCCGATGCTGGTTCGGTTTGCGTGTCTGAGATCAACGCCTTGGGTCCCTTTTCACGGGGACACACATTCTCGTTCATGTTCGGCACATAGAACTTCAGGCAGGCCTCCTCGAGGTGCTTGATGTCCAGGAGCTTATGCTTTGCGTCCATGACCACGCAGTGGTTGTCCCGGGTGTCGATCCGGAGTTCCAGGTACTTGGCTGTCGCCGCCATGTTGGTGTTGCCCCAGTAGAAGTTCGGGTGGTTCAGGACTGCCAGCACGCGTGCTAGCGGCACCCACGTGACTTCCTCAGGTTGACGCGCAGCCGACAGTTCACCATCCTTCGCGATTACCGAGAGGTCCGCGTGAATATTCCGCAGCTCTGTTGCGATCCCCTGTGCTGTCAGCTCCAGGGCGGCGCGGCGGGCATGCACACCGAGCTTCAATGCTTGATCTATGGCATCTACCATGGTTGAACAAGTCGTGACGGTGTGGTTGATCGCAAACAACAGCGCCGCAGTTTTTGCCGTCAGCGTGATTGATGCCGCTGCTTGCGTGGCCAGCTCCGCCAGCTCCTCAAGCATCGCAGCCCGCTGCTGGGATGTCTGCGCCTCAGCCAGGTAGGTGTTAAGGATAACGGAGAGTTCCTGCGCCGTGTACTCCTCTTTGGTGAGCTCAATGCGTTCAACTGAATCGTCTGCCAGGATCGCATGCATGCGGTCCACAAATTTAGTGATCTGTTCAATGCGATAAGTCATGACCATTTTTCGTTGTTTGGACGTTCTTTCTTCGGTTCTGGTTCACGCCACGTGTGCGCTTTGTAGATGAGCCAAAAACCCACACAGGCCCCTGCGATCTGCCCCACGACGCACAACATGCCAAACACGGCGCCGGAAGAGTCGGCCAGCAGCACCGCCCAAGGAACCATACCAACCAACACGCACACCCAACCCAGCACAAAGTACCGGACGTCTCTGCTCATTCTAGTTCTGCCCATGTAAATATGAAAAATGGACTGGCAGGTGTGAGGGAGCACCTGCCAGTCCTGTTTAATAAACGCCAGCTGTTCTGATCGGAAACCCTGCCGCGGTTTATTGCGCGTGCAGGGACAATACGTGAAACCCTGTAACCACTCAGGGAAAGGTTGCAGGAAAACGCTTCCGACACTGCACACCTGCTGGTGGTGCATCTGCAGCTAGGGGAGCACTAGCCGCAGATAAAATGAGAATGACACGACGTGCGTATCCAATCAAGCTCCAATGCGCGTCCGGAACTCTTCTTCGGTTACCACCATGACACCCAGCTTCGCGGCCTTGTCGAGTTTCGAGCCTGCCTTGTCACCGGCGAGCAACCGGGTCGTGTTCTTGGTCACCCCCGATGCCACCTTGCCTCCGTGGGCCCTGATCATCGCCGCTGCGATCTCACGTGGGACCGTCAGGGTGCCGGTGATGACCCAGATTTCACCCTCCAAGGTGTTACCTTTGATCTCCCGCGTGGCTTCCGGGAACTCGAAGCCGACCAAACCCAGCAGATCAATGTCCCGCACCTTCTCGGTGTCTTGCCGCCAGGCCAGGAAGGCTGCGGCAGCCACAGGGAGCATATCCGGACAGGACAGGATATCCTGGTCGGCGGCGGCCAGGATTGCTGGGATACTGCCAAAGTGTGTCACGAGCGCCCTCGATGCCGTGTTGCCAACCTGCGGGATACAGAGTCCCCGGATAACCCGGTCTTGCTCCTGGGCTGCGCGTTGACGTGCCGTCGCGAGTGCCTTGACGGTATTGCTGGCCTGCTTCTCCCCTAGCCCGCACCGATCCAACTCGGGGATGCCAAGCAGGAACAGATCTGCGTACCGTTTCACGCGCGGCAGATGCGTCAAAATCGCCTCAATAGTGGACGGTCCCATTCCCTCAACATCCAAAGCGGCCTTGGATACAAAGTAGCAGAGACGTTGCTTGAACCACTCCGGGCAATCATAGTTGGTGCAACGGATTGCCACCGCCTCTTCCTCAGACTTGCCTGTGGGGGAGCCGCAGAACGGACACTCCGTTGGGGCGAAGATCTTGGAACAGTCGCCTGTGCGCTTGTCCAGAATCGGCCGTAAGACCTGCGGTATGATTTCTGCTGCTTTTGCAATGATCACATGGTCCCCGACCCGGATGTCCTTCGCGGCGACATCCACATAGTTGTGGAGGGTCGCGCGCCGAATCGTGGAACCAGCAAGCTTCACGGCACGGAGTTCCGCCACGGGCGTCAGGACACCGTTCTTGCCCATCTGGACCGTCACGGAATTCAGGACGGTCTTGGCTTCCTCGGGTGGGTACTTGAAGGCCGCGGCCCAGAGCGGGGCTGTCTTGTTGGTGCCAAGCAGTCGGCGGAGATTCCGCTGATCAAGCTTGATCACCGCGCCATCGATGTCGAAGGGCAACGTACCACGCTCACTCTGCAGCTGCGCCAGCGCATCCTTCAGAGACACCAAGGTCTGCTCGACGGTGGGTTGGCGTGTGCGGTACAGGACATGCGGAGGAAAGGTCGGCAGGCCCATGCAGCGGAACTGATCATGGAGGGTTGTCTGACAGACCCAGCTGTCACATTCCAGCAACTCGTAGATGACACAGTCCAGACGCCGCTTGGAGGTCTCACGCGGGTCCAGCTGCTTGAGGGCTCCCACGGCAGCATTGCGGGGGTTTGCCCATTCCTCTTCCCCGGCGGCGACACGCTGTGCATTGAGCAGCTGGAATGTATCCCGCGACATGTACACTTCCCCACGAAACACCATCTCATCCGGGTGCAGGAAGCCGGTAGTGCTCTTGAGTTGCAGCGGGACGCTACGAATCGTCCTGACCTGGGCCGTCACATCATCACCCGTGATACCGTCACCACGGGTCAGGGCGCGCGTCAAAATACCATGGTTGTAGTACAGCTCCACGGAGAGACCATCCACCTTCGGCTCCACCAAGTAGGCTGGCGTGTCCTGCGTCCCGATTGTTTTCACGCAACGCTCCAAGAATGTCTTGATATCCTTGTCCTCGTAGGCATTCGCGAGGCTGAGCATTGGGATCTGGCGCATGCAGGAAGCAAAGCCCTTCAGGGGTTGCTGCAGGATGCGCTGCGTTGGGGACGCCGGCGTCAGGAGTTCCGGATAGCTCGCTTCGTAGATCTGCAGTTCTCGGAACAGCTTGTCGTATTCCTGGTCTGATATCACGGGCCGCCCCACCTGGTAGTACCAGTTAGCGGCATCTTCAATCTGCTTCCTGAGAACCTCAATGCGGTCTCGTACTTGTGCGGGTGTAGTGGGTGTGCTCATGCGTCCTTGTCGTGCGTGGTGTGCAAGGCATTGGCCGGCATTCTCAGTTCCGTCAGTAGCGCGTATTCGTCAAGCGCCTGCGCCTTGTCTTCCTCCTCATAGAACTCCTCCAGCAGAGGAACCGCACCCAAGTCCAGTTTGAGGGTCAACACATGCCCTTGTTTGTCCGGATGCATACCCAGAGTAACCGTACCAGGTTTGAGGCTCAGCGCGTACAAGAACATACGAGCTCGCCGCATCGTCTGATTGATTTCCGAATTGCCCCCCGCGACCTGATGCAGAAACTGTCTTATGGGCTGCGCCAGCTGCAGCATAACCAGGGCGTCCACTTGGCACTCTCTGTCTAACTCCGAAAGATTCACGAGGGCTTTGGCCCAGCACTCCGGCTGATCGAGTTGATCCGTCAGCACTCGTTTAATGGCTTCCTCGGGAGGAAGCCCTGCGGGAATAGGTGGGGAGGTCATGACAACAGTGTCTTGAAAAACTTCCGCTGGGCGCGCCGCCCGGCTAACAGGAGGTCGACGAGCTGCCCGACGGTAAAGTCATCTGGGATCGGGATGCTTTTACGATTACCCCCATTGATGGCGCCGAGGGAACCGGGGGCGAATTTGGCTTGTCTCGCTACGGACGGTAACACAAAGTGCAGTGACGCTTTGTTGTAGTTCGTGAATCTCAACTCCAAGGACGGACTGCGCGTACGCATTAGATTCGCCACGACTGTAAGATCACAGTACAACCCCATTGGACCTAGCACGGCCGCCTCGGGACCAAGAAGTTTACGCAGGGCTGGAGCAAGCCCTTGCTGGATTATCACAAAGTTCCAATAGTACTTTTCAGGTCTAGGATGAATCGTCACTTCGCACCCAGCCTCCGCCGCAAAACGACGGCGCATGGCTTCGAAGCGTGCCCTCCCCCTTGCCCAGGATTTTACGAAATCTTGTACGAACTTGTCCCGCGTTGCTTTGGTGCTACGCCTGCTCATAGCTCTGTCAGGAACTTTTGTCCACGCATCGTCACTGAGTTTTCTTTCCAGATCTCGAAGTCCAGTTCTGCCGGTACGCGGCCCAGCTCATCACAATGATGCAAGAACGCCTTCTCCAACCGCAAATACTCATTACCGGAAGGAGTTGTTTTGGGAATCCCAGCACACAGGCGTTTGCGCTGCATGTACTGTAAGATGTGGGTATCCAGGCAGGCCAACTGCAATCCGGGGCGTGTGAATAGCATGAGCATAGAGGCGCTCTTGAGGCCGTAACCGGGAAGCGTTACGAGGTCCTCGCGTGTGCAGGTGCGGAGATTCAGCAACCCCTCATAGTGCCTGGCTGCCACATGGAACAGCAACCGCGACAAGCGCACGTACTGACCAACCTTGTGTTGCTGTAGCCAGATCACCAATGCCGGCTCCTCTTTCACCACACGCTGCGCTTCCGCTCCGCTGTCCGGAACACACTTTCGCGCGTCGGCCCATAACATGGACAAACAGTCGAAGGGACAGCGCAGTCCGTACAGCTCCCGCCAGTCACCCAGCAGGGCGTCCAACTTGCGTTGCTGAACGCCAGCATGTTTACCCGCCACAAAGGCCGTCAACATGAAGAATCGTTGCAGCTGAGCATCTGTGGCCTCGTACAGGAAGGGGTACTCGACAGTACCGCTCACGAGGCGAGGCCCTCCAACCGCGACCGTTCAGCCAACACGGTGTCATAGTTCCACGCCGGACAGACGTCGTGGTCCGGTGACGAGACTGAGACATTCAAGATACCCCAGCTACGGAGATGCTCATGGAGCTGGGCGCATAATTCCAGACTCAGGTCTCCGACATTAAAGTCCTCCACAGAATCCTGCCAGGCACGCTTGCCCTCGTCCGTCTCAATAATCCAATCCGTCACGGCAGACTGCACTCTGCTCAGCACTTCCTCCATGGTCATGGCGGTTATTGTACTGCACCTAAACTCCAGCTTCGTGCTCGGTTCACCCTCGCGTGATATCAGAATCACGTGATCCGCTTGGGCGTTCAATGAGATCTTCTGTGACATCCTGTCAGGAATTGGTACTTCTCATAACACCACTGCTGCGCACGAAACCGCATACCCTGCCTGTACTGCTCATGACGTTTCATCGCCGTCAGGTTGCTGAGGTACAAGTCCTGCACGGCTTGCTGTAAGACACGCCATTCGAGTTGCTTCGGATCCCGTGCCTGTTGCTGCAAATTTATCACCGCAACCTCCATGCTCTTCAGCATGTTTTGCCGCGCCTCCAACGTCCCGTAGGCACGCGCGTACGTGTTGTCACTGGTCGCCAGCGAGATCTTTATGCTGCTCGCACAGCACAGCAGAAACACACAACCCAACAACGGATGGTCCGGAATCGTCACCAAGGCATTGAGACAACCACACAGCATGACACCGACCCAAATGCTGGTCAGATCAGTCAGGACCGGTCGCCAGTCTGTCAAGGCCACGTACACATCGTAGGTACCTTCTGAGAGCCAGTACCACGCAGTGTGGCACTTGAGGATAAGATTTCGTAGTTTGTTCAAAACTGGTTTCCAAGCGTGTCGAATAAATCCGTGAACATGTCTGCGGTCGAGGAGTCGGGACGCTCCAGATCCAACAGCTGCGGGTTGTGCGTGAGCACGGTCAACAGTGTACTGAGGAGCTGATCTACTGCGATGTTCCACTCATCGCGCCGATCCCAGTACCAGTCATCGTCCTCCTTCTCAATTGTAAGATCCGACGAGATTGTCACCGGGGTGCGCTCCGTATGGGAGCCTACCACCTGCACTTCAATGTAGTTTGTACCTTGCGGGAACGCTTCTGTGACGCCGAAATCAAACCGGACAAACTGCTGTTGCCCCCTGTACTCGTGATAGGCCTTGGTGGACACTAAGTGCTGATTTTACTGCGCTATGCGCCTCCTGCGTACGGCGGGAGAGACGGAGCTGGTATTGTTCCTGAAAGTAGCGAACTTGGAGACGGAGCCCCCATCAGAATTTTTTTGAACATAGCTGACGATAACATTGCTTGCTCGTTCTCATTCGGTACTCCGCCAAACCTAGCGGGTGTACGGAGCAGATTCGTCTGTAATGGATCTGCCTTGCTCTGTGCTCCCCAGTTAGTTGGGCGTGTCGGGTAACCCGCGCCCTCCTCCATTTCCCTGACGGAACCGGTGATGGGTTTAGTTGGGGTTAGCCCTGCTGCTCCTGCAAGCTGACTGGAGTGATCTGCAAACGCTGGTATCGATGATTCATCGGAACCACCCTGCCCACGCCAGTGTTCCAAGCCCGCACCAACCCCAGCACCACCAAGACCCCCGAGCAGCATACCTTTCAGGATCGAGGGAGAACCGTTCTCCTCCTCATCCCGTTTGCTCTGCATGAGCTTACGGACACCCTGAATGGCGCCACCCCCGAGCGCCCCGGCTCCACCACCAAGGATGGCGGCCAGGATGCGGGGGTTAATTGGCGCTTGGGCTGGTTCACCCGCAGCGCGCTTGATGATGAAAGTCGTGAGATTGATACGGAATGGCAGGTTCATAGGAATGAGTAAATGTTTCACAGCGGCCGAGTACCGGCAAGAACTTCCTCGAAGTCCTTGCGAGTGATCCCAAGCAGCTGGCGAATGGTGTCCTCTGCGGCTGGGTTCGGCATAGGCTCCGGGAGGTCAATGTAACCCCAGTTCTTGTTGGCCACCAATGCCGGGTCGAAGAGACCGCCTGCCTTGGGAGCCAAGGTGCGGAAGTCAATGGTCTCACCGGAATGTACTTTCAGGGGTTTGAATTGCTCGAGCTGTTTGTCAGTCAGGAGACCCAACCGAAGTTTGCCGCCGCCCATTTCGCGCGCGTGCATGCCAGCACCGTTCAGAAGTGCCCTGAACTTTTGGAACACAAAAGGAGAGCCTGGAGCTTTGGGGGTTTGCCCTGACCTGAAGGTGCGCCAGAAATCATCGTTCTGCTGCCCCGTCAATGTGCTGGACTCCCGGAGGTTGTTGTACGCGCCGCTGCTGAGCATCACGGTAGTCTCGAGACCTGAGCGACGTTTGGCGCCGCCACCAAGGCCAGACCCCTTCGAAGGTTGTCCGTCCTGGTCATACCCCCCTTGCCCACGTGCGTCGTATTTGTGCTCTGCGATGTGGTGCAGCTTCAACACGTAGGCATTGCCGGTTGTGATCGGCCTGTCCAGCTTGCGGTTGTCCTTGGGATCGAACACAGTCTCCTTGTCGGTCATGCCTGCTTCCTTGAGCTTGGCCGCCACAAAGTCTATCCAACTGTCCTCGTTCGGATTGAACGCCGGGAGCTTCATTGGGGTGCCTGACTTGGCTGCAACTTTTCCAAGAAGGATCTCAAGTAACAGCGAGGGGTTGGCACGCGATGGGAGACCCTGTTGGTTGAGCAGCATCTCCAGCGGTTCACCCGACGCTGTGCGGAGCATCTCATGCTCGGGGATGACCGCTGAGACGATCCCCTTCTGGCCCGAGCGCAGGACAAGCTTGTCGCCCTTCTGCATGGGGCGATGACTCTCGACCAGCACCTTCACAGATCCGTCATTCTTGCGCACCACGTCCGTGACGGTACCTGGCACTGCGCTGTCCCACTGCACAGAGGCATCCGCGCGGAGCTGTCTCGCTACCTTGCCCAAGCGCCCCAGGCTTTGTGACTGGGCTGAATTGAAGTTGCGCGGACGGGTGGCCAGGATCAGAGGGTCGCCCGGTTGTACAACCTGACCTGGACGCACGATGCCGTGCTCGTCCAGCAGCGTGAGCTGATCTTTGGTGTACATGTCAGGGAACAGTGACTTGAAGTGGTCTTGGCCGCTCTTCAGGTTGCCCCCTGAAAAGTCCTTGTCGATGGAATCCAGATGGAGGCTGGTGGCCCGCTTTGCGAACTTGTCCGAGACCACCATGGCATCATCCATCGAGAACCCCTTGAAGGGAACAACCCCCACACGGGCGTTGAGGCCTAACGCCAGGGAACCCTTCTCGTCTGTGAAGTTGGAACGGGCCAGCAGGTCCTTGGCTTTGACAGTCTGTCCCTTCGTGACCGTCGGGGTCTGTGTGATTCCGCTGTACCGGTTGAAGGGCATGTTGCGATACAGCCCGATCACCTTGGGAGTTCCATCTGCCAGTCGCAGTTTGATTTGTGTGTCCGCCACATCCTCAACCGTGGCGTCCCCGTCAGAGCGGATAGCGCCGGCCGTACCGCCAAGCATGTCGTCAAATGACGTGTCCGGCGTGTCATCCATGCTGGTCTGGATCCATGGTGCCTCTGGTTTTACCAGTGGTTGTGCCTGGTTGGCGAAACGGGCACCGTAGAACAACCGGGTAGGTTGGACGGCATTCTGCAGCGGGATCAGCCCGACATTGGGACCGACGAATTGATTGGGAGACATGAACTCGAAATCGACGTCCTCTTCAGGGCGCCGATCCAATTCATACTGGGCGTTAACGACTTCACGATGCATGGAAAAGCGCGTTGCGGAGATTGCTGGCCTCAGGTCCCCAACGTGGGTCCTGCAAGGTTTCATACAGCGGTAGCGCGTAGGGGGCGGCACCGGTGCCCTGCACGGCGGCCATGAGACCAGCCTGAGACTGCGCTGCAAGCTGTTGCGCTGCCTCCACGTTGCCGAGCGCCTTTGCGTAGAACTCACCACCCACCCCGTAACTGCCGTTCATGCGCCCTATGAGATTCGGCAGGCGGTATGTTGAAGGTTCAAACGTCTCAGCACGCCCTGCGGGCATTAGAGCCGCCCGACCAAAGCGCAGCAGCGCATCCGCCATTGGGCTGGATGTCAGACTCGGCAGGGCCTCCCCACTTGGGGTGCCGTAGTTGAGTCTGATGTGCGCGCTCGGGCTTGTGTTGGCGGCGGCGTTGATGAGAGGTGCTTTGAACATGAGGCGTGGACTTTAGGTTCCGAGTGCTTCCCGCAAGAATCCCGTCATGGAGCGCACAGGCAGCCCTTGCGCCCCTACTGTGGAGGGCAGCGTCTGTGGTTGTCCACCTGCTACCATGGAGCCTGTGCGATTCTTCAGGTAGGTGCCGAGCTGTCCAAGCAGCCCTTGCAACCATTCACCTGAGCCGCTGGGGGTGGTCAATGGTTGTCCTGCCTTGGCCGCCGCCTCGCGCAGCGCCTGCTGTTGGGCAGTCGCCTGTGCGACAGTCGCGTCATGCCCCATGTTGGCCATCGGCCCCTCCATGAGCGGAAACGAGAGGCCCAGCAGTTTCGCAATTGGTTTCGCCGCCAGTCCGACCCCTTTCCAGGGAGTAACCGTGAAAGCCGTGTTAGCAGTATCCAGTGCACCCGAACCAAGTTGACCAAGCATCGCCTTGGTTTTAGTCAGCTTGTCGGTCGGGGTATTCCAGATTCCCTCCGGGGTTGCATGAGCTGCCGAGAGTTCCTTGTAGGCATCGGGCGCTGCTGCGTAAGCCTGGCCAGTGTGGGAGGCTGCCCCTAGTCCTGTTGCACCTACAGCCAAGCCGGCGTTGCCCAGTACACGTGGTAAGTTGAGCGCTTTATTGCCCATCCACTGCGTCGCGTTAGCTACGCCGTTGAGTAAGCTGGTAGGCATCAACGCTCCCACCGTACCTGGTTTGGCCGAGTTCGAAAAGGGTTGCCACGGTGTCTCTCCGAAAGGCGTGACCGGTTTGTCACCTGCAAACCAGTTAAGACCCGGAACTGTACTGATACCGGCACGTGCAATCGGCAGGGCCTTGCTGGGCTCCTTAATCCCATTCCAGAGCGTGTCCATGACACCTGGCACAGGCGCCGCAGGATCACCGTAGTGCCCAGCCTGCAGGGCTTTGTAATTGATTCCGTTGTCGCGGTACAGATCCGCAATATGCGGTCCCTTCAGCACGCCTGTTGGTGCGGCCCGCCCGGTTGGCCAGGGTTTGCCAGAGCGGGTCAGGGTGGGCGCACTCGGAGCATCTGCCGCTGTTTTGAGACCATAGAGCCCATGGTTCAACCGGGACATGCTTGCCTGCTGGGTGAGCTTGCTGATGTTCCCCATGGTCGTCGAGAAGCGCTTACCGAAATAACCAGCGCCCATGTTGTTTGCCGCGTTGGACATGGCCTTGGTGTGCAGGATCTGTTGCTGCTGCAGCTTCTGCTGATGGCCTGCTTCCAAGGCCTTCATCTGCGCCTGCTGGGCTGTTTGCTCAGCCTTGACCTGTCCCTGCTCGGCCTTGGTCTGTTCAGGGGAGACTGCGTTCGGATCCTCAGCCGCATGGTTCGGGATCACGATTGGCTTGATGCCGTTGGTTTGATCCGCAGGCCGCACAGGACCCGGGGCGCTCTTGGGTGAGACGCCGTCCTGCAGGAGTGCGAGCTTGATGAAGGGCGAAAGAGTGGTCATACGTTCACAGCGTTATTACGGTAGCTTGCCAACAACTCAGCTCGACGCTGGCGCTCTTCCGGGGAGAGGATCACGCGTTTGGTACGCTCGTTAGTTTCGTGCCGGAGGCGACCACGAACATCGCGGCGAATCTTGCCCACCAGAGCATCCGAGAGTGCCATCTCCTGCACAGGCAGATCAAGCTGCGTTTCCGCGTCACCCTTGTTCTTGGTTGGTAGTGTCACCCGGATACGTCCAGACTCAGGGCGCTCCGCACGGTCCGCGACACCCTGCAGGGCATTGATGCCCTTGAGGCCCAGATAACCGACACCACCCAGCAGCCCGGCGCCCAGAAGCCCACCCGCGATGGCTGTTCCCGGATTCTTGTCTATGTACTGAGAAGCCTGATCAAAGATGCTCGGGGACGTGACGTTGACAGAGGTATTGGCGGGAGCCGTGACGTTGACGTTGGTCCCACGCTCCTTGGACAAGGCGGCCACCAAATCAGAACCCGTGTTCATGTTACGCCGCATTAAATCCTTCGCGAACACACCGGGAATAGCTACCGCCATACCTGTTGCTCCGCCCATCATCTTTAACCTCTTGGCGGCGTCGATGGTCAATTGTACGGGCCGCTTTGCCGCTTCGGCCTTCGCGAGTGCGGAAACACCAGGCAACCGTCCCGTACCTTTGCCAATCCCGAACATGGTAGTGTTCAGCAAACCGTCCGCCAGGCGTTCCTTCCAATGTTCAGTCGTGAGAAACCGTCCACTGGGGGCGTTGTATAACGCGTCCATGCCGACCGCACCTGCTGTTGGTGCCGCCATGTATTTGGTGCCTGTCCACAACGCCTTGGCAACCTCGGGCCAACCGGCTTGCTTCACCGCCGCCGTCTTGGACGTGGCTTTCAAGACGGCCAGAAGTTGGGCCGTCCGGAGGGCTTCCTCGGAGGCACCGGTCTGACTCTCGCGGTTGAGTTCCTGCTGCAGCACCGGGTCAGCCAGCATGTCGCGACGGGTCCCACCTGGGGGTAGGCGGCGCATCATCTCAATGATCCCCTCGTTGTTGGCCTTGCGGCTGTGGTAACCGAGCAACCCAGACAGCAACGCCGCACCGCCGCCGGCCATTGCCGTGTGTTCTGGCTTGGCTCCTAGGAAGTGGGCACCTGCGCCGACTGCTCCACCACCAACCAAGGCTGTCATCAAGGATGCCTTGGCAGGGGAGGACATGTCCACAGCAGGACTGTCAGCCATAGACCTGAAAAGTTTTGGGAACCATTGACTCTGTCCTTCCTCGACGTTGGCCTGTTCCTCTGGGTTCAGCACAGCACGGCGGGGTGCCAGCGGCATGTACTGCTGGAGAGAAACACCCCCGTAGGAGCCTGGAACGTAGGAAGGTCGGCGTGCCATTTTGGTCAACATAGAGGGAAGCGGTTGGGAGCGCAAGCGTGCCATCTTATGCTGCACAGGCACCCCGAGCTTGTCGGCGAGCTTCAGGCTCGGCTCATTACCGGGCACAATGTAGGCCCGGACATCCTGGACATCCGCCGGCTTGTGCTCCTGGAACATTTCCTGCAGGGCACGCTTCGCAAGCCCCTGGCGCCGGAACTCCGGCAGGAGTCCCACAGCGTAGTAGCCAGCCTTCTTGCCTGTCTGATCGTTGCGGAACTGCCAGCCTGTGAAACCAGCCAGCTTGCGCGTCGCAGGGTCTCGGATCGCGAACGCCTCGTCGAGCTGGGCGCGTTTGAGGCCGTGAGGCCACCAGGTGGGGTTGTCCTGGTAGATACTGTTTAGGAGCTGGTCGAATTCCGCACGGGTTGCCATAGGAGAAGTTTAACCACCGGTCCCTCCATTGTCACGGGTAAGATTTACGCTTTGCGCCATTCACCTTCCCACAACCGGAGCGCGTACCTCAGGTATTGCCCGAACCATCTGCGAACTTGGGACGCTCAGTCATGCTGCTGCGCCGCGATGTATTTCTCAAACCATGTCCGGTACCGTTTGGCTTCCATCGGTCGGATGGTTTCCCGCTGCGCGCAAGACTCGCTCATGATCAAGTCTTCAACTTCCTCATGGGGTAGCTGCAGCACATGCCCCAATTCATGGAGCAGCACCGCCACAATCGAGATACTACCAACGGCAAGCCCGTTTACCCTGCGCCACCAGATACCGAACCGGGTTACCGGCAGGGGTTTCCAGTTCAACCTGGGGTTGTCCTTGAGCTCAATAACCCAACGCGGTGCCAGCTTGCCTGGGAACTGTGTACAGGTTGCCCAGGTCTCTGTTGTCGTTGGCCGTGGTTTGAACTGGTGTCCAAACGTGATCAACACCAAAGGGTCCGTGCAGCCTTTCACCCAGGGCTGAAACACCACAAGCCCTGCAAGTACACGATTCCATTCGGTGACTGCCTGCTCGACGGAGCGTTGCATGGCCTCGCGATCGATCTTGCCAAACAACAAGTCTGCGGTGCTGTAAGCGATGATGGTGGGTGTCATTGGGGTATAGTCCATACGAGACTGTTGCCCTGCAAACTATTTCGCCGCTTTGCCGCTTTGCAGTCCGCACACCCCTGGCAGGTAGTACGTGCCTGCCTGTTAACCCCCTTAGGACCACCGCAGTCCAGACACAGCCCCCGGTCGTGACGGTCAGCGCGCCAAACATCCCGCACACCGCGCAGGTGGACGCGACACACACTGCAGAGCCCCGCGCGTCCGCTTGGGAGCAAACGATCCGAGGGAAGATTACACTGAGGGCAGCATTTACACACCGTACGGTTATGGCGTTGCTGGGCCGTTAAAGACATTAGAGACAGTTGTCGTCGTATTCCTGCTGGGCTGCGTTACACAGATTTGTGACACGCACGAGCACAGCCCGGAGTCTCCGGATGTAGTACTGACGGGTGACCGCGCTCCCGCGGTCTATCATCAGACGCGCACAGCAGCCTGCGAAAACCCGGCTCAAGCGCTGCAAAGTGCGATCAGCTGGGTGGGGTTGATTGTACCCAGACCAGGGATGGCAGGCAAGCGGATTGAAATCCGGGTGCTGTCCGGCATCGGTAATCATGCGCAGTTCCCACAACTCAGGCACCGTGATGGTGTCTCCCTGAATAACCGTCAGGCGCTCCAGCAGGTAGGTCCAGGTGAACTGTACGGGCCAATGCCTCCGGGCATGCGCGAGGATGTTGACGCTCTGGATATCGGAAGAACTGAATCCCTGCTCGAAGGATTCAATGAGTTGATTGCGCCGGCTGCGCAGATTTGAAGTGAGTGTGTTGGACATTTAGAACAGATCCCAATCAGGCCTTCTCCACTTTTTCAATGGATACGACCATGGATGACTGACAGGCAGCTTCTGCATCCCACTGGACAGCCGGATTTTTCGGGTCCGCCAATATCTTGAGCGCTTGCTCCTCCGCGTCTTCTTTCCGCTCCGCCATTACAGTGAAGCGGCCTGTGCGGGTGAGCACACGCGCTAGCGTACACTCAAACTCCCACACAGGCCGAGATGTTCAGGATGGTTTCTTCCATGTGCGTCAAAGCGAGCCTCAGTACTCTCCGGTAACCTCCTTTTGCCGCGAACTTAATACAGGTGCGCAGCTTGCTCTCCAGTGCCGTTATCGAGGTTGCGTGCAGCACCATCCCTTCAACAACATCCCAGGATTGGCGCTCAACCAACGAGGCCGCGATGCTACGCTCCTGCCAGACTCGCTCCAGCAAGTCGGCAAGGTGCAGTACATCGTAGCTGTGCATGGTCTCGTCCATGCTAGATGGTTCCCGCGCATACGGTACTGTCAACCGCTATTTGCGTGGGTAGTACACGACGCTCAGTACGCAACTCCTGCGTGAGTCTGTGTGGACGAGCGTAATGTACACCGTGTGACTCGACTGAGGAACGAGGATATCAATATCCAACCCCAACGCCTTGAAAGTTGGAGCGACCCATTGAGTCTGCATACGCTTGCTGCCATGCAGAAATGGATTTGCAGGAGCGTTCACGGAAAACAACAGCTCCACCCCATGCCCCGTCGGGCCTTCCAACGGCCGCACGCGTAGTGATGCGCCTTGGCAAACCGCGGGTGTAAACCAGCCTTTGAAGGTGTCATCCTCTATGTCGAAACTGTGAGATTCGAACGGGGAGGCAGCAGGAGTATCGAGCCAGGTTAAAACAGAGGCAGCGATACCGCCGAGTGCCTCAAAAAAATCGGAAAGAGATAGGGGGTTTGTCATACCAGGGCACTACAGCACTTCTTGGCCTTCTGTCCAGAACCGCAACCACAAGGAGCGTTCCGGGGTTGGGCGCGTGTTTCACGTCGTATCTCTTCAAACATGCGGTCTGACTTCATGTCCAGCATCCGTGCAGCAAACGGCGACGCACCATGACGACGAAGAATCCAGCGGGCCACCAGGTTCCCCAACACGGGGTCCTCTTGTTCAAACGGGATTGGGATTGCTTCCATGTTGTTTCCGGTACGCTCGGATGCGATCTACTTCTTTCACGATCTGCTGTGCCGCCTCATCTTGGCCACTCCGCGCCATGTCGATCATGATACCTGCTGGTAAGATATTGGCCATGTAACACAGATGGTCAAAAGCCTTGAGGAGCAGATCCTCCAGACGCTGCACGCGTGGCGTTGGATCGACCAAGTACGTGGCCTCATCTGTCTGGAAGGTATCCAGGGTGTTACCCCTCACATCTTCAATCCAGTCCCAGAAGTCTCCACTTTCATCCTCATCATTGTACGCAGCAACGGCCGCCTCTTCCGACTCGTCCAGCAAGCGTGCTATTGCACGTGGAATACTCAACTCCTCCGTGAAGCATTCCACAGTCGTACCTCCTTTATGCGTATCCGCTGCCAGCAAGTACAACTTGGCAGTTCCATCCGGCTGCACCATCAACCTGGGCAGCTTCAAAGATTGATTTTCAGAAGGCTCCATGCGGATGTGTTTCTCTGACGACGTCAGACCACCAGTCATCAATGTCCATGTCACCCAGAATGATAAAGCGACGCCTCATGTCCTCCCGCTCAGCCCTGCCCCCTGCGTCGTAGTTGTCCTTGTCGAACACCTGCACCGTAAGCGGTACCGTCGAACGAACTGCCTGCACCAGACCCCCTTCGACAAAGATGATTACATCAGGTTGCTTCACGGCTTACCCTCCATGATCCGGCAAGCTTCCCGGATACCGCGTACTCGCTGCTGTCCGGAAAGCACCTTGTTAAGCGCAGATGTGACTAGCTGCATTTGAGAATGCAGATACCGTGGCAGTTCGACATCATCTGTCCGCAGCAGTTTTAGTGCTTCCTTCAAGACTTCCTCGGCGCGCTCCAGCACCTCAATGGACTCACCCTTCACACGCGCAAAGGTTTGATTAAGTCGGATTTGCTGCCGGGGTGTCATATGCTGCTTGCCTCCCAGGTGGCTGGAACCTTGTCACACAGCACGTGAGTGGGATCCGTGTCTTGGATAGGACGCCAGCGACTGCGCACAATGGGCAGCCCTATTTCGTCATACGTGCGACTGACGATCCTACCATCCTCGGCTCGAATGTACTGCAGGAGCCCCTGCTCTCCAAATTCATCGGCATGTGATCCCAGTAAAACGGCGTTACGCCGCACCAGACTGTCAGGCGCGCTCAGTAGAGCGGTGTTGCGCTGCACCAAACTGTCGGCGATTGCGCGTTGACCTTCTGGAGAACGGTAAAACAGATCCACATAGGCGAGCTCAACACCGTCTACCCACAGTGACGCGCCGTAGCCTTCCCGTCGCAACTCCACTGTGCCTTTTGCCTCTGCGTGGTCAAATACCAACCTGGCTACTTCCTGCCCTGACACTGTCGTGGCTTCCGGTACTAATTGACCGCTGGGAATTTCTTCCGCTGCTGTGGGGGTGCCCATCCTAAAAGTGAAAGCATGATAAAATCAACGAGGTCCTGCTTCGGGGACTCCAAGAAAGCCTCCTGTAGCTGCATACCTGTCAGCGACTTCTTGCTGTAGCAATTTACCAGCGTGGCTATGTTCCGTGATTTCTCCTTCACGGTGGCTGGCTTGCGGCGTCTGCGCTCCTCGTAATCACTGCTTGGTTCATCCAACAACAGGGGTTCACTGTCATGACTGGTCTCTTGTACCTGCAGGAGCTTGAGCTTCAAATCCGGGAGGCTGATGCCATGCTGCGTCACTTGGTCGGCGATGTTACCGTCCTGGAGTAACCACAAGATTAGGTCGGCAATGACGGCGAGTTCCGGAGGATCGAAGTGCATGTGTACTATATGATGCTTACATCTAAGCAGTACACAGCAAGACGCAATAGCTAAAATGATGGCGGGAACCGGCCCAGGGGTGTTACCCCCTGAGCCGGCCCACGCCGTGGTCACTTAAACAACTGCCATCTCGGCGGGTGTCGTTTCGGCCTCAGCTGGTGTTGCCTCGACCTCAGGCTCGATCTCGATCTCATCCGCAATCGGTGCGGACGAAATCACCTCAGGCTCGATCTCGATTTCATCCGCAATCGGTGCGGACGAAATCGCATTCTCCAGAATCGAGAAATCGTCGCCGACCTCTCCGTTCTGAACACCCATTGCAACGGCCACAGCGGCGGCCGCCTCAGCCTTTGCAGCGGCCAAGTCCTCCTTGGCCTGCTGCTGCTGATCCATCACGTCCTGCAGCCAGACCTTCCCCGACTTTGTCAGGTTGATCTGCTGAAGCAGGAAGAGCGGTAGCCCTGCCGCTCCTGCCCATTTCGCGAACTCTGGCGCTGCCTGGAGGATCTCCTCCCGGCGTGCGAAAGTGTCCGTGAGGAACCGGCAGTCTTCCGCCAGGGGCGGAAGAGACGGCAGGGGCGTCAGCTGTGGACGCCCGTGGCGGTCGGGGTTGCGCGCCTGTTGGACGACCTCGGGTTTCTCCCGAGTACCGCCCTCCAGTTCAGGAACGGCCGACATGGCCGTCATACGACCGTTGCGGACCTCAATCCGCAACTTGAACGCCGTCGTACCACCCCAGCGGCTCAGCGGCACCCAGCGGGTGTTGCGCTGGATATCCGAGGTGTCCAGCGAGGGGCGCGGTGTCGCGGCCCCAAGCGGGATGAACGGACCTGCGATCTTGGGCAGGTTCGTCACGATGGCCTCGACGGCCTTGATCTTCTTGATCAAGTCCTCGAGATCCGCGCGGCTGACACCCACTTGGGTGCCGTCGTCATCCTCGAGGAGTTCCACCACGTCCCAGGCTGCCGGGAGGCCAGGTCCTGCTTTCTGGAGGAACTCCAGGGACTGACGGAACAAGCAGTGCGGAACTGCATGTTCCCACACGGTCATGCCCAGCGACTTCTTGTCACGGGGCTTAATGATACGGTGCTGGTCGAGGAGATCGATCGCCTCCTCGACTGACATGTCCTCCAGGAGGTTATCCCCCTGAAGGATTCCCGTGATGACCTGGCGACTGGCCAGCCATCCCTTCATGAGGCGCACCGTCGCCTCATCCACCTTCGCCGGTGCCGGCATCTGTTCCCCGATGACCTCCAACGTGAAATCGTTGGGGCCTGCGTAGCTGCTGGTCAAGCGGCAGCGCGGCGGTCTTGCCGCCGCGAGGTTCGCGAACTGCTCATTGCTCTCCAGGAGAGCGCCCATAGATGTGAGTCCTTGGGCGAACATGTTGGAGAGACTCATCTGTTTGCTTTTGTTCTGCATGGTGTGGAACCGGATTTCGCCGGAACGATCCTGGTAGTAACTGCCAGGTCAGCGGTCGGGCCAGTTGGGCCCTGTGGGGGCGTATGCCGCCCCATATTGATTCCCGCCCCTGTGGGGTCTCGTGAACACGAACCATCGTACAGGTCACCCATGACCTGTTTGATTTCCCCAAATGCATGACCCGATGAAGTCACTGCAAAGCCCGAAGCCGAACAAACCTGCGTGCTGGTAGCGAGCCAGTACGCAGGCGGGGACCCGAAGGTCCCCAGTTCGTGCCCTTTCGGGAGATGGGTGAGGCGCCACCAAGCGTAGCCGTCCTCAAATTTCTATAACGCGTTGGTGTGTGTTATTGCACACAAACTGTCTCGCGTATGCGTCGCGCCACTTGACCCGGTTCCGGCTCGCCATTACCATACCCACTGCTCTCAAATAGCCGCCCCGTCAGCTGTAACGAATCCAGCTCGAACCATTCTCGCACCTGCTGCCACACCCGACACACCACCGGATTGAGGTCAAGGTTATGTGGTTGCAGTCCCTCCCCACACCATACCGCGGCTACCTTGCACACGGGGTAGATGGTCAACTCCACTTTCCCTTCAGAGGATTCAGGCACGGCCACCCAACACCAGTTTTCAGGATCCAAGTCAGGAAGCCATCCCACCGGGCAAGCTCGGCTGTCCGGTGGGAGTTGGTTGATCAAGTGCGAACGCGGAGCCTGCGGTACGCGCACCCAGGCCTGCATGGTGAAACGCGACGGATCCAGACGATCAAGGTAATCAGCCATCTGGAGTAGTCGCGCGACATGCATAAGTATCAGATGTCGTCCGTCAGTTGGTAGGCAGGGTGTGACGGTACTGTCACGACCGCATCGAGCTGGTCGAGCATTTGTTTTTCACGTGGCGGTCTGATCGTGAAGCCCTGTTGCAGCAACTCCTCAACCACAACCCGGCCGAAGCTGCGGAAAATGAAGCGCAGGTTCTTGTCGTCGCGCCAGTGCAGCTCAGCTTGGTCCGCCTCGGCGCACGTCTCCCAAGACTTCAGGCTTATCACAGCCCCCAGCGGCCGTGAGTCTTTTGCGTCCACCGGCTGCAGCAGCGCCTTGAAGAGCGCAAAGGCTGCCAGTTCTTTGGCTTCTAGCGGAAGCCCATCATAGGGCGTGGGTTTGCTGGGTGTTTCAGTCATGATCTATGAGGCTGCTAAACAAATGCGCCCGATACCACCATAAAAGCGCTGCAACTGCAAGCACAATTCCAGACGTCATAAAAGCCACGGAGGGAGAAATCAAGGCAGCTGGTAATGGCAGAAGTACAGCACACCACAAAGCAATGCACAGCCCTCGACGGGCTTGAGCCAGACGCTTCAGAATTCGTTGCTCGTTCATTTTTTTCGTGAATAGCTGTACTGCACACCTTCTTCACGCAGCGTTTTGAGCGAGGCAGCAGCCTCTGTACCTGGGCGTTGTGGACCATGGATCAGCAGTGCAAAGGACCCACGCGGGTTGTAGGCATGGGAGTCATCATGGTCGATCTCCAGTTCCAACGCCTCGGCCACGTCGGGATGTTTTACAATCTGGGCTGTGACCCAGCCCGGGAGAATTAGGTCGTCGAACTTACCACCAAGGCTGGCCGTCAGAAAACAGTTCTTGGCCAGCGCCTTGTGCCTGTTGAGCCAGTTGCGCCAGAACGGTATGGACTTCGTGTACGCGTAAAACTTTTGATATGGACGCGCCTGCGCCACCATTTGCCAGGCGTCAAAGTATGTCTGCGAAAAGAAGTCACCTCCGATGTGTATCCGAATGATACCACCCACATCAGGCAGAGATCGCAAAATCAGATCCCGCATGTCTGTGGCTTTCTTGAGCCGACGGAGCAATGCGAAGTTGAAGCGCCTGGCTTCACGCAAGTTCTTGAACGCCACTTCCTGCGAGGCAGAAAAGCATCGTGTGTCCTGCTGCGGTCCGTCCACAAGCCGGTTAGTGTTGAAATCCACCTTGGCCAAACAGGTGCAAGCTCCGGGGCATGTGTGGCCGGATGGCAGGGAAAACGTCAGGATGTGACTTCCCAGCTTGGCATTGTCACGACTGAACTTTAGCAGCGCACCTGTGGGCTGCTTCTGCAGCTGTTTCTGTTTCCAACGTCCCGCAGTGCTCTTGCGCGCACTGCCTGTAACTCTGTTATGTTTGATAGCCGGCATGTTGGAGCCTCAGAAGCTGCCGCAAAGGCAGCCATGATGCGGACCACAACAAAACGCATTCCCCTGTTCTCAGGCGCCGACAAATGAGTGTCCTACAGCCGGTTTGGACCACTCCTGCCGCTAACCCTGGTGAAAGGCGTCGTACATTTTTCAACTCACCGTAACGATGAGCCGCCGTCAACCGGCGCAATTCCATTTCGACTGGTGCGTGTTTGGTCACGCGACCACATCCTTGCGGTTGTCCACTTCGAAGCTGCACATATCCTTGAAGTCCTCCAGCAACCACAAGGGACAAAATGTGTGCGGGAATGAACCGCGGCCCAGCGCCACAAGTTTGTACTTGTGCGGTTGGTCTCTTTGCGCCCGCAGGCAGGATTTCAGGTACTCGACCCAATCCTCTTCGTCCAAGGCTTTCGCCATTGGAACACCTGTGAAGTCCGACTGTGGTGGGAAGTGTATCGGTTTGATGAACTTCTCCCAGATGATGGGTGTGCGGCCCAGCGCCTCTGTCAGATTCGGCGCGCGTGTGAAAATGATCACATGCTGCAGATCAACACTGAAGGGATGGGGTAGAATCGGGATCACCGTCACAAAGGGCCGATGCTCCGGATTACCGACAAGTACGTCCTCTGGACGCACACGTGCACTTGCATGGAGCCCTCGCACCTGCTGGTCAAAATCCGCCTGCCGGAACGCCACACCTCCAGTCGGAGATGGGGGTTCAGTAGGCTGGGGATTCGAACCGGAAATGATGATGTGAGGGTCCATGGCAAGTACGTCGTTAGAGGAGATCAGTTCCTGTGCTTACTTACCAGGTGGTGGTGGCGGGGGTGGCGGTGGAAACTTGGAGAAGTCGATCTTGGGTGGAGCCTCCGCCGCAGCCGGTGGGGTTGCTGCAGGTTTGACCGCGGCAGCTTTCTTGGTCCTGGTCTGCTTCTCGGGCTTGTTTTCCGACTCCGCAGGTTTCTCGGGCTTGCTCTCGGGCGCTGCGGGTTTCTTGGCCCTTGGTGCCTTGGCTTCCGCCGTGGGTTTCTTTGTCTTGGGGGTCTTTGCGACGGCACGCGTTGCTGCTTTCGCGTCCACGCCTCCGCCGCTGATGAGTTCCTGCAGCCTTGCCGCGAGCTCCGGATTGGTGAGCAGCAGTGTGCACACATGTTTGACACCCTCATGCACGTCCTGACGCTTGCGCGCTGCGGTGCGTTGCATGACAGCCGACACAGCGGACGCTACTTTTGCTTCCACGGAATGCTTCGCAGCATGCGTTTCCGCAGCGGCCTTGTCAGTGAACTCCTGCCCACCGACGCGATAGACGACTTCGATACCGGCACTCGCAGATGCGGTGCCCCCTTTAGATGATGCTTTTTTAACCATGATGTAGAACTGGCAAGATAATCAACGACGGCAAGTACAATCTAAACAGGATGTACTTTAACAACTAACCCGTACTTGTTCGCACGTGGGTGCCACAAGATTGCCTGCTCCTGCACGGTGCGCGCAGGCACCCATGCTCCGTTTTCCTGCTCAGGAAAAAACTGATAAACTGTGCTGTCAGGCTCACGCAACAAGTAAGAGGCGCGTGTACCGTCCGTGAACTCCAACCACCAACGATAGGACGTGGGGGGTGCTGTCACCCAACCTGCTAGACCCGAAAGTGCGATCTCTCGGATGCTGAGGTGCACACCGCCAGGCAACACAATCGTGTCCGTGTGATCAATGTCTTCGGGACACTGCAGCACGGTTTTGCCGTCAGCGCCCAGCACGCACATAGACTCCTTGCTCGCGGTCCGGTAGTAATTGCGATGACCACCATTCGTGTCAATACACGCGAAACTGTACATTGTAGCCATCAGCAAATTGAGTGTTGTAAAGCACTGTGTAGCAATAACTTAAAACGCTGAACAACATTTTAAGCGCACCATTTCTGGTGAAACCTAAAACGCAGCTAAATAATTGATAATCAATACTTAGCATACATGTATCACGCTGAACAGTTTGTTCAACTTATTCCAAAACACGTTCAGGAAATTGCCCATTTCGCACATTCTTCAGTGTATTATACTGGATACTCTTATAACCATCTACATCAAAAACCAAGGCGTTGTCTTTCCAAAGTCTGTGTGCAGCATTGCCTCGAACTTCTCAAGTTCCCTGGCCTCTATCTCGCGCTGCAACTTTGTTGACGTGTCCCCCAACAGCCATTTACGCCGCAAGATCGCCAGCGCCAGCGAGGCGTCGTAGGCTACTGCGGGTTGGCCTCGATCCCAGACCAATCCAATGATCGCGTCATTGAGGAACTCCAACACAATGCAGCGTGCCTGCACCACGATCTGCCAAAAAGCAGCACGTGTGAAGTCGTCCTCTGGTCCTGCCCAATACCAGGCCACGTCCGAACGAAAGTCCTGGGTGGTCCGCATCAACTCCCCCGCTCGATGCCATTCTGCATCAATCGCTCTCGCCCGGTTTATCGCGGCGAGCCGTAGCTGCTTCGTTGCTGAATCCATCAGGGTAACGTTTCTTGAGAAGTTTATGACTGTTCTGATCTAGCAACTCGGCCATGCTGCAGGATGCAAGTCCCTGAATACAGATCAATGTGGATCTGATGTTGGTGATTAACCTGTCCCGTATTTCTTGGCGATCATAGTAGGCCAGGCGTTTGAGGTCTCCCACAACCTCATGTGCACACGCCGGGAATGTCATTGCAAACATGGTGCCGTCATCGGTTGGTGGGCAGATATCATCGAGGCACAAGTCAAGGCCACGTACGATCACAGCCAAGTACCAGCAGATATCCCCAAGTTCCTCGTTGCGGTTTTCCTCATCCGGAGCGCAGGCGTATTCATACAACTCCGTGGCCAGTCCGTGGGCGCCGTGCTTGAGATCCTCGACACGCCTGACATTTGCCAGATCCCACACCACCATTGCAGGGTCTTGACCAGGTTGAATAACTCCCCATTGCGTTAGCAGTTTTCCGACATCCGGCGTCGTCCTGTAGGCGTTGACGCTGTAATCATGCCAGAGTTCTGGCGTAAGCCTGTTGTGTTTTGAGTAGAATTCCATGTGTGTTTTAAGCGGTTGGTACGATTGAACTAAACTTTCCAGGGACAAGTTTGAAAGACGCCCCGTAACGCTTTAACGGCCAGTTGGCCCGTAGCCAACGCTCCGCTTGTTCATCCGGTGTGTACACCTTTGCGGCGGTGGCGCGTTTGCCTGCCTTCATTGCTGGTTCTTCAACCACGACAGTCTCGAGTACCTCCACGTTGCGCAGCATGAGCGTCGCGTCTGGCTGCAACTGCAGATTGGGGTTCTCGGGTGGCATACCCGCAGCAGATTTCTGCTGCTCCTCAAAGGCGGCCTGCCGCTGCTGTAACGTGCCCAGCAATCGCGTCGCGGCAGCCTGCATGACCGCCGGGGCTGGACACTCAGCCTTCTGCTCTGTTTCCTCCGCGACTCGCTGTAACATGGCGATAGTCTGGTTGATCAGAGACGGATAGAAATGCGCGGGATGCACCTGCAGCCGATAATTCGCAACTTTGCCGTCGCTACTCCGATAGTTGGTCAACCATACCTGCCCAAGACTTTCTTGGGCGCGTGAGATAATATCAGCAATGCTGGGTGTCATTTAACCAGGACGTTGTCTACAATATCGTCTTTGATGTTCTGCGGTCTGTTGACCTGCTGTGTGGAATCACTGAACTGGGAGCCCGTGGCTGCCGTCTGTAGCGTACCCGTGTGCATTTGCGACGCGTCATCTTTACCGATAGTTGCTGCGCCACCCTGTTGGGCAAGCATAGCACGCAGTTGTTCCATCGGTGTTTGTGGGGCAGCCTGCGCTGCCGCCGCCTTGATGACTTCTTCGCCGGCCAGTGCCGCGATATGCAGATCCAGGGCGGAAGCCGTACAACTAATCAGCTGCGACGCCGTCTTGTTGAACTCCGCCAGCTGTGCGCCTTGCTTGCGCCAGTGCGGTGCAGCATTAGCGAAAACACCGGCAGACATGAGCATCAGAGCAGGCCCAATACCAGACTGCACCGCGACCCGCACAGCTGCGCACTTGACCAAAGGATCCGACGGCAACTCAAGGTTGGCTCCTTGGGCCAGATCCAGCATGGCGTCCGAACCATATTTGAACTGATGACGTTCCAGGTCATCGAGCATCCCGTGTCCCACTGCAGCGATGACGGCTTTGACACCGGCATCGGCTGCAAGCTTTTCAAACTGGAGAGCCACATGTACCAGGGCGTCGGATGCTTTCTTGAAAGCCTCCGTGTCTTCCTCCTCCTCTGCTGCCGGGTCTTCCCCAAACCCGACACGCACTCGGTTCACCGGGGCCTGCATCTTGGGTTTGAGCGGGAATTGCTGGTCCAGAAAACGATCCGTCAGCAAGCCCGACGTCAGGGCTGTCAGTAACGGTATGCCGCCAATCGCAAGAGCGGCGATCTGCGGCATACTCAAGCCTCGCCCGTCTGCCGCCTCCTTTGTACCTTCAGCTTCGGCCTGCAGCGCCGCCATGTAGCGCGACTGCTGTTCCGCAAGCCTGTCTTTCACGTCCCGCTCGCGCCAGCCTTGGTAGGCCTTGCGTGTCAGCTGCAACCCGCCCAGCGCAGCCAGGGGGAACGCTGCACCACCCAACATGTAGTCCCACACGCTCAGTGGTTGTTTTCCTGCCGCGGGCATTGGTGACTGCACGTACTGCTCAGCCGGTGCCATTTTCTCATTGAACCACTCCCCGGCGGGGGCCGCCAGGTTCATGAGTTGAGAAAAACCTGAGGCCTGCTTGCGAAGTCTCGCCGGTAGTTGCAGCTCCAAGTCAGAATCGGCTGCCTCGTTTTTGTCCTCCACGATGGCGTTCCGCTGCCGAAGCAACGCGGTCAGAAGTCCTACCCCGCCGCCGGCGACCAGACCTCCAAGCAGCATGCGGGCAAGGAACCCTGGGTTGACATGAGTGTCGTGGGTTCCCACAGGGGCGGCAGGGGCGGGAGGGGCGGGAGCCGCTGCTGGGGCTGGCATCGCTGCTGGGGCTGGCATCCCTGCTGGGGCTGGCATCCCTGCGGTGGGGAACATAGCAGCGTCCGCCTGCTTGACGTTAGGGTTTGGAATTGGTGTCGTCTGAGTCATGAGGATCGAGCTTTCTGTAAAAGATATCGCGCAACATAATGTGGCATATCCATTTGTCACCGACAACGACAGGCTCGCTGTGTCGCATGATTTCAATACAAGCACCGTCCCCGGTGGGATTATGCGACTGCTCGTACAACTCGTTCAGCGCCCCCAGGTCATCAGCATCCAACAGATTCAGGATCTTGTGTGTTATGGGCCCGTACTTGACGTGCTGCTGGTTTTTTACAAAATGATCCTTGAGCTGTGGCTTGCCCTTAACCCACTTCTCTGGTCGACGTACTGTGTCGACAACTTCCACCGCTGCCTGGCCCAGGACAGGCACTGCGGCAGGGAGGGCTATACCGGGAGATAGGTCAGATGGAGACATGGCGCATTCATGCACCCTGCTGCCATTTGCGCAACCGCGCATCTGTGCCGATCTCATCCGCCAGCTGCTTGTAGAAATCGGCCTTGGTATCCAACTCCTCAGCCTTGGCGTCGTCGGCCTGTGTCATGCGCTTCAGGTGCCAGTTCAGAGCGCCCACACCACTGCCAACGACACCTCCACCCAACGCCAACGCGCTGAGAATGCCAAACATGTTGTCCGAAATGCTTGTACCTGCACGAGGGAACATGGAGGCAATCGTCGCAGTGCCAAAGCTGGCCTGTTTGATGTTCACACGACCCAAGGCGTCTTGGACGGGTTCCACCAGGGTATCAAACGACGGGTTCCACTCAGGGCTGCGCCACAGCCTGCAGTACAACTGCTGCGCGAATTTGCCTTCATGGCCTGCCTTGATGAGACAGGTGTCGCCGATCAAAGCAAGGATGCGTCCAAACGCCCGGTTGTCCAGGTGCTCAGCCGCTGCTTTCGCCACTTGCAAATCGAGTGGAGAACAGCCCAGCTGTCTCGCGGTTTCATGCATGACGTGAGTTTGAGCAGCGTTCCTGTGATTCATAAATACGGACGGTAAGTGAGTTGATCTGGTGTGGCGTAGCGTATGCTGGATTGAACGGCCAGGCCTGCGAGTGCGCCCGGACCACCATACCCCGAAAGGAAGGAGGACACAACTGCGCCGATACCTGCAGCCGTGCCTGCCCTGAGAAGTTGAAACAACCGCTGTTTGTGTTCCTCCGGCAGAAGGTCAATGATACCCATGATCCCCTGCTTGGCGCTGGGCGGAATATCCATGGCACCTTGGATAAGCATACGAAGCAGGGCTCCCACGTTCACTTGTGGGTGCCCCTTCCATACGCGAGCAAACCAGCGAGCCCTGCTCCGCCAAGGGCGTAGTGGCTCAGCGGGGTGTTCTTCTGATTCAGGATGTTCGACAACCAGCCAGCGCCGGCAGCAGCCGCCGCACCTCCCAACGCCCCCACAGTGCCCCGCAGCGGGGCGGACTGCTGCAGGATGTTGGGCATCTGCGCGGTTTGCAGCTTGTTGCGTAAATTACGAGCCAGCTGAAACAACGAGGTACCCAGAAAAGGAAAGTCGGGAGTTTGGGATTGCCAAGCAGGCGCACCAACCGGACGGCGGAACGGGTCCGTTTGAACCAGCTTGCCGGTGTTCATGTACGTCGCGTTGTCATGCACGGCCGCCAATCCCGACGGCAGCGGCTGACGTGTTGCGAGTTTGACAGCTAGATTGACTAAAGGAGCACCCCAGATCTGGGCTGAGACTTTCTCAATTTCAGGGCCTGTACCGGAGCCACTGTAGTAATCTTTGCCGACCAAGTTCAATTTGGAAAGGCCTGAAGGGTCCTCGTCCTCCTTGGGCTCATTGAAACCACGCGGTGGCATCCCATCAATACGTTGATAGCGCAGCCGGGAGCGTGGTTTGGAAACATGTTCCGCGTGCGGGATAAGTTGCATAATACCGCAAAATGTAGATCAAGCCCCTGCTGATGCAAGCTGCGCCACTTGCGCTCCGCCTTGACTACGTGCAGCCGCACGTAGCTCCGTCATTTTCTGACGCACCAGAGCGTGCATGTCGGGATCCGTGGACCGGATGGCAGCGAGCTGTTTAGCCCGATCCCCGTCATCTTGGATCTGCAACAAGCGCTGGGACTCCGCGAGGGCCTGCTCGGCTTTCTGGGAAGGTGTGTAGGCCACCCCTCCCGGTGCGCCACCTGCGCCGCCGCCGCCTCCTCCGATTGACCCTGCGCCTTCCTCCAAGGCAGCGTCCGCCTGAATCTTGTCCACCTGCCGTTTGATTTCGACGTTCTCGCGAGCTCGCTCCGCCGCTGCTTCGACCGGATCGTCCACACCGTAAGGACGGAACGCGATGCGGCGTGGAAACTCTCCACCGGCCGCCAATTGCAGGTACACCTGCCGGGATTCGATGTCGTCGAGGATACGCGGACTGGCGGCCTTGACCTGCATCTGTTCCCGCCCCATGAAATCCAGGGCAGTGCGCACGACCCACTTGAGGTGCTTGTTGAAGCTCCAAGGCAAATGCTGCCAGGTATTCTCAAACAACCGCAAGGCTGTCGGCACCTGCTGCCAAGCCATGGAACCGTTGTAGAGTTCGGCCGGAAAACCCTGGGCGTTTAGCATCGCGTTGGTCTGCCACTCCATGTTCTCCTTGGGTGTCAGCTGCTTGCCTGAGGCCCCGACTTCCGCAAAGCCCATCTGGAAGGGCATGGCGTGAATCGAAAACGGATCCTTGCGCCGGTCTCCAATCATCTGCTGCAGCATCTGCTGCCAGACCTGCATGGAGCCCTGGTTCGCGTACGCGTCGAGTGACCCGCTGGCGCCGGCCTGTGGGAAGAACACACGGAACGGTAACATATAGTCCAACCCAATGGCTTCGTCGATTCGACGGTAGACAGCCATCTGATGGATGTTCGGGAAGTTGGCCAGAATCTCAGGCATACCCCAGCCGGAGTCGCTGATGCCGGAGATGCACGGAGCACGCAGGTGAAACACCTCCCCCTCGTTGTAGAGAAAATCACTGTCCGCGGCGAGCGCCCGCAGCTGCGCAATCGGAGTCTCATTGACCTGCCACAGGTCCCCGCGGCGGATAGCGGCTTTGAAGAACGGCTGGAAACGCTCAGCCACCTGGTAGCGCCCGGATCTGTCCGCGTGCTGGAGGTACGCGTAAGCCGGATCGATCCGGCGCAACGCCAGCCGGTTCAGGTCACGTGCAACACGGTCAATGAAATTGACCTGAATAGTGCGGCGCTGCCGCTGGCTGCGGTGCTGACGTGTAGGGTCAGCAATCTCGTACTTGAGCGTCTCAAACTTGTACTTGGCATCCGGGAACTCCGACACAGACATTTCGGAGTGTCCATTGTCCGTGGGAATCAGCAGGAACCTGTTGAACGGCCTGTGCATCCGTCCAAACGCGTTGCCGAAAGCCGACCAGTCCATCCCCAGTTCAGCCAGATGTAACCAGAAGGCGATACCGTCGCGCATCCACTCCCGTAATTCATCCTGTTCCGCCTTGTCCCCGGCCTTGGATTTGGCGCCGATGAAATCCAGATCCGTGAGGAAATACGAGACAACACGCTGACTGGCCCGCGCATACTCAGGCGTGCGGATGTACAGGAAACGACAAATTTCAAAAAGTGCTGTCAGGTTCTCCGGGACGAAGGACCAGCTTGGCAGCATGAAAGGATCTCCAAACTTGGAGATGCTCGACGACAAGAACCCGCTGGTTCCCGTGTTAGACAGTGAGTTTTGATGCGACTCGAACACGGGAGTGGGAAGTTGTTTTGGAGGGTTTGATTGCCGCCTGCTTAGGCATCAGTTCAACCAGCACATCAACATCAACCACGTGAGGTTGGGGTTGATGTGCCGCTGTTTTATTCTGGACGGGTGGTATGCCAGTTTTGATCATCATGCTCCACCAGCATAAAACTGATCAGCGTACCGTGCAACCCCAGCGTGACACTGGCACCGAGGTACATGGCGTCGTAAACCTGACCGGACTGTCGCGTCACTTTAATAACCTGACTGGCCATATCGTGCAGCTTCAACTGCACTTGGTTGGCGCCCCAGCCCAGTAGAGTTAACGTTGCGGCGTCCTCACTCACATACACGAACACGCTGAATTGCAGGGTCAGGGAATCGAAGGTGAGCGTGATCCGCTCCTGTGAGGAGAGAAGGAGCTGTGCAAGTTCACCCGCAGCCGTGGTGTTGGCTTCCACTGGCGTGTTGTCTGTCGGTTGCCTTCCACGTTTACGTTTGACCGGCGCGATGGAAACTGGTGTGACGGCGTCGTCAGGGTCCTGTACAGAGCTGCTGGATTTGCCAGTAAAAAAGTTCTCCGCCGCACGCGCGCGTCTGCTCAGTTCTGCGGGCGCGGGGTATTTGTCCGCCTGCTCCAAGAGAGCTTGTTCGGCCAGGTCATTCGAAGCGACATCAGCATTGGGAGGAACCATCACCGCTAAGATGAAGCGCACGCATCTTGCTTTGCAAGCGTGAAATGCTCATCTGCGATTTCTTCTTGTGCCGCCGCACAGGTGCGCTGATTAAACGCGCAATACGGGCGCACTCATTCCTGAAGCCTGTCGAGTACTGACCAGCCAACACCAAAGCAGGACCGTCAAATACTTCACACCAGCGGGACATGTGTACAACCAGGTGTAAAGTCCGCACCCTGGCAAACCACACGGCGTTGGGTTGTGTGTCTGTTGTGATCGTCGCCGGTTCTTCCAGGATGAGGGAGAACATATTGGCGAGATCCCAGACGATCCCTGCGTTGACCGGCAGCTCCGGCAAACCTTCCTCCGGGGTCACCATGCCCGCCGCCCTAAACTCACCCCAGCTGAATCCTAGAAGGCGTAACACTTGTACCGCACGCCGCCTTCCTGGTCGGTGCCTCATTTTGCACCAGTTGTAAAACACAGAACGTGGTACCCCGAGAGATACCACGTTCCGTTTCTGTAACTGAAGTTGCTGCTGAACAAACCACACGAACCGCTCATGGGTCGCGCGGGATAACCTGGCATCAGGCGGCTTGCCCATTGAGGCGAGACGTCAGCGCGTCGATGAAGAGACAGGTGCCCAGGACAGCCTTTTCGGCCTGTTCCTGCAGACGGGGGGCGGCACTGGCGACCTTCTCCAGGAGCTTGCTGGAATCCTGGTGACGGGAGCGTGCTTCAGCGGAGACGCCAAGCAAGAACATCTGCGAGGCGCGTTTAACGTAGGCGGAGGAGGGAATCATATACGGGGTATGGGTGGGTGGGGTTGTTGTGGAATGCAGGGAAATCAATCAGCACCGGCGGCGAAGGCCTGGACGATGTCACCAGCGACAAAGTCCACACTGCCGTTGTTCTGGATCAGGATGATGGCCGAGCCCTTGACATTCACGGTGCCGTCATGCAGCACAGCGGTGCCGGAACGGGTGATGCGGACCGCGAACTTGGTGGACAGATTTGTGAGGCCTGTGTCGAGTTCAATGTAACCACGGCTGACATCAGCCGCGGTGACCGTGCGAGACACATAGACGGGAACGTCTGTCGCGATGGTATCCAGCACGTCAGTGCCACCTGCGAGAGTCGCAGCTCCCCAGGAGAGTGTCGCCGCCACCTCAGTGGTTGGAATGCTGTTGCCATCGGTGCCGGGAACGCGTGCCGTGACCGCAAAGGCGTGGGAAGTGACTGACGTGGCGGCTGTCACGTGCGGATGTGGCAGTGCACAGACGTAATTCGTGTCCGGGGTGCCGGAGTGGTTGATGGCACGGATCAGATTCAGGAGGCTTCCATCGGCGTCTGCGCCGATGTCCACATCACCTTCTTCGGCTGGGGTTGCCATGAAAGTGTAAACCTTGTCGACAATCGTGACCGTGTCGCCTTCTGTGACATTGGTGTTGTTGCTCGTGAGCGTGCCGGTCGCATATGCGCCGGCTTTGAATTCCAAGGACACCAGCGGCGTAGCCAGCGGCAGGTCATTAGAACCTGTCACGCTGCTGGCATCTCCAAAGGCAGTCCAATCGGCGACGTCATCCCCGTCGATGATCACAACCGCATGCGTGTCCGCGCCGCCAGTGAGTGTCGCTGCGCCGAAGGAAAGATTCGCGCCGGTTTCCGTGGTGGCGATGGCGTTGCCCGCCGAACCGGCGGTGGAGGCCGTGACCGTGATTGTATCACCCGCGCCGGCAGCTGCCGTAACGGTTGTGTGCGCGACGGTTGCCGAGCCGTACTTTGTACCGCTGCCAGCTCCACCAGTGATAGCGGCGATCAGGTTGTCCAACGCGTCGCTGGCTGCCACCTCCACCAGAATCTCATTGGCCGTGACGCCTTGGATCGCCGTCTTGAAAGTGTAAACAGTGCCACCGATCGTGACCGTGTCGTTGTTGGCAGGCGCAGCGGCGGCGGTCAGCGTACCGGAGGCCGCAATAGCCGCGGGGGTGGCCAGCTCAGTGGAGCTGCGTACTGTTGCGCCCGTGGCGGCGAAGTCGGTGCTGGCTGCAAGTTCCACCAAGAAGGCGGCGAGCAGGGCGGCGGTGGTTGCGCCGTCAATGTTGGAGTTGCCGAACGTGAAGGGAACCCCACCAAGCGTGACCTTGTTGAGCGTGGCGCCATTTGGAATGACCCCGCCGGCACCGATCTGTACCAGAAGTGTTTTGCGTGCTGTGCTTGGACGCACCGAAGAGATGCCGTGGATGGCGTCCGATTTGACGACCTGCATGTAGCCAGCGGCGACATGGCTGCGGACAGCCGCCAGGACCTCTTTGTCGAGCGCGAACTCTGCTGGAATCGTGAAGTCTTCCCGGTTCGCAAGGTTCCGGACATATTTCTGACCAAAACCGAAGATACCAGTGCGAAGGGGGCGGAGGATGAGTGACATAGTACTTAAAGGAACGTTGAGAGTTGAAGCCTGTCAAAAAGAAATTCACCGGGGCAGGCCAATCACCTTACCGCGCAGATCTTCCGGGGACAACCAGTGAATGTCACCCGTGCGGGGATTTCTGAACTTTTGGTACAGCCGCCCATTGCTCCCGATCTTGACGCCGTTGGCCAACCTGGTGTCGACACCGGCCGACCCTGATTCAGGACCTTCAATAGGGGACAAGAAACCAAAGATCGAGGGGTGAATTGCCTGCATCGAATCTGTGATCATGTCAGCGCTGCTGACCCCGCCTGGACCCAATAACGTGACACGCCTTGCCTGGTTTGCGACGTCGAGCGGGTTGATTTCCTCCAAAGGAGAAGCGAGCTGACTGGCTGTGATGTGCTTCGTCACGAGATCGCTCAATGCTCCAGGCATAAACCCTTTTAAGGATCGGTGCCGGGCCGCGTAGCCCAGTGTTTTGCGCAAGGAGCCGGTTGCGTCCAACCGTACACGCTCAGACAACAAGTCGGGTGTGTTCATGATGCGCTTGAACTGAATACCATCACGGTGGTCCTGCTCGGCCAAGCCGCGATTGATCGCCAGCGCTTTTTGCGTTGCAGCCAGTACACCGTCGACACCAACTGGTACATAGTGGTCGTCGGAAGCCGAAGGAATATCAGCATTATCAAGTACGTCGAGATCAGTCGTCATCGTCAGTGTCCTCCGTTCCGTTCAAATCAAAACTTGCCACGCATTCTCCGGTTTCAAGATCCAACACGTCCAGTGTGTCAAAGAACACACGTTGACCGCTCAGCATGTCCTGCACAGCTTCCAGCGCGTCGTACATGCCGGTGGCCAGCGTGAGGGTGGGAGTGTTGTCGAGATGTTCAGCCCCGCTGGTCATCAAATCTTCCCAGACCTCCAACACCTCCCCTGTCACGTTGATGACCACAGCGGCTCCTGAAGCTGAAGCCTGTTGCTCCACATCCCCGAGCGTACAGCTGATACGTTCAGGCAAGCCCGCGCGGAGGGCATCCACATCCACACCTGCCGGAAGCAATGCGAGCAGGATGCCGGGATCCAAGTCGGCATCATGCGGCTTGCACCCAAGCTTTAACTGCGCGGCAGCCCAGGCTCCGCGATAACGGTCTGGCAGGGGAAGATGCAGAATCAAATAAGACATCCAAGTACCTCCATGAAGGGTGTGGCAACCACGGTGCAGGCCTGGGCGCTGTTGGCGTACTTGATCTTCAAGTTGTCCCCCGCCTCGAAGACCATCTGGAAGTCTTCCGGGTGACGCGCCATCATGTGCGCAATTGTCGCCGTTTTGAAGAGGCTGGAAGCTGCCAGCATTGCGTCATTGCCTGCGTCCGGATTATCGGGGCGTGTCAGAAAGATGCTGATCGCCTGCTCGAGTTCCTCAACTGTGCCCTCAAGAGGTAACGCCGCCTGGCTCTGCTGGTTGATATACCTGGCCAGCGCGATCAAGTCTTGCCGGGTCAAGCTGGCCCTTTTCGCGGCCCAGTCACCCCAGGCTTGTGCCTTGTGCGCGTCCATGTCCTTGCGGGCAGCCTCCTGTCGCTCCTGTGGTAGGAGGGTCGGCGCATCAATCCCCCAGTTCCGCAAAGCGTGTCCCCGGCGTGCCGTTGGGTTCTGTACATACTGTGCACCGGCTCGGCGCTTGAAACGCAACCAGCGCTGGATCTGCCTGGCGTCGTCCTCGGAGCGCCGCCCGCCCGCGTAATTGTCATACCATTCCAACCAGCCCATAGGATCTACGTCCTTGTTAATCCACGCATCCGGCCACTGCTTCATGGACGCCAGCTGCGGTCCCGACTTGCCGTAAATGGCGTTCTTGACGTCCGTCAGATCCTCGGGTGTGAAGTCTGGCTTGAAAGCCTTTTCGAGATCCTCGTAGTCCTTGTCAGTTGTCGCCAACTCACGACCCAAGGCCGCGCGCTTGACGGTGTCTGCCATGGTTGGCAGGTGTTGGTCCCGCACGCTTGCCAGTATCTGGGAGCGGTCAAATGCCGCACGTAGCTGTTTGACTTGATCCACTCTGGGGGCATCAGGGAGCTGTTCGCGGGTGGGCACCAGCTTGACGTAAGCCTGTTGGAACGCCTTGGGGTTGTACTTTTTGGCGTTGCGTTCCCATGTACCATCCCCCCACATACCCTTGATGTGATCGTCCTGGACGCCCATGTCCTTCAGGACCGAATATAAATGCACCTCTGACTGTTTCCCAACCTTGAGCTTAAACTGCGCCGTTTCGGGCTCCAGCATGACCCGGTAGCCGGACCCGGATCCGGGCCGCACGTTGAAATGAACCTCGGTGTTGCCGTTGTTCATGACACGCCCATAGGGACCTGGGACCAACCGCAGCTGACGCACGGCTGTGTAGTTTGAACCGCCGTGCAGAAACGTACCGCGAGGCGACAACCAGGGAACATTCATGAGCGTCACACGCTGTTCGTCCAGCACGTCGTTGGTCTTGTCGTCGAACAGCTGCAGGGTCCCGCGCAGCCGGCGCCCCAAAAACTTGTTGTTCAGCAGTGCCTGCTTTTGCTCCTCCGGAGAAAAGTCCTCCGGGCCCTCGTAGGTCGAGTCCTTGAGCTCCATGCGCACGCCGCCAAAACTGCGCGGAAACGAAGTTTTCACCGCGTCGTGTACCTTGTCGAAAATATGAGTACGCTGTGTCCCGAAATCATCCGGGTCAAACAGCTCCACACCTTTTGGTTTGAATTCACGCATGCTTACCAATAGCTAATAGAATGGGGGATGTCCAGCGGCAGGGTGCACCCCTACCGCTGGAGACCTCAGAGGTCAGCGTGGGATTACGCCCATATCCTCATACACACCCGTGTAGAAGGCACCCGCCTGCATACCGATCGTCGCGGCATTGACAACTGCACCGGCACCTGGACGCCAGTCACCTTCCCACTCCCATTCCTTGTCCGTAAGGTTCAGACCTGGCAGTTTTCCTCTGCCGGTACTGCTCGGGGTAAATGGGATTCTTGTCCCCATCTTGGGCGGCCAATGATCGTCCAAGGGAAGTTGGCTGAGAGGCACGGTGCGCACTCCCCAGCTGTCATTCCTGGCCCTGCCGGGTACGTGGATGTTAGGACAAAGCTCCCACGGAGATGGTGGGAGCTTCATTTTCAACGTCACCACAGAAAGCTCCGGACTATGACGCTGTCGGAGCTCTGAGATGGATTTGTGCTCCCACCCGGACACCCCGCCCGGTACCATGAATGCCATTTCAGAGTTGGCGGTACTTGTCACCCCTAGCATCCACATCTCCAGGTACTCCTGACAGGGCTCCCATTGCTGCTGGAACTGAAACAGGCAACAGCTCAGAAGTTCCTTCAGGCACTTGCGGCGCCATAGAGGTACCACTCCTGCCCCAGGTATGATGTAGATGAACTGATAGCAGGGCCGATGATGGCCCCGGTATACATCGTCCCCATCCCCACCTCCGCCTGTGATCCTGTTCAGATCTAGCCCACCATTGTGTGGTGGCTGGTCGGCAGGTACATCGCTGGGCGGGTCGCCCAACAATGTATCGACGTCAAACTCTCCTAGTAGGGACGCCAGCTTTGTCATGCTGACCTCCTTTCCGGGCCCTGAAAGACCCGCAGCACCGTTAGGAGTACCCACACACTACCCAAAGTGGGCAGTATGCTGAGGAGAGTCGGTAGCAACTCTCCCACCGCTACAAGGGCTGCGACACCGCTGCACAAAGGCAGGACGGCATTCCAGGGCACCATGCACGCCACCACGAAGGTGACGAGCAGGATACGCAGCCCGTCGGCGAACACCCAAACCAAGGCGGAACACCCGCCAAGGATAAGTGCGCCTACAACAACCACCCCGCACAATAGTGCGAGGGGTTTCCCGATCCAACCAAGTTGGATCAGGGCGACCTGGCTGCCCTTGCGGACCCAGGTCTCAACCGTGTTGATGAATCTCTTCACCAAATATCTATAACGTGGAAGGTCGCTGTATTGCGAACTCAGCTCTCGTCCGCCGTCACCTCGGGCGTCAGACGCACCAAGTTGCCTTCAATGGCCGAGATCGTGGCAGCCCCGAAGGCATCACCCACCTTGAAAGCTTCCACATCAGACATGCTGGATACGATCCGACGCACGGCTTCGAAACCAAAGCGCTGCGGATAATTCTCCACCCGCAGCGTTCCTAGTGCGTCAGATTCCACCCGCACATCGACGGTTGTACCGTCCTTGGAACGCTCCAAACGGCTGGGCTCGATGTCGCTGATGGTGTCCGTGCGCACGACACGGCCAGCGTCATCCAGACACACGAGGAAACGTGTGTGTTCCGGCAGCAAATGGAACGGCGCGCGTGTCGGTTTACCGGCGTCGTTACGTCCAACAGCCTGAGCGATGGCGGCCCGCGTGCATGGGAATTTGAGATTCACACCTGTTGGGTCCGTACCGATAATGCGGCACTGCTCCTCGATGACTTTGTCTGTGCCTTCCTTCATGGGAATGAGGGCTTTGTCCATGGCGTAGATGAGCACACGCCGGGAGATCTTTGGATTGTTTCTTGTCAGACTCATGATGATTTGGGTATGGGTAGATTGTTCCTCTGCCGCCAAAGAATGCGTTCGACGATTTCGACGGACTCCAATCCGGGACAGCAAGAGGCACAGTTGACGACATGGTATATGCCGTTCCTTTTGAATGTCCAGCCGTCTTTCTCCTTACCGCCCGGCTCCATGCGTGCCACTACTTCTTTGCAGCGTGTACACACCACGGCAGCCCAGTCTTTGGCCTGGGCCACGCAACCCCGGCAGATGTTGTCATGAAAGCGTACTACGCCGCTGTGGCGCGGTGGCATATCCACCTTGCGCTTTCGCTTACCACACATGCAAAGCATGAAATTGACGTCGTCCAGAAGAGTGACGATGCGCGGGGGTACCGGGGGAGGTAGCTTCTTGGTAATATCGATGTACTCTTGCAGCAGGCGGTTGTCCATGGGGTTTAGATGCTGATGATGCCTAGTTGGTCTTCCACAAACTTGTGCTTGTCCCTGTCTGGAATCTTCGTCGCGTACTCGACAGTTTGGCTAAGTCGCCAGAAGGCCTTTTCACGCAGTTCGTCCACCAGCTCTGCGTCAACTTGACTGAGGTCACCAATCAGCTTGATCGGACGCTGCGAGTCCGGTGGTATGTAGTCGATGATTTGCTGCTTGGCCAGATCCCCAAGCCGGCGCTTCACTGTGCTTTCCTGTACATTCAGCTCCTCCACGAGCGTGCACATTGGCACATCGATGTAACCATTGGCCGCAGGCACGCCACACTGTTGCAACAACTCCAACAGCGACGTTACAACCGGACTGTCCACTTTGTTACGCAAGCGCACGCTGCATATCTTTTCTGTCGCGGCTGCACGGTCTGTGACGCGTGCACCGGAAAGAATGTTCATGATGGCCGCCAGCCGGGGTGCGTGTAGCCCCGCGGCCTTGCTGAGGTCCTCATAGGACAGAGAGATCAAACCATCATGATTTGCCGCATGCTTGACCAGCGCCTTGTGCACCTGTCGCACTTCGCCGAAGGATGGACTGCTGAGGTTGATCAGGTATTCCTGCGTGCGCACCGAGTCCGGACTGAAGTAGGTCAGGCAGGTGGAGCGTAAACCATCACGCCCGGCACGCCCATCCTCCTGCATCTGCGCCTCAATGGAACCTGGAATATCTCTATGAACAACCAGCCGGATGTTGCTCTTGTCGATACCCATCCCGAATGCGTTGGTCGCACACAACCAAGGTATCTCTCCTGTCATGAACTGCGACTGGATGTAGTTGCGCGCCGCGGGTGCCAGCCCACCATGGTAGAACCCCACCTGCTCCCCCGTGATTTTCTGCAGCTCCAAAGCCAGCTCCTCGGTCCGGCGTTTGGTTGCGCAGTACACAATCGCAGCACCCTCGGTCTGCTGCGTCAACAGCGAGGCCAAAGGCGCAGCACCTTGCCAGTCTTCCGACTTGAGTTCCAGGTTTCTGCGCCGCGGGTAATGCATGGACAGATGCGCGTCCTCAATACACATCACGTGACGGATGTCGTGCTCAACCTGGGCAGGACACGTGGCCGTGAAAGCCGCCACGATCTTGGGCTGCAAAGCTGTGATGAAATCACCGATGATCTTATAGGCCGGACGGAACGTGACCGACCAGGTGGAGATACAGTGGGCCTCATCGAGGACGATCATATCCGGAGGCACCTTCCGCATGGCGGCCATGAAATCATCACGACGAAGACGCTCCGGCGCCACGAACAGCAGATCCAGGTCTCCTCGCAACCACGCGCGGACTGTCTCGGCATGCAGCGCCGGGTTGTGGCTCGAAATGCTGCCTACCCTGGCGCCCTTGGCTACCGCGGACTGCACCTGGTCCGCCATCAAGCTGATCAAGGGCAGGAACACCAACGTCTTGAGACCCAAACACAATGTCGGGATAATAAAACAGGCGCTCTTGCCGGTGCCGGTCGGGAGGATGCCAATCGTGTCCCGCCCTGCCATCAGGCTGGCCGCAACGGCATCCTGCCCTTCGCGCATACGTTGAAAACCCATGCGCTTCAGTACTGCCGGGAGCTTGAGCATTCCGCGTGCGTACTGCTCCATATCAATTACTGGCTTACGTACTATGTAACGAGGTTGGGACATTTCGAGTGCGTGTGTAAGAATTTAGCAAGATTGAACCAGATCATAGCGGCAACCCACGGTTCGACCAGCGGCCATTTTGACCTGTCAGCGCCTTCCGGCAGTAAAGACGGGAAAAGCTGCAACACCTTCACAGCAGTCCAGGACTGCCTGTCCTGCAAAGCCATGTAGGCGGGGCTGTTGAGTTCCTGAACAGGATCCAGGAAACTCAATGTCGGTTGCCAGTACGCGGGTGGTTGTAACCCCTTCTGTTCCCGGAAGAGCTGATCCTGCCACAGCGCCCACTGCGCGTACCGCGCTAGCACACTCCGAGCATGTGGACTGTACCATTGCTGTGAGGTTGACGCAGTTTCTATTATCCCGATCAGCTGTGACAACCCTGCACTGGATGGTACCAGCCTGCCCGAATCGACTACAGCAAAGGGTGCGTGGATGCCTGCTTCTGTAACGATCTGACACACGACGTCCACGTCAGGAGTACCTGGCAACACGGGTGTGTTGATACAACCCTGGGTCAAATCAACCAACCCACCTGGAAGGGGTGAGTAAAAATATACAAGGGCGGGCTGGCTGAATGACGGTGTCATGCCGTGCGCAGTTCCTTCCTGAATGACTTCTGGAACGAACGTCCCAGTTGAACCATGCACAGTTCTGGGATGTTTGGGTCCGCAAAAGGCAAGCGCCCAGCTGCGGTCAGGCACACAAACTCACGCAGTCTTTCGCGCGGAACCAACAAGAAGTCGATGGCACTGAAGTTGGCACCGCCCGAGGCTTGTTGGGTGTTAACACACATGTGCAAAATATCGAACATGCGCAGCTGCCTGCGCATGCCTTCCAAGTTTGGGCTCTGGAAGTAGAAAGCCACATCCAAGATGGTCGACCCGGAACCGAACTCCGCGGCCGGTACGCACAACTCCGCCGCACTGTAGTTTCGCTCCACAATATCATCAGCCGCCGGCCGCCAGTTATCCTCGACGGCTAAAAGTATCTCGTACCATTTCTTGATGTTTCGTCTGCTGCGCATCATGCAAAATGCCTCTTCAATTTTTCACAAGCTATCTGCCAGCCGGGATGTACCAATTGTGGGGGCGTGTCCAGGTCGAAGCTCAAAGGATCCACGTGGGGCGTGTCGCCGTAGATCAGGTGCAGGTTCTCCGCGCTCCGCACCACCGTCGAATCGGAGACCAATAACACACCTGCGCGGGCCTGACTGAGCAGGTCATGAACAATGGAGTCAGCGTTGTCCTGCCAGATGTCACGGCACACCGGAAACGCCACACAGGTTATGAACACACGATCCCATCCGACCGGGAGCGGGTATGCTTCATCAAGCTGCAAAAAATGCGCCTCTGTCAATTCATCCAGTGCTCTCGGCGCTCTTCCCGAGAGCTTCAAGGCACGCCACAACCACCCGAGCGTTTGTTGCTCGGAGACTTTGATCGCTTCGTTGTTAGACTTTGGCATCGCTGGTTTTCTTCACTTTGGCATCGCTGGTTTTCTTCACTTTGGCATCGCTGGTTTCCTTCACGGAGGTCACAATGTCTTCCACCAGGTTCACGTACCCGTTGATACCCAGCTGAATGCCCAGGTTGTTGATCAGCGCCTTGTCGCGATGCAGGTGCAGATCCACTTGCAGCGGGGTCAAGCCTTTCAAACCCAGATCGCCGACGGACACCAGGCCTTCCTCGTTGATGCGCACACCGAGCAGTTTTTGCTCCTGCAGCATGTCGCAGAAACCTTCGCTGTAGTGAATCGGAGGATCCAGATATGTCTTTCCCTGATCGAGGTCGAACTTCTTGTGCTCCATGCGCAGTTCCCAAGAACACAACCGTTCACCTATTCCGTGTGACTGTTTGCGCAAACGACAGCGCACCCTTTTGGACACGATCAATTTTTTCTCGAATGGATCCTTGATAAGCTCTAAGGATGTCATGATGAAGGTCAAGGCTGCCAGACTCTCGAAAGCGCTCATGCCCAGGAACTTGTAGCGCATCAGGTGGGACTTCCACTCGGACATACCCTGCACAGCCCGTGCCGCGGAACCGTCGAAATCGACATCAGCATTACGGCTGTGGGCAACGAACACCAGCACGTTGTACTCATCCACAAAACATTGCAACCAACGGCAAAAGTGTTGGGCGTACTTGGAGTGTCCTAAGTTCACCTTCTGAGTGCCCACTTCAGTACGCTGCTCCTTGCCGACTTTGTCCCACGACACATTACCCTCAGACTCCACGGCGTTCAGGAGGCGGCTGAATGGATCCACGATAATCAACAAAGGGATCGACATAGGCAGACCTGCCGCGGCGTTTTTACCCTTACCGCAACCTTCACGTTGAACCTTGGCCCAATTGACCATCTGAGGCATTAGCTGCAACACAGACTGGGTGTACTCGATAGACACATTACTGAGCAGCTGGAGTGCTATGACCGGGTCAGAGTGCATGCAACGAAGCATGCGATCGCGGCTCATAGTCTTGTCCTTGCCTTCACAAGACATGTACAGCAGGGGCGCATTGCGTTCCTTCATGATGTGTGCGGCGTCGGTCAACATTTTGGTGGTCTTGCCGCAACTCGTGTCTCCCACGAAATTAACCAGACCGCTGCCCGGGTACCCATAATTGTCGGTCAGCCACTGCATCAGAAAATGCACATGTGGTAGCTGTGTTTGCTTTACTGTGGACGCTTGCGCGTAGGTCGCTGGGCGTGGGTTGGAAGTACGCCGCGAGGCCATCTCCAACAATTGCTCCTGCACGGACCTGGCCCGCCCTGCTTCCGCCTGTGCCACACTGTCGAATTCGCCTGCGTTGCTGCGTGATGCATTATGGATACGCGGGACTGTCATGTCCTCCGCAACCTCCGGAACAGCTGTGTCCGGGGATGTGTTGTTGCACACTTTCGTCGCTTTTGCTGGCTTTGTTGTTTTGCGTTTGGCCATGTTTTTGCTCTCTGGCTGATTGTCTTCCTAGTACGAACAAAACGTGACGGGGGATCGGACCCCGTCACGTTTGGATTACCTACTTACAGGGATTGCCCTGCTGCCCTTGCCCGTTGCTGCAGCGCACCCAAGCGCATGAGCCGCTCACCAGGCATGTCCATGGTGCGGTTTCGCGACTGTGCGTCGAGTTCCGCCCACTCCTGCATTTCCGGTCCGGTCAGTGCGCTGCTGTCGTTGGTTTCAACGGAGACGCCCGTGCCGAGCACGTCTGCAATTGACTGCCACCCCTTACTTGGATCCACGACGCTACACACGCGGACCTCAGGTGGGCATTTGCCCAGGTCATGCAGTGCCACCGGCTCCGCACGACTTACACCATTTTCAGCAACCCAGAAAAACTGGGCGGGCGCGGGAGGTGGAGGTGGAGGCGGCGGAGGTGGAGGCGGAGGCGGAGGTGGAGGTGGTGGAGGCGGTGCCGTAAACGGAGTGTCCGCTTCATGGCCCAACGGGCTGGTTGCCGGTTGACCGAAGGCCGGAGCCTGTTGACCTCCGAAGGCCGGAGCCTGATAAGCAGGCGCTGGAGCCTGTTGACCTCCGAAGGCCGGAGCCTGATAAGCAGGCGCTGGAGCCTGTTGACCTCCGAAGGCGGGAGCCTGCTGACCTCCGAAGGCGGGAGCCTGCTGACCTCCAAAGGCTGGAGCCTGCTGACCTCCAAAGGCTGGAGCCTGATAAGCGGGCACTGGAGCCTGCTGACCGCCAAAGGCCGGAGCCTGATAAGCGGGCACTGGAGCCTGCTGGCCCCCGAAAGCTGGGGCTTGGTAAGCAGGCGCTGGAGCCTGTTGACCTCCGAAGGCCGGAGCCTGCTGGTCCCCGAAAGCTGGGGCTTGGTAAGCAGGCGCTGGAGCCTGTTGACCTCCGAAGGCCGGAGCCTGCTGGGCTGGCGCGGGGTGCTGCATCGGAATGTCGTCGTCGGACGGTTGTGCAAAACCCGTGACAGCCGACTTGTAAGTCGGAGAGGGCGCACCACCTCCAGGGATGTCACACATACCACCACAGACAACAGCAATCAGATCACGCGGCAAGAAACCGTCGGCGATCAAGATCTCAACAAGACGCTGAAAGGGCTCGATGCGAATCACATCTTCAGACTGAAGATCGTAACGATTCTCAAGCTGTTGCTGTGTCAGCGGGTACTGCACGATACCAGCGGGCCAACCGGGCTCCGTGGAGAAGACTGGGCACCATGGCGTTGCGGAAGAGTTACCAGACTGAACTTGCTTCACTGTCGCCAACAATCCACGAGCGGGATCTGTGATATCGCCGAGCATGTACTGTTCCCACTTGGGGTCCACCAGATGAGGCGGCATAAACTGCTTCCAGCGCGGGTCCGCGGGATTCAGAGGCGCCCCGGTAGGGGAAAGCATGTCCGGAGGAGCAGCACGCGGAGTCGCACGATCCAGCTGATCCACCATGTTCAAGTGCCCGCCGCGATCAATCGTGAGCAGCATGTCCTTCGGGGTTTGCTGATCACGATGCGCGGCCACAACATTGTAAGCCATGCTCGTGCCGGGCCATTGGAGGATTGGCTTACCGTACTTGTTGTCAGGAGTGCGCGGGCGCTCTTCAAGCAGGTGCGCGTATTCCGCGTGTTTCTTGCAATACCGCAGCAGCATCACCACAGGGCAAGTGCGATCCGCTTCGGGATAACTGTCCCCACGTGTGATAGGAGACACGAACGAGAGTTTCTGGTTGCCCAGATAACGATACGAACGATACGGCACATACCAGGCGCTGAAGAACGGGTGACCGGATTCCGCGTCGATTGAGTTGGTGCGGTAGGGAACTACCGAGAGCTTGAACGCTGGGTCCTGCGGATCCAACTGTGGGTCGTGGGCCGGTTTGAAGCGCACCTGCAAGTTCACACGTTTGTCGCCAGGTTGAATCCATTCAACCCCTGGTTGGAATAGGCTGATCACAGAGCTGAAGCCTGCGTCCATCTGTTCTTCTGCTGCACTGCCACCGGTGAGTCGGCGGCTGGTTTGTTTAGTTGGGATATGAGTTGCCATAAGGGAACGATCATCTAAAACGCATCACGTGAGGTGCAAGCCATTGCAGCGTTGAACACTCATTTTTCTTGTCGCATTTGTGCGAAAGTTTTACTGCAGTTACAGCAGCCTCAGAGACTGCTGTTGGTCTAGCTGAACAAGCACGTGTTCAGACTCGCGCGAGGGTTCTGCTTGAAGAACTCATTCGACGAATCCAACCATGCTTCTGCTGCCCGTAAATGGGAAGGGGTGGGCGCGTACTCGTCACGCGACAACAGCGCGTCCATATGACGCTGCCCTGGTACGTACTTGTAGGGCAGCGACCACCCGGCATTGACTTCCGTGTCGATCGAGTAGTTCAGAACGCGTCCATGGTACTCCCACCCGTTGGCTCTGTACATGCACAGTTCATGCGCCTTGGCCCACAGCTTTCGCTCGTGGTAGGGGCACATGGTGACCACGCTGTCGTACAGGACCGTAATAGGCACACCCTCGAGGTTGTACCGCCGCTTGAACTGCATCAGCCAGTACGCAGCCCGAAGAGCTGTAGCCGCCACCGACTCCTGCATGAAGTAGTTTCTCGCCTCACGAGCCTGTGCTGAGATGATCGACCGGGTCAAACTGCTAGATAGCCCGTACACGTTCGGGGGTGCCACAAAGTGCCGCAGTTTACCTGATGCTGCACGCAAGTAACCAGGATCCAGAACCTTGTCTTCCTGCGCGTTCAGGAACGCCACAGCTTTTGGTTGGCGCTTCTCCAAAGCTGTCAGGATTTTCTCCCCAGTACCGGGCTCCGGCTTGAAGCCTGTGTCCGCCTCAATACTGCGTTCCAGTGTGCCGGGCGTCGAGCCGTATGCTGTCTTGAAGTTGCCAGCTTTTCCGGCTCCTCGGTCCTTCTTGTTGGTCATCAGTTCGCGCGGGCGTTCCTGGAACATCTCCGCCAGGGACCAGTGTAGATCCGCTTTGGGATGGCGCAGAGAACCGTCCGGATTTCGCTTCAGCTCAGATTCCTGAACGTTGCGTATAAACTTGCCCTCTTCCCACACACTCATGATGAAACGCTGCTCCTGCGCTCGCGGTGCAATACCACAGTCGCTGGCATAACCCACCCGCACCTTCTCCCCCTTGGTTGTGATCGCGAACTGCTGATCCGGTTCCGTCATGATCCGGATCAAATTTTCATCACCCGAAATGTACGCCAGGCCCAGCACCTCGGCTGTCTGGAAGTCGGACTCCACAAAACACAGACCAGGCGGAGCTTGCACGCAGTGCCGCAGAGCTGGCAATTTCTGTTTCAGGTACTTCTGAAAAATGGCGGGAAGTCTGCCTTCTGCGTGAACATATTCCAGGATGCGCGCCATCCCAGACAGGATCCGATCCTGGACATATGAGGGCCAGTTGAGGCTGTTCGGATTCCAGGCACGCGGACGGGATGTCTCCGTCATGGACATTTGCCCATGCACCCGCTTGTCTGGTGCCACCCACGCGTGTAGTCCGGCCTCCTCCGTAATCTCCCCCGCCTCGTTGCGCTCCGGTTCCTTCAGGAAAGCCTTCCGGATATTGCCCACCGCATTGAGCTCCAGCAACTCCATCAATACCGGATCCTGGTTGGCGGCCGAGAGGATCTGCAAAGTTTGTTTGTCCACGGCCGGCACGAGACCTTCACGTTTTGCCGGCTTCCAGGACATCACCTTTGCCCAGTCTGTGGCCGGTACCCCCTTGGCTTTGTTGGCAGTACTCTTGACTGGTGTGTAACCTTTCACATCAAACAACCAACGCCGCATGTCCGTCACGGAGCGTAAATTGAAACCGGCAGCCCCGTGGGCGTGCTCAATGGACTGCACAATGCAGCGCTCCTCCTCCTTTGAGAGAGATTCCAACGGCAGTCCCATGGACTCTTGCAAGAAAACACGCAGTGCCGCCGCCGCGTCCTTTGCGTCGGCCATGGCGTCCTCGTAGACCTGCCGGAGCCTGGGCCCCCAGGAACTCGATACAGATATTGCAAGCGTGCGCCGCAGCTCCGCGTCTTCCAGCCCCTTGAGGTTCGGCAGCATCTCCACCGCATTGCGCGCCAGTAGCAACCAGGCCTCTGCGTAGATGTTGTCGCGGAAGATCCGCTCCATCTCCTGGTAGACGAACCCGTACAACATGCGCATCTCATCCATGAGCTCCATGTTCATCGGCAGCCCCGTGATGGCGAACTGCGTGAACACATCCGTCACAAACGGGTTCATGATCGTCCGGTAGTACTCAAGCATGCCCTGCTGCTCTAAGTCCTTCTCGATGTAAGGCAGAGCACGCAACGGGACGTCAACGTCCCGGAGAGCGTAGGGGATCAGTATCTCATCCGGGATCAGACCGTAGCCACCCTCCACGTCCGCCCTGTGGTCCTTCTTCCAGAACTCCAGCTCCATCTCATACCTGCCAAGATCTGTGTACCGGAGGGACATACGCTCCAACCCGCGGTCACCATGTTCGTTGCAGCACTGGTACGCGAACTCAGTATCAAGTCTTGTCTTGCCCCACCAGGTCAATCCTAACCACTCCGCAAGCCAGGGTAAATCCGCAGATATGTGATGTCCGACCAGCTCCACGTCCGGCTGATCCCACACTTCCGCCAGAATCGCCCCGGCCGCCCGGTAGTCCACGTCAAAGACGTAGTTGAGCTTGTCGTCCATGAACCTGATGTACGCCGCATGCCCCGGCAGCCAGCCAATCTGGAGCGAACGCAACTGGCCTGATGCGTGGCTCCTGCCGTGCCACTCACAGTCAGGACATAGCAGCTTGTATGGTTGCAGGTCCTTTACAAGCTGCCGCAGTTCCGCGGCGTTCGTGACAGTTCGGTAATGCAACGGTATCCTGTTGACCAGGATACCCCGAGATTCGTCGAGGGCCTGTTTCACCTGGGCCATGTCCATCCGAAACCGCTCCATCCATTCAGGCTTGGCCGCCACGTAGTACTGGTGGTTCATGGGCATGACGCGACACTGGAACTCATCGCTCCAGAACCAGGCCCCGATGGCATCGCCAAATTTGAACCGTATCGGCACCAAGAACTCGAAGGCGGCCTTGCCGAAAGCCACCACAATCTTGGGCTTTACCTCCGTCAGCTCACGCCGCAGACACGCCAGACCGGGGGATATGTCCCCTGCCTTGGGGTTGAGCCGTGTCTCCTTGGGCAGCAACCATTTGCACACCGCCGTGTAGTACACGTCACTGTCAACCGCTACACCCACGGACATACACATGTCCTTTAGAGCCGCGCCGTGCGGGCCTTTCAAGTACGCAGGTTTGCGTTTGAACACAGCCCCGTAGGTACCCTGCTCCTCCTCCAGCACCTCCTCTTCCAGAACACTGCTGGAGAGGAACATGATGGAGGATTGTTTGGACCCTCGGCCGGCCACCACAACTCGATCCTGATGACGTCTGCTAACGTTCCAATTCTCCGGCACTTCAAAAGGTTCAGCGCACACCTTCGGCGTGGCTGCCTCCGGCTCGGGAGTCGGCGCTGGAAACGACGGGTAAGGTTGTTCGGTTTGCTCCATATCTGTGAGTTTCTCAAGCATGCCGTTCATAGTTAATCAACAGTTGGCGTAGCAGCCGGGATTGAGGCAGACCCACATTTGGGGTGTCACCTTGTGCATCCTGTGACTCACACCGCGCTTGCTGCAAGCTGAGTTTCCATGACACGAGGATCCCATGTCAAAATCGCCCGTCACCGGATCCACAGGACCCCGCTCCCCTTCCGGTAACCGAAAGGGTTTGAGGCGGGGACAGAACTCCACCTTGCGCTTCTTCTTTTGTCTAGGTGTCTTTTTCTTCATAGCAGCCAGATGTGGTGAATACTGGAATGCATCATGCACATAGCAGGACGCCCGCACCATTTGCCGCGGTAGTACTGAATGTGGCAGTCATTCTTGATTGTCGGATGAAAACCGAATTGCTCATTGAGCTCACGCACAATGTACAACCCCACATGCTTCAAGAACGTCCGGTACGTAACCTCGCGAGAGGAATTATCGAACGCTTCCAACCTGTGTGCAGGTAGATGAACGCATGTTCCAACCCACTGTACGTTCCTGTTCATGTCGTGACCAGTTCCCCCGGCAGTTCACACTCAGCCATGTGCTCGGGGCAACGTGCTGCCAGGAATTCTTCCACATGGGCCGGAAAATCATCGACCAGCCAGCGTGCTCCCACAGGGGTGAAGAACACCTGCCAGCGCCAATCGCGGTCTGTTCCATGCTTGGCACGGTAACCTGCGGTGCTGCTGTTTGACGTGTGCACCCGCCGTACAAATGCTTTCTGTTCAATCATGATCTGCGGACGCAACACAGGCTCGCCGTCCGCCCGCAATTTCTTCTGCCCTATCTTGAACCGCACCACATTGCGCAGAACTTTGTTCACGTCACGCGAGCTGGCGGGCATTGCTGTGTGCACCATGGCGAGCAGGGTGTCATAATCGTATTTGTCCAACAGCGCAGCCAACACGTCATTGATCGTGCACCAGCCGTGGTCCTGCCGAAGTTTGCTGGAATGGTAAACCATTCTGTCAGTTTCAGGACTTCGCACGATGGAGCCCGCTGCTGTCGCTTGCGCCAGACTGGTCTTCAACCGCGCCAGCTCCTCGTTCTTGCCGGCCAGCTCCGCCGCCAGAACATCCGCGGCCCCTTGCATGTCCTGAATGCGCTGCAACGTCTCGGCCTTGTATTGAACATGGTGTTGCTGTTGCTGCCTCGTGCGTTCGACCAGCTGCAGACAAGCCTGCACCGCCTGTTTAGGATCATTAAAGTCCACCTTGGAAATATACTCAGGCAGACCTGCGGGGCACGGCACCGGCACCGGTGCAATCCGCCGGTAAAGCTCGTTGAACGCCAGCAACCGGGCACGTAGCAGCTTGGGCAAGCTAAGCAGTAGAAACACCGCCGTCTTGCGTGAGAGTGTGCCGTCTGCCGCCACAGTCAGGAAATCAGTGTCATCTGTCTCCCCATATTCGACCCGCGACGTCTGCAGTTTGCGCCTCACGTGCTTCTCGGAATACCCGCAGCGCGCGGCGAGCTTGCTCACGTCGATGCGTGTTTGGCTCAAGTCGTCGTGGTAGAAGTCCAACACCAGCTGTGACATGGGTTGGTACTCCCAGGCCAGCGCGTCTAGGCTGGCACATTCCGGCCAGGCTGTACGAATAAGAGGTCCGCAGAACTCGATCTCCCGCGTCTTACGCAGCCCTGACATGTAGCTGTAGACGTCGATGAATCCCGCACATCTGCGCTGCTGGTCTGCCTCATGCCCTTTCAGGCTGTTGAGCAGCCATACGATGAAGCGCTGCAACGCCGGCAACCAAAACACCGCCGAGTTCACATGCTGACCTGAGCGAAACAAATGCACACCCTTTTCCTGAGGGTGCGCGGCAACATATCGCCGGATCGGCCGCAGCAAGTTGTCATGCCGCCAGCCTGCCTGTTTCATAAGCAAGCTGCTCGTGAAAATACCGTCGTCACCCGCATCCCGCAGTTTGAAAACATTGCCTAGCAGCGCGTCAAAACGACCCGTCACGGCAGGCGTGCGCGTCGTGTGTGTCTTAACCTCATTCCAGGCCCGTTCTGTCGAAGGGGACATTTGTGTGATGTGCGTGATATCCATGGGTCAGTAGCTGTTCAACCACGTTTGCCTTTGTTCGTCCACCCAGGCCTGCGGGAAGTCCCCAATGTCTTTTGCAGCTTTGCCGTCTGGAAGCTGCTGCGGCAAATGCCAGACATCGGTCAACACCTTGGAGGCCAGCCGTCGTGAGCTAAGTTCCAGGTCCTTCTGCCCGGCCGCGTCATTGTCGGGCACCTGAATGACCACCGCGAAGTGACGAGCAAGAAGCGCGATCTGATCATCCGACAGGAACTTGCCGATCTGCGCCACGGCCGGCGCCCTCAACCTTCCAGCGTCCAACGGTCCCTCTGACGTGAAGGCGATTGGCAGCTGACCAGGACGATGGCAGGCATTCCAGGCGATAGCCGCATCGAGCCCCATCAGGATCTCATTCCGTGCCGTGCCGTTAGCTGTGCGGTACTTGCTGGGCGACCAGCGTTCCGCGTACTGAGGAGGCGGGATAAACTTCTTCTTGGCGACGTCGTAGGACTCCATGCAGAACCAAGTGTTTGTGTCCCCATTCCAGAAATACTTGAAACGTGTACCACCATGCTCCGCGACCCGTTCAATGATGCGCGCCTGCCAGGTTTTTTGCACCCCCTCAATGTCGGCGAAGAAGATAATACGACCCTGCGGCGAATCTCGGAAACCCTCGCAGAGTTTGCGGTAGTAACGCTTGGTCGCGGGATCCTGCGCCCATTCTCGCACACAGTAGCTGCAACGGAACTGTTCCCACAAACTCTGCAAATCATAGTCACGCTCCAGCAAATACTGGACGGCGGGATGATCAGCAGACAGCTGGTTGATCGGAATGACATCCCGCGGATCCCCGTGATTACCTCGAGATCCGGGAGGACCATTGCCCGGACCACCGGGAACAATGTTGTCCAGGGCGTCGCGTACCAGCCACTGTGTGTTGTCCGCAAAAGACACGGAACCGATCTTGGATTCCTTGATCCCGCGCGCGGCCAGTGGCGCAAAGGTCATGAGCTGTGTGGCCTTGTACTTGGTGCCACACTTCATGCACAACCCTACGGAGTCCCGCAGGTGATCTGTGGCACCTTCCCAACGTCCTGTTGCGCAGAACTTGTCTGCATTGACGGCCAGGTGCCGTTTGCGCAACTCCTGATCCCCCTCAACTTCCAAACAGGCTGGACAGGCAAGGTTCAAATGCAGCCCGTTCTTTTCCCGGCTGATCAGCACCGCACCATGCTTGACCGCCAAGGCCTGCGCGAAGTTCATGACATCCTCGGGGACACCAGTGCTGGCCCCGCTGCGAAATCGTACTTGGTCAGGGTCCATTGTTCGGTTTGAGTTCAAAATATCTACCAAGAAGCTGTGGACATTCATCAGGCAGATCCTTGAGAAGGTTTTCTGTGATGATCGCGCGCAGATCAACCAATGGGGTGGTTCTACCTGCGGACAGGATTCTGCAATATGCCAGGTATTCCCGAATCGTAACCACGTCCTCAAGCATCTCGGGCATGCGCTTCTCGCGGTACGCATCCAGATCCGACTCGGTCATGTCACGATCACAACCACGCTCTGCTATCTCGATCTCGAGCTCTGATTCCAGAAAGGTCAGGATCGGATGCTGTTCCCCAGCCTCGTAGGCACGTCGGGCCTGCTCCACCCACAACACCACAGGATCACCAGATTCCATCGGAATACTCCTGTTTGAGTGCGTTAAGGTTGCGGCGAATGTAGTCCGCGACGGGGCAGCGTCGGTCATCCTTTTTGCCGTTGCTGTACAGCCAGTGCAGGTATCTAGCCGGGACATCCTGCATGAGATCTCCCTTGTGTTTACCAAATGGCATCGGGTCAGTGTCTTGGAGTTCGATCATGTTTTCAATAAGCTCGTGCGTTGGTGGAGCAGTCACGCTTTGCGTTTCCACGAAGGATGCAACCACAGCGTGTCCAGCTCTTGCAGTCAAGACGCGTTGCGCTGGCGCAGTCAGTTTGGGAGATTGTGTTGGTAACTGCGTCTGTGCCTTGGCCTGTTTCAGGGCCTGCTTCATTTCAACCAAAGCTGTGATGTCCGATGGTGCAATGTGGCTGACACGAATGCCTTTTTTACGGAACCATTCAGCCAATGCGTAGTACTCACGATGCTGTTGCTTGTACTTGGCTGACTCGCTTCGACGCTTTGATGCATGCTTGGCATAGGCACGCTTGAGCGCCGCGCGGCCTTTTGTGCGGTTCTTCGCCCACGCTTCACGTTGAGCCTCCGCCCAGCAGACACGACACACGTTTCGGAACCCGCTTGCGCCGCGTGCCACCAAGTCAGTGCTTGAGCAGTTTTTGCATGTCTTCATTGAGTTCCTTCAGCTTGGCGCGTTCCAGTGCGTTGTGCATGACCAGGTTGCGTTCCATTGCCACGATGTTGGCCAGGGACGCGTTGATCTGTTTTGCCTGCTCGACGTGCTCGGCGTTGGCCCGCACGAACGCGATATTGGCCTTCGCCTGCTCCAGCACGAAGGAATGGGATGCGTGAATAGTGGAAGTTTCTGGGGTCATACCAAATTGACTACACGAAGTTCAAGCGGACGCTGCACGACAGGGATCGTATCCCCGTCGAACAGAATGTCCAACAGCACACGCCCTTGGTCGTCATGACGCGGAGCACGGCTTACCACTCCCTCCTGCTCGAAGAGGGGGCTGTACACGCGGCATCCCTTTTGGAAATGCGCGGGCACGATTGCGAGTTCTATGGGTGGCTTGGGCATATATCGGATTAGTGGCGGCAGAAGTCGCCAAGGCTCATGTTCGCGTACGGGATCCGCAGTTGGGATTCCCGGACAGTTGCAAGGCAGACCCACAGACGCCAGGCCTTTGCATAGCACTCCTGCCAGTCAATACCAAAAACATCGAAGGTATCCAACCCACACGCACCAAACTCGCGTGCGACACGCACGAAGGTCGGACGCCCCCGAGGGGATTCCACGAACCAACGGCAGACATCCTGCTTGGTGATGTTCGCCGCACTTACGTCACGCAGCAGGGGTACCACGCAAGCATGATGGTCGCCCATGTAGCCCGCCAGAGCGTAGATGCGTGCGGCCCACAGGAACCGGTCAGCGTAGCCCTCGGTCAGCTGGTCACTTCTCCAACCCTGCAGGTCCTCGTAGAGGGCATCGGGTGCCCACGCAGATGTGTCGGCTTTATGCGGCACGCGCATATCCGGGATAGCCCGTACGAGGTTGGCTGAGACGTCTTCAGCGCGGTAAAGCACCCGCCCGAACTTATCGTGAGTCCGCGCTGCCGCGCTGGTGGCATGCTCGGCATCCTGTTCGTTTTTGATCGCAAAGGCGCTGGAAAGCAGATTCACGACATGCACAAGCGGCAGGCGTTTACAGCGCTCTGTCTGCACCGCGGCCCAATACCGGGCAAAGTGGTCAAGAGTCAGGGAGCCACCGTGTAGCTTGCGCACCAACTTGTGAGCCACCATGACGGTAATGGCCTCCCCAGGGCGGAGGCAATCCTCCAACAGCCAGCCGGGTAGGTTGGCCTTGAACCAAGCCAACGCGGCCTCCTTGCGGGGTCGCACCCCCTGTTGGAGTTTCTCAATCGCGAGCCTGCCGCGATGGTGATGTGCCGGATCTGATGATGATCGATCCGCTTCCAGCGATGTCTGAGCCTGAAGGTAGAAGGTCGGGGCAATCGCCGGGTCAGGTTGAGGAAGCCCAAGATCTTCAATGTGTTCCAGGACGTCCTCCGAGACCGGGTAGGCTGTTTTGATTTCTTCCTGACGTTCCTGACTGACAGGCGTGACCACTTCCGGGGTGGTCGGAGATTCCGATCCTCCCTGGAGTTCCTGACGGTCGCGACTGTCCTGAGGGTCTCCGGGAAGAGATTGGAAATTTTCCCTCGGCAGAGGGAATAAAAGGGTCTCTTTTTCAGAGGCTTCTACAGGTATTACATTATAGGAGTGCAGAGGAGCGGCGTCAGTACCCCCCTGTTTTGGGGGGTACTGACTGTGATCATTTTTTTGAGCCTTGGTCTTGCGTGTGCGGCGTTTCTTGGGCTTGGGTTTGTCGATCCCACCCTTTTCCCGGCGCATCTGTTTCCGGGCATTGAAGTCGCGCTTCACATCCGTCTCCTGGCTGTAGTGGAGCACCCAGCCGCCCTTCTGGACCTTCCCGTCCAGATCGACCCTGAAGCACCAGCCGTGAAACTTGCTGTCCTTCCGGATAACCACGTTGGCCAGCATCTGCTGAATCCTGAGGTAGTTCAGGGCCTTGGTGGTGCGCTTGTCGGAAAAGCCTGTGTCAGCCCGGACCAGCTTCTTGGTGACCTGCCAGTAGCTGGCATGGCGCAGAATGGCCATCAGGATGACCTTGGCGTCGCTGACGTTCTTCTTGGTGAAGTCGGGGTGCTGGGACAGCTCGGGGATCGTAGGAGCCCGCAAACCGGCAATACAGCGCGGCAGGAGGTGCGGGGAAGACGGGGGTGTCTTGGGCTTGCTGGGCTTCTTGGGAGCCTTGGGCTGCTTGGCAGCCGGCACGGGGAGGGTGGTCTGAGACATGTGAGGTGATCCTGGAGCCCTCAGGGCCTGGATTCTGTCTTGAACTGGTGAGCCCTGTTACAGGCAAAAGTGTTGCGGGGCCGCTCGCTTTTGTGAAAAAACACCAACTCTCAACATCCTCGCAGGCCCTTCGGGCATTTAGGGATGACCTCCTGTCAGATCCAATTGTCGCTGTTTTTTCAACTCAGAGACGCTCTTCAAATCGAGAGATTACACCGTGATGGTGCCCGATCAGGAGAGAACATTCAAGCACAAAGTTCTATAATTACTGGACTATTTCCATCCAGCCTCGATTTGTTCGTGGTGCTGTAACACGAACGACCCAAGAGAACCACTGAGGATATGCTCCAGTGTACCGCGCGACCTTGAGCACCGTAGACATACCTGCAGGGTTGTCCGCGAACCAGGTGCTAATTGTAGATCCCACCGCGGGCGCTGGTTTGTTATCGTGTTTCACTTCCTAGTTTTCAGAAATCAGGCTGTCGATCTCCTGTCGTGCCCCGACCACCGCAGCTTTCCAGATCTCGTCAAAACGATCGGCAGCAATCTGCCGGTACGTTACTGTAGCCGTCAGATTTATTTCACCATCAGGATTACAAACCTGCACCTCAATCATGAGCCAAGGGGACTGACCCTGCACATACTCCCGGTAGTACACGTACAGTTTCCAGACATGCTCGTCCAGGTAATCATCCTCAGTGGGCTCGCGACCTAGCTCGGCCAGCAGACCATCCCGAAGTTCCTCGTCAGGTTGGAACGGTCCTTCCTCCTCAAAGTATTCCCGCACAGCAGCACTGTCGAACATCAGGCAGGTACAGCACGAGTCACCCAATGGAGAAGGGCTGTACTCATCTGGCACCTTGGTCAGATACCACAGATTCTCATCGGGCACGTCCGAATCGTCTTCGACGACAAAGTCTTCCTCGGCCTCTTCGACCTGCCATGGTGCCTGTGCCATGGTGTCTATGCCAGGGAACACCTTGAAGGTGTAACCCTTGTACTTTGCTTCATGTCTGCGGCTTAGCAGTTTTGCGAGGTTTGGAGTCATAGTGGTATAGGAGTTCAGGTGGTGGTGCTCTTTGTCAAGATGCCACCTCCAGGATTTGAATCAGATTGTCCCGTACGAACTGTGTCGTGTACTTCAAGCAGTCCTCGGCTTTACAGGGTGGTTGCAAGTTGATGCTGCTCGTCAGGGCATTTTTGCCATCAGCGTTCCGGTACAGGATTTGGAAGTACCTCATTTGTCTGGTATTGCCGGGTTCGTCGTGATGCATGGTTCGTAGCGCTTCCCATCAATAACTACAGGCACTAGCTTCGTGTCCATGAAGTTAATGCATTCTCCGAGTGAGTCCAGGTGCAGAAGGCTCGCTGCTTGGCGTACCCGTACACCCCCAGAACCACGCTGCAGCCAGCGGCGGCATTCATTGTTTCGCCCACACAACCCGGTCTGGTCATGGCAGCGACACACATCATCCGGAAGATTTGGTACGTAGTATTCCATCTTTTGTTCAAGCTCACGGAACGGGCTCATGGACATCCCATCAGGGTAGCAGTGTGGTTTCCAAATACTGTCATGATGTACTGACCTGTAAGGTCGGAGAGTTTGCTGCATTCAACCTGGCATTTCGCACCTAGCGGTTCGAACCATTCAAGTTCCACACACTTCAACACAAGGGAGCGGTGTTGCATACCTGAAATGTAGTGTGTCTTGGCCTGCAAGGGAGCATTGAATGCTCGGGCGCAGTAACTACAAATGACTTCCTCGTAGGCTTCCCCGTCCTCGTAGTAGGCTGGGCGTGTACTGCAGTTGGTCCACTCCCCTGCCTCCAGGGAATGTTGGACCCCGCAACCTGGACAGGGAAACGGATCCCCAATCTGTTCATAGCCGAGCATGGTCTTGAAGTCCTGTCCATGCTCGTACTCGGTAATGAGACAGGGGTGTCCGTTGACGGTCGCGTGGATGAGCATCTCCATCTCAGTTTTGTTCCAACACACAATGCGTCACTTCGCCTTGGTCTACACAGACCCACCAGACTTCATTGCGGTCGCAGTGGCGATAGTAGTAGTCTTCCCCGACGCCGGAATCCGGCCCATCCTCTGTAACCCAGTCTCCGGGAACTGTGTTGGTGCGCAGCGCCAGTTCCCGTAGCGCCAAGGGATACTCAGCCATCAGTTCATCGATAGTGGCTTTGGCCTGTACCAGCTCTGCCAGCTTGCGCTCCACAGCCGTGATGACCAGATCCTCGTTCTGGTGTACATCGTAATCAGATACTTCGTACTCATTGGGCGCACTGCAGATGTAGTCAATGCGGCCCAGCGCGTAACTGAGTTCGATGCAGCCTCGCTCCAACTTTTCGATGCGTTGCCGCGCATACGCCAGCTCTTCCTCCATCGTGGGTTGACCGGTTGTGATCCACTCTGTGTTTACACTGTGGGTGTCCGCACATGCCTCTTCTTCGCCTGAGAAGAACCCATTGCCCATCCCGTGCTCAATTACCCGCTTGGCCGCAGCCGCAAGATCCTTGCGCAGTTGCTCATGGTCTGCACACCCATCGAATATCTCGTACTCGATGTCGGACGTAAGCCGTAGTTTGATCTTTTCACTCATGCTTGTCTGAACATGCGGTCCACGAATTTCTGATAGCCGAAGTTACGACGCACAGGCACCAAGCCACCGACACCCTTGCGGGCTTTGCCGATGAAGAAGTACTGATCCGGTTCATAGTTCTCACCATGTCCGGCTTCGTCCTGATCTTTGCTCTGGATTGCCGAGATGCCGATGACACCCGTCATGGGCTTGTCCATCGACTTGGACTCCTGCAGATTCGCGGCGCCCACGCGCGCGTTGTTCTTGCCAGTGACATTGTGGGCCTGGGCGAATGTGCAGCCCACGGCGTTCATGTCACCCGCCAGATCCGCCACAGCCTCACAACCGCCATTGTAGGCCAGCCGGATCTTGGTCGGATCGTTCTTGGCATCGTCATCGAGGGAACCACCAATCCAGTCCAACAGGAAGGCATCCAGCCCGCCCATTTCGTTGGCCAGCTGATCTAGCGTGTCCCGCAATCCCAGCCGGATGTCCCGGTTTGGTCGCTTGAACCACTCCACGATCCGAAAGTTTCCCTTGTTCACGTGACGGCTGAACTCCTCAACGGCCGCACGTTGTGTGGGCTGCAGTGTGCCTTGGTTGAGACCATTCACGATTTGCTTGTACGGGATCCCGCATTGCTGGCTCAGCAGTCGCATCGTGAGGTCATTGGTAGCCTGGCTTCGCTCTGTGGTGACCAGTGCCACCTTGTTGCCAGCCAGTGCCCATTCCCCGGCAAACTGTGTGCTCGTGACGGTCTTGCCGGCGCCGGAAGCGGCGATGAACAGGTACCCCTCACCACGACCGAACCCACCACCCAACCGCACATTCAACTGTGCGATGGAGGTCCTCAAACGCACGACATCCGGTTTGGGATTTTGCAGCTCCTCCCAGATATCAAAGATCATCTGCTCGGTGTTGGCCAGCTTGTCGATAAAGACGTTCTCCTGGCGGAGGTGTCCTTGCAGCTTGTCGGCACGCCAGCGCTCTGTCCTGGCACGCTGGGAGATCATTTGAGTCCTCACCTGCTTGAGCCAGTACGTGCAACCTGTGTTGGTCTGCTGCTGGATAAGCGGCATGTTGGTTGAACCGCTGCAGAGCATCTCATAGAAGTACTGCCAGACATCCGTCAATTCCTGCGCGGGTAGTTTGCCTTGTCCGGCCACCTGGCTCATACAGGTGTGCAGGAATTCCCAGGAAGGCTGTGGTGTCACAGGACCTCCGTGCAGATGATACAACAGCGCAGCCTGTGCCAGCCCAGCGTGCCTGGGCATCTGGAACGACCTGGCTTCCTGCCCCTCGTGATCGCAAAACAGCACCGTTCCAACCAGGGTCGCGAACTGTGCGTCCAGCATTATACGAGTCAACATGGTGCGTTCGAAGTACACCGGATCCTTGTCGATCATGTCATAGAGTTGCTCGCTGGTCATGTGTGTTTCAAGATGGGTAGGATGTCATAGCCTTGATGTCTCAGTACGCTTCCAAGGTCAGATCGAACTGCCAACTCGTCCCGTGCCGCCTTGCCCCAGCGTTCCATCACAACCGGATCGAAGTTACTCAGAAGGCAGCGCAGCCAGGGTTTGATGTCCCGCAGGTAACTACGCAGTACTTCAAGCTGTGGTTCGCCGATCGTCAGACTCCCGGCACACCCACGCAATGCTTGGTGTGCATACGCGAGAGCTCCTTCGTATTCCATCAAGGCATCAGAGGAGCCAGCATGCGCATAATCCTCAGCATTGATGATGTCGGCGCCCATGGTCTGTACAGCTTTGATGCTGCCTTGCACGCGTTTCCATATTTCCTCACAGCTGGTAATCTTGCTGACACCAGTCAAGAGCGCCCCAGCGCTAGTTGGATGTTTGTGTATGTCATATAGGTGCTCCCGTACAACCTGATCCGCAGTCAGTGGTTTATCGTGCCAGAACCTCGCAGCAGCCAGGACGGCCGGGATATCCTTGATCTTCTGAATACTGCTGTTGGCCGTGCAATTAGGGAGGGCACGTTCACACGCCTGCAATAAACTCTGTGCCCACATACCCACATTACCCTCAGCGTGACAGGCTGAGAAAAAGGACTCTCGGGATTGCTGGTGTGGTACTCGGCTCATCTGCACCTTTCTCGAAGTTTGCGCTTCAGTTCATTCTGTCCGTGTACGACATACACTTCGAAGCCGCGCTCCTGATAGTATCTGAGGCGCGTCTGGCTCTCGCGCACAGGACACCAACAGTCCGAGCCCTTCAACCGATCCATGGCATCCTGGGAAGCCGTGAAGAGGAAGTCGACCACGACTCCGCAGCGTTTGCCGGGACGCAGTTCCGCCACACGACCTGGCTTCTGGATGGTCTTCGTGGAGGCGCCACCACCAGACAGGTTTATGACAACCCGAAGGTCACTGAAGGTGACGCCCTGCGCATAGATGTTGGTCGCGAAGCACAGACGTGTTTCCCCTGATTTGAGATTATCCGTCTTCTCCTTGCGCTGCTTGGTGGACATCTGCTTGGCCATCGCGATCTCCATCCCGGGGATGGCGACAAACTCCTTCAGGTATTCAGCCTGGCGCTCGTTGTCGATGAAGCCCAAGATCTGCCATGTGGGATCGAACACGTCACTCTCGGGACTGCACAACCAGCGCAGACAGTTGGCAATCCCTGGATTCTCCCAGAAGATCTGCTGGTAGGCCTTGCGGCGATCCCGGCATGGAAACCCCTTGGTCGGGATAGCAAGCATGTAGACAACGATCGGGGCAATTGCACCTTCGCGGACAGCCTCCAGGTAAGTACGCTCCGACAGCACAGGCCCGATAAGCCCGCGGATCAGTGGATCCTTGCCGTCAAACCTTCCATCCAGGGTGGCCCCGTAACCAAGCTTCCGAGCCTTCTCGAAACGCATGAAATCCGGCATACGCCCAGATGTCGGGAGAGCATGCGGTTCATCCACGAGAATCAGGCGTACTTCCGACGTGTCCTCGACCTTGCTCATCGAGTCCATGGAGATCACCGTCACGTCCTGGCTGATCTTCTTGGTCGAGACCTTGCTATGCATCTTCTTCACCAGCCGCAGCGGAAGCGCCCCCTCAAGCTCCGCGTGGAGCTGGTCCACCAAATCCACGCCCGGAACCACCACCAATGTACAGAGGGTCGGGTAGGCGCGGCAGGTGTTGATGATCTCGGTCGTTTTGCCGAACCGTGTCGGGGCTGCAATCAACCCTGATTTGTCTTCAAGCAGCGCCGTCTCCAGCAGCTCACGCTGCGAGAACCGGAACCCATGCATGAGATCAAACCTCGGCTTCGGGAAGTCCTTGAGACGCACATCGTGGAGTGTGTAGGCAACCCCGTGGTCCTTCAGGACCTCCAGCACATCTGGCAGAAATCCCTGATAGGTGCGCAGGAAGCACATCCCTGGCACAGTTGGTACAGGCCCCAGCTCGTACAGGTCCTCAGTGTGAGTCTTCTTCTGCCACCGGAACGTTGATGGATTCTGGACCATTTCCGACACCTCCATCTTGAGCACCTGCCGGATCTCCTTGAAGCCCGGTGTCACCGTGAGGGTGCTCTCGTCCCACAGGAGGTGCACAGGCCCTCCCGTTAATTTCCAATGTTTCAATGTTGAATCGGCCATAGCCGAATTTGGACCCGAATGGTGAAATTCCGAGTGTGTCGCCAATACGTTCAAGGGCTGCATAGACTTCCTGTGGTTCTGGCAGCCTTTTGCGCTGCACTGCCTGTGGTTCGCCGGGATCAGGGCGGACCAGACTACCACCAAACGAGACGATCGCTCCTGCGCGAATGCTTTCATGGTCGCAGGTGCGCTGGGTCTGGCCTGTGCGATACAGGCGGGCGTGCAGCCTTGTCTGAATGTTGGTGAGGTAGCGGTCCATCCGAACCGCGCTCTGGTAGACATCAGGACCTGCCACCTCTCCGAGGGCCGTCCCCCAGGCCCAGGCCCACTGCGGTTGATCAAGAAGCAGCATATCCGACCTGTGTTCCCGGCGGAACATCAGGACCTTGTTGATATCGCGGTCTCCCAACATGGGAGTGGTCAACCGCACGGAAAACATGAGACGCATGCGCGGATCCTAGCGGGTACTGCGCATGCGTCCAGTCGGAATTCACAAAGCGAGCAACGTCGCCATGTCGTGTACCTTTGCAGGGTCCAGTTCATGGAAGGAGCGACAGATGGACGAAGCCACCATGAAACAGTCCACGAAGCCGGAGAACCTCACAACATTGCCGACAGACACGCCACTGGCCAACGCCAAGGGACTACTCCCAAGGGCTGTCTTCATGCTACGCACACGTGCCGGATCCGCAGGCATCCCCGTCGCCGGACCGCTCGTGGTCACGACATCGAAAATAGCCGCAGCCTTGACGGCCGCTGCAGCTGGATCCTCTGGTTGTACCTGATACTTGAAGGCAACCCCAACGAATGTACGCCAAGCGCGGTTCTCGCGACACGGCAGGTCGTCCACCCTCAAATCCATAGGGTCGTCGAACCACAACGCATCGCAGCATGAAGGTACGAGCATAACTGCCTTTTGTGGAGATATGTCCAGGAAGTTCAGACCAACCCACCCTGCTGGGTGTGCCTGTCTTACACGCCAGTAACTCTCCACCAACTTCTTCGCAGTACGGCGGTGATCGATGAGGAACACCCCATCTGCGCCGTTCGCAAAGGCCACTTCTGATTGTTCAACAGCCTGATCATCGTCACGGACGTGGATCACAGGTACGAATCTTGGAAGTATTTTCATACGGTAAGCATCACCTTCTTCTGCAAGGCCGGCAGGATTTCAACACAATGATCGCAGACGATCACCTGACACTCCTTGCGCTGCAGCACAGCCTGCAGGTCCTCTAGCATGTCCCGGAACCCCTCGCGGGAGGCGGGGTCCAAATGGGTTGTCGGTTCGTCGAGAACCAGCAAGCCCACATCCGGGATCACAATCTCCTGCAGGGCCAGCAGGAATGCCACGGCCATCTTGACCCGCTGCCCGCCGGACAACTGTGTTTGTGGCATCCATTCGGATGGTTCGTCGGTGCGCTGGAACTCGAAGTCCAGCACCCCACCACCTTTCCGGACTGTGAAGTTCGCATCCATGCGAGTCAGATGCGGCCCCAGGACCAGCATCAGTCGGGCGTAGATACCATCCAAGTACAGCTTTGAGATACCCTCACGCCCAAAGGCTTGGCTGAGTTTGTCCATTTGCTCTGCTGCGAGCAGCTTATGCGTGGACTGCCGCTGCAGATCTTCCAGGTCTCCTTGGCGGCGCTGCAGTTCGGTGATGTCACGCTGCACCTCCTGCTGAACCGCCGTGAGCTCGCTTCGCTTGTTGGCGTGCGCCTGCTCTGCCTCCAGCTGCGAGAGAATGTCCTGCATGGTGCCGCTGAACGTGATACCAGCACGAGCCGTGCTCAGTTTCGCCTGGGCTTGCTCCACACGCAGCAAGGCCTCCTGCATCTGTTGTCTCTGCAAGGCAAGGTTGTGCAGAGCTGTTGCGCAGCTCTCCAACTGGCGTTTGTTGAGATTGCAAGCCTCCCGCACGCCCGTCAACGTGTTGCGCGTCTGATCCGGATCAAGCAACATCAGCTCACGGAAGTCAGCGTGTTCACGCCAGTGCGCAAAACCGCCCTGCGTCGTCTGCAGGTCCCGGAGCAGGTTTTGACGGCGCTGTTGTTCTGCTGCGCTCTGGGAACCCCGGGAGGTCAGCTCCATCAACGCCGCGCCCAAGCGCAGCTTCTCTTGCTCTGCGGCGTCTGGAGCCCCCGTCAGTTCGCCAAGTTCGCAGAGAGATCGTTTAAGTTCTTCCAGCTCCCTCGATGTGATCGCCCGAGTTTGCTCAAGGTTTGCCAGGTCCGTGGTGGTGCGCGTCGCCTCCAGTCTGAACGTCCGCTCATCCGCGTCGTATTCCGTCCGTTTACGCTGCAGATCCTGTATCAGCTTGGCCGCAGTTGCACGGTCCCAATGGCTCAGGTCGCCTTGGCACACAGGGCAGCTTGTCAGGTTGTGGTCTGCGGCGGTGCTCAGGAGTCGCGTCAAAATGTCTATCTGCATGCGTTCCAGGGCCTGATTTGGGTCGGCTCGGTGTTCTGCCAGTTTTGCTTGCGCCAGCTCCGCCGCCTGGCGTGCGTCCGCCTCTTCGCTTACCAGCTCCGCGAGTCGCTGCTCGAGGCGCTGTATTCCAGTACGGTAATTGGCTCCGCGCGTAAGCCGTGCATGCAGTTGCTCCGCGGCGGACAGCTTCGCCTGTGTCTCGGCGTATTGCCGGCGCAGATCTTCCAAGGCCTGCGTATTATCAGGCGGCATGTCTTTTGCTGCCTCCTCAGCCGCGGCCAGCCCCTTCAGTGCAATCTGGAAAGCTACGGCGTCGGTCAGCAACTTTTCCAACCGTTGAACCTCCGCGCGGTTGTGCTCCAAGTCAGCCTGGGCACTCTTGGTCATATCTGTGTGCTGTTGCATCTCGTGCTCCAAGACACGCTGCCGCACAGCCAGATCCCCCAGGCGGGTCAGCGAATGTTGCGCCGCCTCCAGGGCACCGGCTTCCCGTTCGACGTTCACAAGCAGCTGCCACTGCTGTGAAAGATGACGCAGTCTGACACTGTTGTCCGGGCAGCCGTCCAGGTCATTCATGATTGCCCGGAATCGTGAACTCTTCTGTTCCAAGAGTGTGGCGATATCCTGCAGGGCGGGTCCGTGGTCGTACACGTCAGTGCGCAAGATTGCAGCCTGGGTGGAGGCGGCCTTGGACACAAGGTCCAGGTGGGCACAGCCTACCATGCGCAGGAAGGACTTCTCACGTTCCGATTGCTTCCCAAACAGAACGTCGTCGAGGTGGCCCTGTTTGACGAACACGCAGTCCATGACGGACCGCTTGTCGGCGTTGAGGATGTCCTGCATGACTGAATCAACCTCAGCCGCGGATGTGATTTTGCGACCATCCCATGTGAGCTCGCGCCCGGACGTGGTCTTGGTGATCTTGCGTGTGATGGAACCCTGTTTGCCGTCTTTCACGAACTCCATGGTCACAGAGGCTGTGCCGTGCTTCCCGCCGTCCCGCATGTACGTACTTGCCTTTACTTTACCGTCCGCATCGGTGGTGCCGAAGTCGCCCGTGAAGGCATACCGGATCGCATTCAGGAGTGTGGATTTACCTGCACCATTTTCACCCAGCACACCGACAACCGGTGCGCCCATGTCACAAACTAGGTCCGCATGACGGCCCAGCTGCTTGAGATGTACTTTTGTTACTTGCATGGCTTTTGCTCGAACTTTATCCAACGTCCGGTG